CCAGTAATATTAGGAAGTCCAGCCTCAATGTAGCCAAATGAGCCATCTGGTGAACCCCATAGTACTCTATTTCTGAAGTCTGGTAAGTTAAAGGTAGTTTTACCATCTCCTTCACCATAAGTAGTTCCATATATTTTAAATAACTTAGAATATTTACCAGTTCTAGGAACTTCATCACCTTCTAACCATACTTCATTACTCTTTAACTTATTACTTAAAGTGTATATAGGGTCTCCTATATCTATATTATTATCATCTATCTCACCATCCACTCTCCATGGAAATAGCTCAAATATGTCATTTATGTGATAAGGAGACCCTATCTATGTAAGCCATACATCAAATAAAACTCTTCTGGTTCCCAGTATTGCTGCATAGATAATGCGCATTCATATTGAATATGGTCATCGTTATGAATATCATGTCGTCTAGCATAGATAAAGAAATAAGCGTTGTCTGGTCCGTAAGTATCTAACATAAATTTTCTATCTGTAAGTTCTGGAGATAAGCCTCCATCAAGTATATTATTTTCCCAGTGATATGCAGCAGAACCTCCAGAGTCATGATAAACATGGTTACCTATGTTACTTACTATTCTAATACCACCACCGTCTCTCCAGTGAGAAGACCTAACTCTGACAGCAAAAGGAACTAATTTCTGAGGATTACGATACATAATTTGCATAGAGGTAGCACCCGAAGAATTACCATGTTGATATCTCATAACAGAGGCTCTTCCATCACCTCCACCAATAGCAATAGTAGTCCATGACCTGTTTTCACCTTCTGGCATCCAATAGTCACCTTGGTCTCTTAAAAGCTGAGGGCCTATAGTTTGCCATCCTAAGTAATAGTAAGAACCATCTGTTCTTGTAACTTTAAGATACTTAGGTATTGTTATATTACCTACTGTAAATCCAGGTTGCCATTTCCAAGTATATGTCATTTATGCAGACCACCATATTGTGCTATTAGCAGAGGCAGACCAACCTGCAGGTAATGGTAAGACACCTGTAAAATTATTGAATGTCCAATAAGTACCTGTAGAGCCTTCTGTAATAGTTAAATTAACGCTATTATAACAAAGAATTGTACCACCATTAGGTAAAGTAACTGAAAGACCACTACCATTAGGATTAAGCCTTGATGACATTATTGCTCCTGGAGTGTTTAAAGCTATTACATTGTTTCTAGAAGAAAGCCTTTTACCTATGTCACTATTTACAGAGTCTACTCCATTAGCAATATATAATCCAGGTACATTTCTAATGGGACTCTGAGAAGATACATCTAAAGTATAAATACTGCTGCTTCCTCCTGTTCCATCCACTCTCCATGGAAATAGCTCAAATATGTCATTTATGTTACTTTTTCCACCATCTATTTTAGCTAATCTAAAAACGTTGACGGTTTGTTGGTTTGATGATTTGTCTATCAAATTATTCCATTCCCACCAGCTGTACAACGATTTTGTTAAGTTGAGATTTAAGAAGTTTTGTTGTCTCATTACTAAGTCAACATTGTTTATATTTTGATTACCTGTTGGATTAGTAAATGATGATTTTATTAATTCACCTGATACTAGTGTCTCAACTCCAACATCTCCGCCATCTGGGTAACAAGTGAAAGTATACTGTGAACCATCAAAAACTAAACCTAAATTATAGTTTTGAATTGGAACCTCTTCTGAGATTGGATGATAAAAATCATGTATCTTGGAGGCTGTTCTTACTGCAGTATATGTAAACTGTGTTAAGTCAACGGAAGTATTATCTACTGGCTCAGTTAATTCTGTGTCATACCAAGCTTCTTGGTTTGAGTCTAAACTTGTGCCAGGCTGATAATTATTATCTCTAGTATAAATATATTCATAACTATATCTTGTTTGAATAGCTGCTGTACTCCAAATATATGTATTTGTTCCATCTGCACTTACAGCCGGAGTTGTGTCATTTATTGTGCTATACAATGGAGTACCTGCAGGAACAATTTGTCCTGGAGTACCACTTGTAGTAAATGAGTACAATGAGGCTTCATTAGGTGCATCACTACTTGTTACAGGATAAGCCATACCAAGCATCGTTTGTTTTTGAGCTTGTCTAACATCATCTCTATTTAAAGTAAGCCTGAAGTTTGGTACTGTGTCATAGATATCTTCTTTAACACCAGTAAATGTCCAGCCTTCAATTTTACCAGTATATTTGTATCTATTATCAATGTCACCTGTATAAATATACTTATTATAAGGCTCTTGCTCATCCCAGATAAAGTCGTGTAGTTCTTCCCCAGTATAAGAGAACTTCTTATTAACTACACCAGTATATTGCCATGTGTCAACTAATGCAGCCTCAAACTCTGTAATAAAATCAAAGTCTTCATAAATCATTGTAGTTTCAGGAACATAAGCATTTAAATCACCAGGAACTTTTGTCCAATAATTATGAGTCCCATCTGAAACTTCATAAGCCCATACATTTGTAATCGGCTGAGTTTGTTTAAGGTCAGTATAAACTGTACCATCATTAGGTATGTATTCACCGGACTCACCTTGTGTGTGAGTATAAGCATATTCAACAGTTCCACCAACATTTGTCCTAGTTAATTGATATATTGCAGGTGCTTTGAATGGATTTTCTTCTAGTACAAATACACCCCAAACTTTTAATCTTGTAAATGCTAATTCAGCATTACCAGATTTAAGTATAACCCATCTATACTGAGTATAAGCATCTTGGTTATTGAAGTAATAAGTAGTACCATATTGATTTGCAATATTGTTGTCTGTACCACCATTTACTTTAGTGTTTCTTTCATCAAGAACTACCCAATCTGTACCATTATTAGACCCTTCGAATCTCCATTGCCATGGAGTAGCTCCACCACTAACTCTTCCACCTATTGTGTAACCTTGTAATGTAAGTGGTTCAGGAGAGATAAATCCACACCAAGCAGGGTCACCTACTGGAACACCACCTGAGTATGAATTATTAGGTGCTATCCATGTCTCTGCGTCATAGTTTAAATTTTGGAATGCAACCCAAGCTGTTCTTGCAGCGTCATATTGACCACTACATATATAAGTAAATCCATTAGCCGAGCCTGTATTAGCTGTAGCAGTAAGAGGTATTCCTGAATAAACATCTTTGTTTAAGACAGGAATTACATTTTTATACATATAACTTCCTACAGGTACAAATTTACCAGTAGAGTCTGGAGTAGCATTTGAATAGTAAGTTTCACCTATTGAGTCAGTAAATTTATACATCCATCTGTTTTCATAAGCAACTGTTTTACTGCCAACCATTGAAGTATTTCTATAAACAGCTGTTCCATCTGGGAGATATCCACTTGCCTCACCTTGAGTAGGTGTCCAGTAATTATTTTCATCATCACGTTTAGATAGTCTATAAGCTGGTGTTAGTCCAGAGTTTTGATAAGTATCTAATGAAGGATGGTCATATACTCTTGCATCTCTTATGTCACCCTCTTCACCAGCAACATTTGTCCATTTCCATTCTTGAGTATAATAACTAAATCCATCAGAAGACTTTCTATCTAAATAGTCTCTCACAGATAATGTTCTTGGACCAAAACCGTCCATTAAAACTCTATTATTTATAGTTCTAGCTACTAAAGCTGTAAAATATGAATAACCATATTCTTTATTACCTAAGTAAAGAGTATTTATTTTCGTTGCTATTGGAACAGAAGTAGCAGTCCCATATTTTGTTTTTGTATTGTCTAATCTTATCCAGTCATATAATGAGTTAGTATTACTTAATGCAACCGTAGCTTTTTCAGTTAAATTAGTACCATAATATTGTAGTACATTAGTAGCATAATTTAAGTCATTTCCATGTCTTATACTAAACACTCCCATACTTACTGGGTACTGATAAGCTTGTTGTATTTGAGCATATTTACAAGCTACAGATGGGTCCCAAAGAGCATTATTATCTTGGTTATATAATTGGAATATGCCTGTAGGTGAATTAGGTGATGTAAATATTGATTGAGTTAAGGTAGCTTTATCTGGTAAAGTTGTAGCAGATGAACTAGGATAATAAGTTTCATTAGCCATAATAGGTAAATTAACACCAAACTCATCTAAATTGGTTGCAAATGGGTCTATTTGAACATCTTTAGGAATAATTTGAGTCATTAATATTCTATTACTTAATGGTCTTTGCATTTCAACTCTATACTGTTGATAAGCTTTCTTAGGTGCAATATATACATTATATCCACCATACAAACCTGTACCTGGTGTACCAACCATATTATTAGTATCATTAGCTGCGGCAGAAAAAGTTAACTGTTCACCCATAGGTGCATAAGTATCAAAATCACCATTATTGAAAGCATTTTTAACTAATGTTATTGGTACCTCTTCCCATATCGCTGCAGGTAAAGGATTTCCAACTTCAGATGTACTAGGAGATATTGTTCCTTCAACACTTCCTCCATTAACAGCACCGTATATTTTAATCCATTGTGGGCTATAGTTAGCTGTAGTATGGTTTTGGAAGTAGAAATATCCTACTCTTACTTTTTCAAGGAATGATATTACATAGTTTGTAACATTTGTAGCATTAGCAAAATCATAAGCTGTATTCTCTGACATCAAACATTGCCAACTATTAGCTACAGTACCTGTAGTTGCACACCCAAAATAAGCTAATCCTACAGCGTCATTCATAAATGGATTTCCTGCATAGTTTAATCCATAACTTCTATCATTTAGTAAGTACTGTTTACAATGTACCTGATAAGCTAATCTTTGAGTAGCTATTGGTGTAAGTAATCTTGGTTCAGCATAAATCACTGTATTGTTAGGAAGTAGTTGTTTTCCTTCTTTGTCAATAACAGCTTGGCTTGGGTCTATACTTACATATCCTTGTCTATCAAGGAATTGCACTTGATAAGAAGTTCCAACTTTTCTTCTACAGATTTGAGCATTTAATCCAGAACCTTCATTATTTATAAAGTTTTCTTTTTCTAATATTAACTCTTCAGCAGTTTGAAAGTTTAAAGAAGGGGTTGTATTATTATTTATCATTCCAACAAAGAAACTACAGACTAACGCCCTATAATTTGTTCTATACACAGTTAATCTTACATATTTATAATAGTCATCTTCATTTGGCATTACAACAGGTATATCAAAGAATTGTTGTGCAGTAACATTAGGCCAATTAGCATAAACATCAACTGGAACATTGTTTAGCATTCCATTTTCTGTATAACCAGCCATATTTGAAGATAATATAGAATACCAGTTTTGTAAGTCATTAGAAACATGCATTGCAATATATTGTGGAAAGTACTCACCGCTTGAGTAGTTTCTTAATGCAACAGAACTAAATCTTATTGGTTTTTCAAAAGCTATATATTCTGTTCCTGGTATAGGGTCTTGTACACCACCATAAGATAAGTCAGTGTAATCGTTGTTTATTACTGTTTGTTGATACAAAGTACCTTGTGCTGTACCAGTCTGTAATGAACCGTATATATTACCTATTTTAATTCCTTGAGTGTATCCACCATCACTTGTAAAAGTAGCCCAATCAACACCTTGTACTGCATAGTAAAATGGGTGGTCAGCTGTACTTCCATAATTTCTAGCATCAAGTTTTCTTGATATTTTTAAGTTTCCTTTTAAGTCAAGTTTTAATCCAAAATTAAATCCATTTCTATTTAAAAACTTGTTAGGAGTAAAACTTGCATTGTTATTAGAAAAATCTAAAACATCATCACCTTGATTGTATAATGTAGTAATACCTGTCCACCAAGTTTTACCATTAATAGTAATTGATGTATTAGCTAAATCCATTTGTCCAGCCGAATAATAAGTAGCTTGATTTAAACTTAAGTTCATTAGCATAAATGGTACTGAACAATAGGCTTTAATAGAACTTTCAAAGGAATAAGCATTTGTATATATATCACTTCCATCAGTATTATAGTCAACATAGTACTTTGTACCATCATAACCAAACTTAATATAATAGGTTGTACCAGCTACCATATTAAGAGATGTTGCTATACTATTTTGTAAATCCCATGAACCACCAACTCCTAAAGCAGATGATAAATAAACTTTTAAATTATTTGATACAGTAATTAATGAAGGAGCTTTAAAGTTTACTCCATTTGAGTATCCTATGATAGTAGGATTAGTACCTCCTGCATTGTAAGTATATTTTGTTTTAAATTCCCAAGTATCTGCTGTTTTAATAGGTGCTACTTCTGGGAGTGTTAAATTTGCACCCGATGCCCCTGTAAATACTGAACCATTTAAAGTACCACCTGTTTGAGTTACATTTACATTGAAGTCTTTGTCTTCTTTATTAAATATTACGTTAGCCTCAATAAAGTTAGGATAAATGATTATGTACTCATAACATTGGTTAGTATCTTTTGCATATAAAACAGTGTTTTCTTCTAAATCTTCATACTGTCTTAAGTAGTCAACTTCTGTATAGTTAGCTGTAATTATGCCTTTGTCTTTATCCCAGAAAATAGTATCCTCATCTCCTGCAATAATAGTGTTTTCTACAGTATCAACAGCCTCTGTAGCAGCTAAAACAGTGGCAGAGTCAGCTGCTCTTCCTGCTGCAATTAATCCTGTACCTTTAAAAGAAAGTATTATTGTTGAAATAGATGTGTCTGTTATATTTGACAAAGGATAATTCCAGAACTGTTCATCATTATTGATAAACTCAAAACCAGTGTTAGCTAAGTCAATTTTACCAGAAGTAGCTAAGAACTCTGTATCGCTAGCAACTACACCTAAGTACATGCTTAATCCATTTACATAATTCGTACTTTCTGAGAGAATTATTTCATTTGTCCATGATGAACCATTTGTAGATGAACTAAAAGTATAACCAGTACTTTGACTATAAGTTACTCTAAAGTGATAAAATGTATCTACATCATAAGTTAGATTACCATGATATATAGTACCATTTAAAGTCAACTTTAATGTACCATTTTCAATATAAAGATAGTTATTTTGGTTAGGGAAACAAACAATTGGTTCTATTGTTTGAACTTGGTTAAAACTTTGTCTAATTCTAAATATATACTGATACCAATTTTGTATAATGTATTTTGAAACAAGATAGTTAGTTTTACTAAAATTACTAGCTATATTATCTTCAATAGTAATGTCTCCAGATTTTACATATCCTAAACTTGTAGTGTCTGTAACAGTAAAATATTCTCCAGTTGGCTGTACTAATCTAAAACAAATATTAGTATTATCGCTAAAGTTTATCATATTTTTAGCAGCCCAGAACTTATGAGGTCCCCATGACTTATAAGTTGCTGTAGGAACTTCGTGAGTATTGAATGCAGATGCAGCATTTGAAGGATTAGTAATTGTATAACCTGTCATTGTCCAATCTGTGCCATTATCTGAGTAAGCAACTTCAAAAGATTTCCAATTACTATTTACATTACCAGCAGCAGAATTATTTTGAGAATAGAATGACTCAAAGTATAAAGGCTGTGGCATTTGCCATTTTACATCAATTTCAGAATAGCCAGTACCTGGACCCCAGTCTGCGCTTCTTGTTATATAGTTTGAATTTGCTTCTTGCTCATTATGTACTCCACCTGAAGTATAACCTATTGCAATGGCAGCCTCACCTGTTTCATTTAACCATGTACCATTGGCTGATAGGTTAGGGAATGTATAGCTTTGTTCTGTAGTTCTACCCGCTGCAATGTTATTAAATTTAATGTCCATTAACTCATAAGAGTCTATACAATTAGCTGTTCTACCAGCAAGACCTGCAATTAACATAGGGTGATATTGTCCGTCATCACCAAGGTATTTAGAACCGTCACCTGTTGTTACAAGTATGTCATCTGCAACTTGATTTAAGTCATTGAGTAAAAGTAAGGTAGTAGACGATGCATCTACAGCCATTACTTGACATACAACTTGCATTATACCTGAAGTAGGAGCATTCTGTTGTATTTTACCAGCATTAGCCTGATTTTGAGTTAAGTAATAGTAAGAACCAGCAACAACAGGATTATCATTTATGTCTGTCAATTGGAATGGAATAATTAGTTTACCAGAAGTTGTTACTTGTAAACCAGTTGAACTTGTTGATATTGCAAAAGCTTGTGCTGTATGATACTCATTTCCAGAAGGATTAGCTACTGCATAAGCTGCTTTCCACAGTCCTGTTGCATTATCAAAGTAAACAAATTTACCACTTAATGAAGTTGCATCAGATTGAGTAGTATTAAATGTAATGTTTGATGTACCATTACCTTCAGATACTAAAGGTTGAACTCCTTCACCTGTACCAGTAAATAGTTCATATTTATTGAATTCATTTAATGCTATTAATAACTCCGCCACTGGCCTAGAAGTCGGCATATTTGACTTCAGTCCAGTTGACTGTTGCATTAAAACATTTGATAACTGTACCGATTGTGTGCTCATTTATATATTCCTTTTACCAATTTCTTCCACTTATTGCATCAATACTTGCTACATAATTTATAACCCAAGTTTTATCAGGATAACCCTCTCCTTGGTCTACATAAACAATCATTACTTCACCTGTACTTGTTTTAAATCCAAGTGAGATAGGTAATGAAACTTCTAAACCTTCCTCTTCAGCAGGTTTAGATGTATCTGGAATTACAGCTACTGCTAATAATTTTCCAAAATTGTCAAGTAATCCTAGCTCTCTCATTATAAAAGCAGGAGTATTAGCTGGAATAGTTGAACTGAAGTAGATAAAGCCATCTGACTCGTCAAATACTTTAGTTACATTAGTAAGTATTCCAATTTGATTAACCAAACTTTCTTGTGAAGGTTGAGGAATATAAGGATAACCTCCTCCGTCACCATAAACCATTGCTGCTACTAATACATTAGTACCATCTGCAATAGCTTTTAGTATTTGGTCATTACCGTATGATGTAAGTATTACTCGTGTTTGTTGTGCCATATTAAAAATTACCGCCTTTTAAGGTCCATCAAAACATCTAACTTTTATGTCTTTTGTAACTAGTGGTCTACCATAAACAGCAGGTGCTAATTGTCTAAACATAACTTTAACGATTAAGTTTTGTAGAACTGGATAAACATAAGACCTTGAAAATTTAATAAACTTTTTAAGAATAGATGAGTCAAATCCTACGTTTAAAAAAGTAATCCAAGTCATATTAAACGTGTACTCATCTAAATGCTCTGGGTCTTCTAACCATGTTACTATGTCATAGTCATATGAAATCATTGAAAGTAGTTGTCTATATCCCACATCTGTGCCCTTTAATGCTTTAAATAAAGGCAAGTAAAGAACAAACATCTGTAACATTTCAAGAGACATTTCAAATAAGTCAAGAATAGCACTGAAACCATGTTCAATTAACATAGCTTTTAAAGCATCCTCAGATAATTGCATTATATCTTTATACTTATAAATAATGTCTTTATAACATTGTTCTACTTCAGCATATTTAGGATTAGAATAATCACTTAAACTATTTTCTGTGTAGTTTAATAAAGTTACTATGTCATTAAAGAACTCTGTCTCTTTAGCCCAATCTGGGAGATATGCCTCTGTAGGGAGAAAAGTTCTATCACTTAGTTCTTTTGCTGTGATTAAAGGTATATTACTAGCCATTTTACACTACCTGTATAGTTTCATTAAATATGCAGTATTGGTTCCAAGCTAAGTTAATAACAGATGCCATTGAATTAACTGGGTCATAAGTTTGATTTATCACTGCATATTGTATAGTTTTATCTGTAAAAGGATTTATTCCTGTTTTCCAATTAGGTTCTTGTGAAGGAGTAGTAGGAATATAATTAATAGCTTGGAATGACATAGAAGATGTTACAGTACCATTAACTACATAGCCTTTTTCTGTGATAGTTCCAGGTGCCCATTGAGGTGCTGTTATGTTTTTATCTATAGCCATCCAAAGTATTTGGCCATCACTTACAAAGTCACCTAAAACTGTAGGCCATACTGGTTCCATAGAGCCTGTTTTATAAGTATAACCAGTACATCTAAACTGAACATTAGGGAGGTTACCTACCCATACTATGCTTTCTTTTCTTTGGGGTGTATCAGGTTCCCAGTTTGGTTGTGGTGTATATGATTTAGCCTCACATGTCCATATAAGGTCATTATCGGTAGTTTTTGAACCTATTGCAGTTGACCATGTAGGTGACACACTTCCTGTTAAGAACAATGGATTACGTACTACATAAAGTTTTCCATTAGGTGTTGTTGGAATGAATATAGTTCCTTCTGGAGCCAACATATCTGGCTGATAAGTTTGATACATTGGAAGTACTCTAGCAGTTTGCACAAAATCATAAGCCTCAAGCTCATTTTCAATTACACTAAAGTCAATCTCACCACCTAGGATAAGTTCATGTCTAGCAAGTACATCTCTTACATAAGGTTTAACAATTGCTGAAGAACCTTGAGATAGTTGTAAAATAACTTTTATGTTCAAATTAAGCATAATGTCTGGATGCTCAAGAAGACACATAGGAATACCAAAAGCTCTTCTTGAATATAAGTTATCATAGGCAGCTTGATATTCTGGGTCTGATAAAAGTTCTCCATTGTTTTTTACATAGGATACTTCTACAACTGCATTTGAAAAGTCTTTTCCAACTGTGTTAACAATACTAGGATTACTATCTTTTAGAACTTTATGAAAGTCATCTCTTGCAACAATTCTATTTTGTGTCTCTGCATATAAAGGAGAATTAGTTCTTATAGAAGAGACTGTTTCAGGTTTAATAGTTGGTGCAGCCTGAAGTACATTTGTAATTTCACCGTAAGTACTTTGAATATCTATTGAGTTAAGAATAATGTCAAAATATTCTATATACTTAAGAGTCAATTGGCTATTATTTGTATATCTATGTGTAAAGTCTGTTCTTTGGTTAAGATAAATAGCATCTACACCTGTATAAGCATTTGTAATACAGAAATATTTGTCATCAGTCATACCAAGAATGTTACGTGTAATTGGTACTTCTTTTCCATTTAAGTATAATGCAATTTGTTCAGATATATTTTGGTTAGTAAATCTAAATACTAATAAATCTTCAGTATCAGCTATAAGTGTTTGTTCTTTAACATTACCTATATAAACATCAAAAGTTTTTGATTGCCCTTGTGTAAGTTCAAGGTTGTCTACAATGATTAAGTCATAGTCTTCTGCTATTCCTACTGAACTCATTTTAGGAAGTACAATTGTCTCATTAGGCGTGATAGTGAGAGTTAGTTTAATATTACTACCACGATAAGTTGAATAGCTAGAATTTTGTGCAATAGCAATACCCGAGTCTTGTCTGTTTAAATAGTATAGCAAATTCTCTGCTCTTGATGCAATTACATGATAAATTTCATCACTAGACTTAGCTGCAAGCAACTCTATTAGTATTTGTCCATTTGTACCTTCAAATAGAGTTTTAAATCCTAACTTTTCATCTTCACTTAAAGCATTAATAAAGTTTAAGTAATCTTTTTGTATCTCTGTATATGTTAGAGAATTTTCTTGTATAAAGCCTAAAGTATTTAAGCCAGTAACACTTGTATTTACACTCATTGCATTATCCTTTATGTAATGACATCAAATAGTCTTTTATAGTTGTACAATGTCTTATTAAAATCATTTTTATAATAGAATACTAAAGACAGTAGTAAGGCATGATTTTGCTTTTGACCTTCTTCTGAATTAAGAGTAAAGCTTGTCTGATTATCTATCTGTATTCTTGGAATAAACTGATTTACTTTATCAGTTATCATGTGCATTGCTTCAGTTTCAGACTCATCTGTCCATAACTCACCAATTATTTCCTCCAAAGGATTATAGTATTCGGGTTGATAAGGCCTTTCATACATCTTTGTACTAAATAAACTATCTAGCTCTTGACGAGTTACTTCAAGATTTATAGCTACTGCTCTTTTGTTAGTTTCAGGATTTGTATCAAAAGCAGCATAAGCTATAAATTCTCTATAGCTTTCAGGTTGTCTTAAGTTTACTGTTACAATATTGCTCATAATAAAAAATCCTAAAAGTCTAGCTAATACAGAACTATTCTTCTATGCCAGCTTGAACTTTTATTTCTTCCTCTTCTCCGTCTTTTTGAACTTCAATAGCAGAAGGACAGAGGATTTTCAATAGATAGTTCAAGTTACCTACGTGCTCTTGTTCATCTTTCTTGATTTCATCAAAAGCTTTAACTAAGACTTGACTACCTAACTTTTCAGATTTTTCTTTAAGTTGCAGATAGATTTTAATAGCCTCTTCTTCAGACTCAAGAGCTTTTCTTAAAAGAACTTCATAAGAGTCTTCTTGGTCTTCTGTCATTTCTGTTGCAGCTGTACCAGCCAATTGAAGTTCAGCAAGTATTTTGTTTATTGAGGCTTCACTTTTGTATTCTTTCATTTGTTTCTCCTTATTGTGGTGGGTCTGTAACTCCAGAACCTGCTGTACCAGTCCAAGTATATGGATGACCATGAGGTTTCCATGCTATTCCTTCGAATGTACAAGTATCAGATACTGTGAGTGTACCATTCATTGTTGTGTTACCATTTATTGTTACATTTCCATTAATAGTAGTTGTTTCAGCTGTTATATTTGCATTAGCACATTGTACATTAGCATCTCCTGTAATTACAATATTAGCAATACCGGCAGCTGTAACATTAAAATTATTTGATGAGTTTATACTAATGTCATTGGTTGCTCTGTCAATTATTACAAAATTACCTTGATTATCAGAAAGTCCATATTTCTTAGGGTCTATATAGTTTTCTTCTGTACCATTAACTGGACTTCCTTTAAGTTCCCATTCACCAGAATATATGTCTTTATTTTTAAAACTAATAGATACTATGTCTTCTGGTTCAGGAATAAGTAATAGCCTTACTTTACCAGCAACTAAAGTAGCATTTACCCAAAATGGTATTTCTCCAAGAATTGCATCAACAGTTACTTGAAGTCTTCCACGTCTTAATGGGTCATCATTGCTAACAACTTTGGCATAATATGTTTTACCGAATTTGTCTTCTTTTTTAATTAAGTTCTTTGTTGCCATGTAAGTATCCTGTTTGTATCTGATTAAACTTTTGTAGTACTATATTATAATTTATATAGAAGTACTATTTAGAATAATTCATGTTCTCCCGAATTAATTGGAAGTTTGTATGTACTTTTCTATCTTTAATACTAACAACTCTTCTATTGACTAAATACATTCCAGATATTTGGTCATTTACTTGGTTGTTACCTTTTTTAGACATGTACATTGCTAAGTCACCTGGATATATGTCACTTACTAACTTATCTGCGACTGACACCCATTGTTTAGATGACTGTAAACTAAAGTATTTTTGAGTATTAATTAGTTCTTGTTTATAAAAGTTTTTATGTACATTAGAACTTTGAACATAAAATCCTGATGACCTAGATATACTTTCATCTACACTGTTAGTTTTTGACTCAGAAATAAGAGGTGTGTTATTTTCAATATTGACATGTGTAAACAAACCAGTTTCTATATCAAATATATATCTATCTTTAACATAGTTACCAAACATATTTGTTATGGTAGTATTAGACTCTGAACCAGTATTTGCATTAACTAAGATTTCATCTTTTTCTGGATTGTTATCTACAAAAGTAGGTGCTTTTTCTGGGTCAAAGTCGGCTATAAGTTGCATAACAGAGTCATATTTAAGAATGTCTTTTGTTGTAATTGTTGGAATTATTAAGTCATTGTCTGCATAGTAGCTATGTAGCCAAGTGTTAAATAAGAACTTATAATCTGACTCCCCAGGTTGATAATATGTCATTTTATCATTAGTATTAGATATATTTGACTTAAATTGCCATCCATACTTTTTGGCTATTTGTTGAGCACAAGAAAAACTAGTTGCATCAGGATAACTCTGTTTATATTCATTTTCTAAATACTGATGTTTAGAAGTAAATCCATAAAGAATAACAGAACTACTATCACTACTTTCTGGAATAACAACAGGCTTTTTAATTACAAGATTAACAGGTTCTACATTTTGAGATGTAGTTCCTAATTGTACTAATATAGGTTGTTTTTCATTAAAGTATCTAAGTAATTCAGGAAATACACAAGTAAATCTTAGCTCCCAATAAGGAAGAGATAAACCTGTGTTTTCAATAAGAACAAATTTTTCAAATTTATCTTCTGTTAGAAAATCTTCATAGTCACCTATGGTAACTGACATTCTATACTGCCCTTCTATTCCGAAAGTCATTAGTCTGTTCCTTCCTGTTCTGCAGCACGTTGTTTAGCATTTAAAGTAGCATAAAGTTTTTCAATACTACTCAAAGAAGGAAATCTTAAAGTTGAACCTGCATCGAAAGCTTTATCTAATGGGCTAGTAATGTCATTATAAGCTTTAATTATCCAACTCATATTTACATCTCCATAGATTTTATATGCTACTATTTCAGGTCTTTCCCCATAAGATGAAAAAACACCAGCAACAGGTAACTTTTTAAGCTTGTCTAAAAAGTATGAATTTAGCATTGAAGGTATGTAAAGTGTATCATTCATTATGTTATTTCCTGATTAGTTACAATTTTAATTCTTTTCTTTGTGTCATCTGGAACATCTGATGAACCATCTATAAACTTAGCTAAGTCATATTTATCTGTAAATTCTTGACCATCAGCTGTTTTTTCTGCGTTTATGTAAAATATTGACATAAGTACTTCCTTATATTGATATTCTATTAGCTAAAGGAAACCATTGTACTATATCTTCAAATAATGGTTGTCTCCAGTATTTAAAACTTATTGAAACAGATATCGAAGTAGGGTTACCATCATAGTACTTTTTACCACTTATAGAAACATCAGAATTTGTTATCACTGCATCTGACATTCTAAACCAACATGTTCTGCCTTCACCTAATTGCACAGTATATGTACCAGAAGGAGTATCTTGTTTATTTGCATCTTTTGAATAGTTAATTCTATAGCCATTTGGAGCAAATATTTGTAGTGAACCATCAACAGTTTGTGTTTGTCCATTTGAACTATAGTCATTTAAAGTTCCAGTTGTAGCTTGAAGAGCATATTTTAGCACAGACCAAGATGCATCTGATGCTCTAATAATAGGTATGTCTAACTTAACATTAAACTCTGGTGATGTACTACCATTCCATCTTTGTTCTGTCATTCTTAATGATTTAAGAATAAATTGAGTTTTACCAGACATATTGGCAGCAAAGTTAGCTACAGCATTTAACTTACTTGTATCAAAAGGTAATTCAAATGAGTCAACATACTCAGAACCTACAGATACTGAAAATGGTGCATCTGGATTATAAATTCCTGTTATTTTAGATAAAACATTAATTTTATTAGTTCTTCCACCTGTAACAATACATTTATACAGTGGATTACCTTTAATTCTATCTATGTCCAAAAAGGCTGAAATTCCTCTTGAAGTATTAAAGGTTGCATTTGATATATAACTTGATATTGATGATTGTGAACTCATTTTAGTTGTCCTTATTGAAATAGTATAGAATTTACTAAAGCTAAATCTGTATCTCTTATTTCTGTATCCATTGTAGGTGTTTCACTACGTTGCATTGTAGTTTGTACCATTTGTTGTTGAGGTGCTTGATATCCACCTGTTGAAGGTACTGGAGTTTGAGGTCCAGAATTAGAACTTATTGAAGCAGCAGTTGTTGCTGCAGGTGAACCACTGTTCATTTCTTCCATTGTAGGTGCTGTAGGACCACTTGAAGGAGTAGCACTACCAGAAACACCTGCAACTATATCTTGGTTAAACTGTTGAAATGCTTGTAATATTCCTTCAAAAGTATCTGGAGTATCAGTACTACTATCTGAACCAGATACATCTCCTCCTGTGCTTGTTTCATCTTGTCCTTTAGGATTATTTAATTTACCAGAAAGTTTAGGCATTGGTATTCCTTTAGGGGTGAATATCAAAGGTTTAATTCCAGCAGGGTTTTTTCTATATAATCCTAAATTAGCTGGTCTTCTAAAGTCAGATATTAAGTTTCCTTTTCCATCAGCAATTTCAATGTGTCCATAAGGATGTGCAGATTGCTTATTCCACACAGCTATTGAACCTGCAGGAACACTTCTTAGCTCTTTGTCACTTCCAGCGATACCTGCATTATTAAACCATTTAGTACCTTGACCTTTTAGTTTACTTATCCATTGCCATGCATGACCTCTGTATTTACTAGCCTCTTTCTCACCTACGACTCTTGAAAATGCATCACCAACTTTAAGTGCACATTTTCCTGTTGAAGATGTTCTACCTCCACCTATAGAAGAGGCAGCTTGTGCTAAATTAGAACCAAAAGATGAACTTCCTCCAGAGCTACCACCAGCAGAAGAACCTCCTCCAGCATCTCCGTCACCAAGTTCATTTCCACCTCTTTGCCAAGGCCATTTAAAACCTCCTCCGCCCCCAGAGTTTTGTTGAGGTTTAATATTGTTTTCTTTTCCAGTTAAGCTAGATAGCATGTCTGCAAGAAAAGCACCACCAGGAATAGCTAAAGCAGCAAAAGATTTACCTACCATTTTAAGTGCAGCTGCTTTGTCACCATTTTTGAATAAATCAACAGCTTTCATTATTCCCATAATAGGGCCTACTACAGGAATAGAAAGTTTTAAATTTTCAGATAAGTTAGGTATTTTCTCTTCAGCTTTAGATGCTAAGGCATCAAATGCTCCATGGTCTTTAGCAAAATTAACTAAATCTAAAGCTATAGCTATGGCTGTACCCACACCAGGAAATAAAGCAGCAGTACCTGAAGCAAACTCAATTAATGCTCCAGCATAGTCTTTTTGTTTCCATCTTTCAACTCCCATCCAAATGGATATCAATGTACCTAATAGCGGTATTTTTTTAAGAAATTTACTTCCACCTTTTGCTATTGAACCTAAACCTTTACCAATTGTACTAGCACCTTTAAATCCTAATTTACCTATACCTTTTCCTAGAAGACCTATTGTACCTTCAAAAATATTACCAGCAAATTTCATTATGCCTTTTTGTGCACCACTAAAGAACATTTTTGATGCGTGTTTAAGTATTTGTCCAAGCTCAAATTTACCGTCTTTAAATAATCCCTGTAATACTAAACCTCCTATAGATAATCCCATGAGTGCATCTAATAGACCATCAAAGAAACCCCCACCTTTTGAAAATCCATCTTTAAGGTCTTCAATTCCTTTTAAAAAGCCTTCTCTAAAGGAGTCTAAAGAAACAAAAAGTCTTTTACTAAACTGTTTAGTATTCTCAGCAGAGTCTTCTAAAAGATTTCTCATTCTTTTAAGAATAGGAATAATAATCCCATCTTTATCTTTTTGTTCTTTACCTATCATGTGAGCATCACGGCTATCATTAATAAGTCTATTTTGTACAGCCTCAGGTAAATCTTGTAGAGCAAATTTTTCTAAGTTAGCTGCAAACTTTTTATAATTAACTTCCTGAGCTTTTGCAATTTCATAAAACTTATCTATAGCAGCAGTAAGTTCTTTATTTTGAACATCACTTAACTTTTGTCCATCTGCTAATTGTTTAACAAGTTTTTCTTGTTCTTTGATTGTATTAACTACATCTTTAGCACTTTGACCACCAGAAGTCTGAGTATTTAAAGTTTTCTTACGGAAGTCAATAGAATTAGCATAAGAAATAGCCTCAATCAATTGTGACAAAAGTAATTGTGTTTGAAGATTATTTTGACCTTGATTAGCTGGCTTAGTTGAAGAGCTAACCTTTTTCATGCTATCAAGATATTCTTTTACTGATACTACCATAAGTCTCCTTTATACTAAAAATTTTGATTTTACAGTACTAAATAAGACTAAAGTACTTAAATTTGATAAAATTTACAAGAATAGTACAGAATTGTATCTGATTAAATTTGACAGGTTTTATTTATATTTATATATGAAGACATATAAAGTTTAATCTGGATTTAATCTGATAGCTGTAATCACCTATTCGGTACTTAGACAAATAAAAATCCTCTTAGTTTTAAGAGGATTGACAAATTTTAAATAGCTTGGTTATTTTTCTTGATTTTCAGGATTTATATACTTAATTTGTTCTTCTTTTTCTTTTTTCTTTACAGGAACTGTCTCTTGTTTGACTTCTGTTTTGCTGCCTGTTTCAATATCATGTCCAGAAGTAGCTCCACTTCCCTCAAGTTCATCTTCTTCAAGTCTATGAAGTTCGACATCCCCGCTCTTGCGAAGTTTAATTCTATTTCTAGTAAGTTTTTCAGTGTTCCGAAAGGGAGTTACAAGAACATTCTCATCTTCAAGATTTACAGAATATTTATGCTTACAATTTTCATCCGAACATATTACATCAATAGGTTTAAGACCATAGTCTTCAAATAAATCAATAACTTCATCTAAAGTTTCTTTATCTTCATCTACCATATTAAATAGAATATTTCTTACTTCTGTAACATATTTTTCAATGACAGCTGTAGAAGTTCTATTATTAGTATTTAATTTATATCCAGGTTTTTCAACAAATTCATCGGAACCTTTTTTCTGGTATTTTATAACTTGTAGTGCTAACTGATACAATTTATTTCCTTGATATCTTTGTAAGCAAAATTCATAGTCTTTGTAAGACAAAAAAGTAAACCACATTGTATAGTTATTCAATTCTACTTCTACAGGATACACTTCTTTGTCAAAGTTATCAATAGGTTTAAATTTAATACTTGCTAATGTCTTTTGTACATGATTTTCTTTTAAACACTTAGGACATATTGATTTTACATCAATCTTATCATGTAATGATGACATTAAATTACGGTAAACACCCAAAAATATGACATCTTGTGGAGTCATTAAATTTTTAGGCATTCCTTCAACTCTTACACCATCAAGTATTTCAGATAATGTATTTATATTGTTTCTTCCTACAAGCTGAAGGTTTAATGCTGTTCCAAAAGTATAAGGTTTTGCAAAAATTTTAATTCCTTCAGGATAACCTATAAATCTTGAAGGTAGTTCTTTTACTTCATATTCTGGGATTATACTATCCATTATTTCTCCTTATTAAAAAGGGCCAGAAACTTCCACATTCCTGTCAGAGGAGCTTATCCCTCTTAGAGCTTTCAACGGCGCTCACCCTATTTCTTTTTTATCTATAATAATAAAATACCTTTAATTAAACTTCTGATTTGCCAAAAACAGCAAAATTGACATTTATAACTTTTAAAGCTGGTTCATTACCATGCTGCATATTAATGTCACCTACAGGTATTACTACATACTCATGTGTGTAAATCTTATCTTTTTGCCAATTGTACTTTGTAATGTACATTTTTCGTAGTATTTGTTCTGGATATCTAAATCCATAATACTTATCAACGGATATATTCTTTTGCCAATCTCTTAGCCATCTCTCTAAAGTTGCATTTGCATCGTCAATTAGCTCTGTTCTTAAGTTAAGAGCATTATAAGAATTAAGCATATTGACTTCTTCAATACCAAAAGACATTGGAGCTACTGATGCACCTTTTGATGGTTCATCTACAGTTTGAGCAGGAAACCATTTATCAAATGGTGAGGGAGCACCATCAATTTGGCACTCCCATAAATGTACACTATCATACTCTACTGAGTCAACTTTTTCGAGTGTGATATAATTATTTTCTCTTGAGTCATGTGCCGTTCTGGAGCTTGAAGGTAATCTGTTTAAAACATCAATTACTGTATCAACCCAATTCGGAGACACTTGGACCCTCCAAGATTAACTGTGTTTTCATTGTAATTGAAGGAATAATTGCAGCTGGTGATGAACCATCTCCTAGTGCAATATCACCTTTTGTAACAAGCTGGCATTTTTTCAAGTTGTATACCCTTGCTATAGTTTTATCATTTCTTTTATGATAAACTAACACTTCACATTGTCTTTGTGAAGGAGGGAATACAAAGTTTGTACCTTTTGTAGCACAACGGTTAGCCCATTCTTGAAGGAATGGAAGTGTTCTTGGAGTCATTGACTCAACCATTGTAAAGGTAACATCTTTAGCATTGTTACGATGTGTAGGTTGTTCTTTTGTGAATGTTCTATGAGTAACAGTTAAGTAATTAACATCTGTGTCAGGAATTGTAAAAGTATTACAACGAAGGTTAATGTCTTCTGCTGTAAGACTAGCTCCTGTGTACAAGTTAACAAATTGTACCTCATAAACCTCATCTGTTAAATAGTCGCCTATTGCGTCTACTCTGTCTAATGTTATGTCAGCCATTGAAAGCTCCTTTATATGTTAGTATAGTAAAAATTCTATGAGAATGTTACACCGGCAGGCTCAAGAGTTATTGTTAACTCTGCAAACTCAATAGCAGGAGTAATTTGTAATCCTACATTAACTACCAGCTTATTAGGGTCATTAGAGTCAAGCGGGTCACATGACTCTCTGTGAGCCAATATTCCTTGTTTTGCTTGAATTGTATCAAATAGTCCACCTAGTAGAAGAACCATTTTATCTCTTACAACATCTGTATTAAGCTCACCTATGTTGTCTTCTAAGAACTCTTGAAGTTGAGGTTTAATTGAACATAGTAACAATCTTGCATTAAGTCTATCCAATGAGGATGAACTTGTTTGCATTGTTTTCTGACCCCAGATTACAATTCCTCGTCCAGGTACATATCTTATCGGGTTCAACTGATTGTCATATAATGTATCCATTTCTTCTTTTTGATAACGGTGTTTAACATCAAGTACATTATTAAGAGTACCACGTTTGAAACCTAAGATAGGATAGTAGATTTCATAGTTTCTTGATGCATTGATAATAGCACCTGCAATATGTCCATCAGAAGGAATGTATACACTTCTATTTAAACCAGAATTGTACACCTGTAAGTTTGATGTAAATGTAGCTGTATAGCTAGAATTGATATTAAGTTGGTTCTTACGGTAGTTGACAATATTTTGTAAGTAATCAGCTGTATTTTCAATATAATACGGAATAGAGTTGATTACACAACAGTCACCACGAGTACTAGCCAAGTTATTAAGTTCCATTACATAAGCAGGGTCTGTATAACCGGCTGCAAGCAATAAAGTAATATCAAAATCGTCTTTGTTATACAGTGGTTTAACAGCGTCAATCATATCACCTGTTGTTACGTTAGTACCTGGTGTACCTCCTGTAACTTTTAAGGCAGTATTGATTGAAGGTGGCATTTCTGTATCAACTACAGCAACGTTATCTCTACATCTAAGATAAGACGATGCCTCCAAAGCTTGTTCTACATAAAGTGGATTGCCTAATCCATCTTTAAGATCTTGCTTACGTGAACAAATATATTCATTTTCTAACACATTGTCACGATATACAGCAACCACAAAAGTATAAGGGTCAGGTGCTTTAGTAGGATTATCTTGGTGAGAGTATATTTTGAATGATATGTTCATAGCATTAGGGTCTGCTGTATAGAACAACATAGCCTCTGAACCTGATTGAGCTGAACCTTGTGTCATAGTTGTAATTACAAAGCTTGTTGGATTTCCGCCATCGATAGCATCTAGCATAAAACCAGGTTCTTTTGCTGTAATTATAACAAGGGCAGTATTGCTATTGTCAACTACACTTTCAAAATTGGCAGTATTTGTCATTGCATTATTAATTGCTGTAGCAACTTCTGCGGCAGTAGCATCTGCTTGAATTATAGCTCCTATACCTGTTAAATCAGGAAGTACAACAGGTTCAGATGCATTTACACCTAGAACAGAAGTTGTGTACATAAAGCCAGTTGTTCCAGCATTACCATGAGAAGTAACTCCAGCAACTTTCATTGTAACTGTTATTACAGCCTCTGCAACTGTAGCTGTGAAGTCATCTGTATGTTTTGCTAATTCTGTATTAATTGCTGTAGCAACTTCTGCAGCTTGAGAATTAGCTGTAATAGCAACTTCAATACCTGTCATTCCAGAAAGTACTAACGCTGATAATCCTGGGTCAACTCCAGTAGAGTCAACATTTAACCATGCATAGTACTTTTGGCCAGGTAAAATAAAGTATGTTGAAGTTAAAGAACCTGTAACATCTGCATTACAAGTAATAGTAGCTTGTTCAGCTCTTGCATTATTTTGTAAGTATACATATTCTTGTTGTCCTGGAAGGTAGAAGTATTTTCCACCTAATGAACCAGCATTATCTGCTTTACATAGTATAGATACTTTTTCATTTGTTTTATTATCTGTCACTTCTGAGAAAACAAAAGAGTCAGGTGATGCTAAACCATTTGGTAAAGAATAAGATGGTTTAGAGTTTCCTACAGTTACTACTGCACCGCCATAAAGAGCATCTTCTGGAAGTACACGAGTAAAATATATAGGTGCATTAATATCAAAGATTGCTTGAGCATTTAAAAAAGCTACAGGATATCCAGATTTATACTGGCTATCTGGAGTATACTTTTTGTAGAATTCTTTTGAATTTGACACTAATCTAGTTCCTACAGGTCCACAAGGAGCTGAGGAAGTGATAAATACATTCACTGATTGTTGTGAGTTAATATAACCGCTCTCGTCGCGTTCATATATAGCTGCGTATGGTGCTGGCATTATTAAGCCTCCTTACTTTTTAGTACATTTTCTTATACTAAAAATTAAGCAGAAAAGACACCAGTTAATAATGCTGGTGTCCTTACAACCTATTATCCATATTTATACATTTTGGATATAGGTAGCACTCTAAGATAGAGAGGTAATTAAATTTTAACAAATGTTAGGTATTTTGCATGCATAGGGTCAAAAGTAGTAAGTTCTCTAATAACTTTTGCTTTTCCAAAAGGTTGAACATCTATATGTTGACCGTTATGTCTAATTGGTACAATATAGTCAGCTTTTGAAACTAACCAACAATATGTTCTTTTAGGTTGTTCAACTTTAACAGGTTCTTGTTTAGGTTTAACAACTGGAGTTTCTTCCTTTTTTAGTTCTACAATTTCTTCTACTTTATCAGTCATAATTCTTTTTTCCTTTCGTTATACAGAATAGTTTCTGCCATACTTTAATGTCACTATAATAATTATATTAAAAAGTTGATAAAAAGTTTAACCAGAATAATTCTGAGTACTTGTATTTTCTTATAAAGTTATCTCTTTATTTAATACATCATCTTTATCAAAGTTTTGTATAGATACTAGGACTGCATTAATGCTTTGTGTAACAGAAGTTTTGTTATAGAATAAATAAGGCTCAATAGTTACTATTGCTGTTACCATGAAGTATTCTGATGTTTTACACTGTTCATTTACTCTGTATTCAATCTTCTTGAAAATGTCAAGAGGTACACGAATAGATGTCTGAATTTTTTGTACACTAACAGAAAAATTATCTGTAGTATTTTGTCTTTCTAAAATAACCGAAAATGTTTGTTTCATTTGTTTCCTACCTTTTAAAAACTTCTCTATAGTCATCAGATACAGCCTGTAATGCTCTGTATCTATTTAAACCTAAAATGCCATCAATATATGGAACTTTTTCAATCTGTGAAGGATAAAATTCTATTGCTTTCTTTTTAAGTTCAGGATTTATAATATGGTAATAGTCTTTGCCAGTCATTGGTGTCCATACTTCATAATAGAAAAATGACCAGTTTAACTTTTGACTGTGTTTGATATTATTAAACCAAAAATGTTCCATAAAGTCATAAACACACTTATGGTCTTCATGCTTTTCATCTTTATGTGGCATAAACACAGCAATCTTTTTATTTTCAAAATCAAACAATTTGGCAGCTATTAACATTTTATTTAAGAACTCCCCTTTGTTTTCTTTTAGATGAGTGTCTTTAATGTTCATACAGTAATATGGGATTTCAAAAATGTCACAAAGGTTCTCTAATTCAGCTTTTCTAATGCTTGCTGCCTTTTCAGACTTAATATTTGGATAGTCATAAAAACAACCATTTGTAAGATAAACTATATGTAATTTAGCTAGCCATTTAAGTCTTGAAAATAAAGAATAGCACCCCAAGACCTCATCATCTGGGTGGGGTGCTAAAATTACTATCTTATCATATTTGTCTAAATTTAATTCCTTCATGGTTATTTAATACCTGCGATTTCATGAAGTTTTCTTAAGGATGTTTGTGCTTTTTGTAGTTCATTATATGCATCTGAATACAATTTTTTAGTACCGTCAAATATGTCATGTCTTTTTCTTTCATCTGTTTCTTTTTGATATGACCGTATACTTTTTGCAATTGACTCAGAATATTGTTCAACAGTTGGATAGTATACTATTGACATATCCACTGTACCTTGTTGTTTTGCAACTACATCTACTAACTCATTTAATGCTTTTGTAAATTCATCTTCAAGTTTAATAAATCTACTTGCAGCTGCATAAGGTGTACCTTGCATGTCTAAACTAACTTGTAATTCTAAGTCTTCATTAAACATACTGTTATCATCTGTCCTATTGAAGTAAATTACAAATGCATTTTGATTTGACAACAAGTATTTCCAAGAACCACAAGAACCATTTTTGATTACTTTGCTAAAGTCACTATTTGTCATTTCAAATTTGTTATTAGATGTATCTAAACAAATATAGTAATATTTTCTATCAGAACACCATTTAATTTGACTTTGTGTAAATGCCTGTAAATACTGAATACCTACAACGCCTAATTCATCCAAACCTTTATGTATTCTATTTTGAATGTCTTCAGGATATCTTGAAATAATTTCTTGTAAGAAGTCATTTTCAATTTTAGGATTTTCAAACTTAATTAAACTTGCTAAATCTGGTTCTAAATAACTTAGCAAATAGTCAATAATTTGTGACTCTGGTAATTTGTCTATATCTCCAGATTTACCAAAATGTTCATGACTATAATTAACAAATAAATTTGCTTTATCTCTGTCGTAGACAACAACATTATTTCTTTTGTCAAAAGATGCAATTACATTGTATCTAGATATTTTGGTAGTAAATAATAGATACAAATTATTCCCGTCTACAGCAGTTGAAAATCTACCTTTGTCATAAACTTGAACTACTTTTGCATTTTCTGTAAAATTTAATGCTGCTTGTTCTGATGTCTCCACCATGATGTCCTCTTCTTTCTGGATTGCTCCTACACTGTAACACTATTTAATTTATAAATTGATTATATAACAAAATTATAAATTTGTAAACCCCTTTTACAAAAGTTTATAATAAGTCTAAAAGTGTATCTAATAAGTTAGGTTGGTCTAATGGTAAAGACTTAGAAATTGTTTTAGCCTCTTTAGTAGACTTATCTGTTTTATGTAATTTTACACCTATTGTCTGAGGTCTAAATGTAACAATAAATATGTCATACCAGCCTCTTGAAAACTCTACTTTATTTTCATCACCGTAAAGTTTAAGTGTCATAAATTCACCAAGTTCTGGTCTTTTTGTGTTTGGCTTTAAGTGTTTACTTATATCATCGTATAATTGTTTTGCCGTGTTTATCATTTATATTTCTCCATTTTTCATATATGTCCATGCTTAATTTTATATCTTTTTCTTCCCGTAAAAGACCTTGTCTATGATTTCTAATGATATTAAATTTATATTCAAGTTGTCTTATTTGTCTTTTTATTACATGTACATCGTCTCTTATTTGTTCTACGTATGTATTACTTATGTCAGACTGAATTAAAGATGATATTCCTTCTCTGCATAAATATTCTTCGAACATAAGTTTTTCATGCCTTAGCATGTTATAAGTTTCTTCTGTAGCCACCATTGTATTAAATTCTTGAAACTTAGACAAATAATATTCAAAAGTAGATACTTTTGACATAAATGTATGAACTGTAATTTCAGGTAAGTCTTTCATTATACCTCCTTAATTTTGTAATACTGGTTCTTTAGCTTGTTCACTAATTACAAAAGGTACATCAGCAAACATAGGATTTTCTCTGCTAAGCTCTTCTTGTAAAATAGTTGCATCAAGATTTTTACGAGCTCGTGTGCAAGCTACATAAGCTAAATTAAGTTCTTGTAAAAAGTTTGAATTTCTACGTTCTATACCATCTTTATCTACATAGTACAGTCTAGTTGGTTCTGCTATAATAACATTATCCCATTCCATACCTTTTGACCTGTGCATAGTAACCATAGTAATAATTCTTGAAGGATTTTGTAGGTTTCTACAAGCTTTTAATGTGCTAAATTTCTCTACAAAGTTATCCTCTTCTTTAGCATAGTTTAAAATTTGATGTATATCATCACTTAAAAAGTCATAGTGTTCATTATAAACATTTAAGAATGGTTCTCCTTGTTCTAGTCTAGTTTTAAAAGCTAATAAACTTGCAGGAATTTCCATGTCAAAATAAGCTCTATTAGTATGATAATAGCTAGGTTTCATATACTTATAGTATAATCCTAAGAATGCTAAAATCTCTTTGTAAGCACTTTCATCACCATCACTTCTTAATAAGTCTATTTTTATGTTGTCACCATTAAGCTTTGATAAGTAAGCAATTTCTAAAGAGTCTTTAAACAGTCTAGCATTTGTTCTATATAGTCTTGCATAACTATTTGGATTAGTTTCATGTGTTTGTTCTGTACCGTATACTATGTGTTCAGAATTAAGCTGTATAATTTTAGTTGCTAAGTCTGCTATTTCTTTACCAAACCTGAATGACTGTGTCAATGTGTAGTCTTTATCAAACTTAATAGTTTCAAATACATTTTCATTTGTACCACCAAACTTGTAAATACTTTGCCTTTCATCTCCAATAAAGTATTTCCTTTTTACATTTTGTTTATCTAAAAGTTTAAGCATAAAGTAATTAGCATCTTGTGCCTCATCAAAGAACACATAGTCATATTCGCTGCCACCTGTTTTATTTGAATATGCAGCAGCTTTTAGGTACATACCATGAGTATATAATTTTTGTCTTTCATGTTCTTCTACAATCTTTTTAAATACATGTATATGTTCTTTTGATACATAAGAATAGTTATCAACTTGAATACCAAATTTATCTCTTTTCTTACCATATTTGTCCATAATTTCTATATCACATGGTTTATCTGGACCTTCATAAGTATCATCCCAATGACTTAACATTTCTTCACAGAAAGATTTAAGACTGTATCTTGATGAATGGTACTTATCTTGTAGCCAGTGGAAAGATGCATGTTTTGAGTACTTCACATCTGTGATATAACTTTTACCTGCTAATTTCATAATAATGTCTTTATTTAGTCTTTCAAGTGCTGTAAAAGGTCCTATAACTCTTTGCCATTTTTGATATGCAAAACCATGCGCTGTTTTTACTTCTACAGGTACAGCCCAACTTGAATAGTTAAAAAGTTTTCTCTGTGCATCAATTTGATTAGCTTTATTAAATACTAAATATAAAATTTTTGCATTAGGCTGATTTTCTTTGATAGTATCTATAGCTTTAAAAATAGTAAAAGACTTACCACTACCAGCAACTGCCTGTATGGAATAAGTCCCAGGTTTGTTAATAATCGTTTCTCCGATTATCTTCTCTTGTTCATTTGTTAAGTTCAATTTATACCTCCTTTATTTATATAAGAATAATACCCAGACATTAATCTGGGTACTTTCTGTGTTCTCTAGGAGTTATATGGAACTAATATTTTATAGTTTTATTATAAGTTCTGTAGCACCAGATTTTTTAGCAAGTGCTATCATCATAGATAATGTATCAGGTGTTGTGTATTTAATTGGATTAGTATGTGTAGCTTGTTTTGGCTTTTCTTGCTTTACAACTTTTTTGTCTTCCTGCATGTCTCGTATTGACCTTTTAGATACAAGAACACCTTGACTTGTAATATACTGCTTAAGACTATCTTTATATTTCATATATGTATCCCTGTGCATTTTAGGTAATGCACCTAAATTACCATTGTTAGCACCTCTAATATAATTACAATAAGTAACATTAGGTTCAACAGGTTGCTTAAGAACAATTTGATTGTATACCCAAGCATCAAACTCTTCTTTACTGCTTGTTCTTATAGTTAGTACAAACTTACTTTTAGAAGGCTTATAAGGTTCTAACTCTTTTTTATACTTATCAAACAAGTCTTTAGCATATTTAGCTAATCTTTTATCTTTACTACCTTGTTTCCACAGTCTAAAGTATAAAGCATAAGTAGTATTAACTTCAGAAGGTTCAGGATATTTAGCAAATAAGTCTAATAGCCATTTTTCTAATTTTTCAGTACCTTCTGTTTGTTGTAAGTCTTTATAGTTATTAGAGGCAAATCCACGTGTTGAACGTCCATCTGTTATAGCATCTTTATGTACTAACTTACCGCTAAAAGGCATATAGTCTTTCATTTTATCTTTATACTTATCAAATACTTCTATAGCATACTTAGGTGTTTTATCACTATTTGCTCTGTATAAGTTTATATAATTATGGTAAGCAGAGCTTTTATAGTCACCGTCTGCTAAGTCACATAAGCCTAATTGAACTCTTAACCATAATTCTAATTTTTCTTTAGCTTTTTCTTGTCTTATTTGAATATTACTTTTTAAATTCTTTTTAAATAAAGTCAATTTTTCAACAGGTTTTTCTGGCTTATTTTTATAACTAACAATGTCTTCTAATCTCTCATTAAAAGGTTTAGTATGTTGTATTGGAACAAGTTTAGGTTTATTATATTCTTCCAATTTTGCTTTTACATATCTTGGTTTAAGGTCTGCAGCTTTAGTAATAATACTACTGTAAGTTTCAATTATATTAATGTAGCTTTCTGGTATAAGTTCATAGTTATCATTTCTAATAGAACTTAAAATTTTGTCAAATATTCCCAAAAGTTTTGGACATTCTTCTCGTTTATCTATAAGAAATTCACAATAGTTTAAAAACTCTTTAGAATGACATTTCTTTTTGTACTTTTTAACTTCTGATACTATACGTTTTCTTCTATATTTTATATCCGGATTAGTAGTTAAATTCGTACCATCAATGTTTTCTGGGGATATTTCTTTATTTGGTATTGCAAATAATTGTCTTTCTTTACAGACACGTTCTAAATCCTCTAATTTTATTACTTCTTTTGCCACAGATAACCTCGCTTTCTCTTTTAACTGCAGATAAACTAACCATTTACATAGTCTTTATAAGAGTCATAAATTCTTGTGATTGAACCATCCTCTTCTTTTTGATACTTTGCTTTGCATTTTGGACATTTATAAGTACCTTCTTTATTTGGCTTTATCCATGAGCCGCATACAAAGCAATTTATCATTTTACTCATATTTGATTTCCTTTCCTGACTCATCAAATAATGTACCATCTGGGTGGTCTTTTCTTTCACCACAAGCATATTGTTTTAATTGCTCTTCATATTCATATTCTTTTTGGTACATATTGATGTTCTTTTTAGTAAATATTGAATTGCATCTTTTTAAGAACCCTTCTTTACCACCACATTCATCGTATTTTGCAACTATTTGTTCAGGTGTAAGAGCTCCATAGTTAGCATTCATTAATTTATGAATTTCTGTTACTATATCCTCTCTACCAGCGTCAACTAGTTCCATTAAAATGGTAAAACATTTGATGTTACCTTTTGTAATGTTTCTACATTTTAGTGCTAAAATTTCTTGTTTGTTCATTTAAAAATCTCCTATGCTCCTGTCTCTATTTGTCTTAATCTTACTTTAGCTTTTTCAAATTCCTCTAAAGCATCTAATAATTGTCTCCAACCATTTAATGATATGGCTCCTTTAACAAATAATTGTTCAATGGTTTCTTTTGTAAATTCCATATTTTTATCTCCTTTTGTAATTTATAAATTGATTATATAACAAATTTATAAATTTGTAAATAGGTATACTAAAATTTTATTTACATTTATTTACAATTAGGGTAAATAAACGAGGTAGTACTACCTCAGCTTACTTGTTTCTCTTCATGTAGCAACTCAATAATGTCATAAGCCTCTTTGAGTTCTTCAAGGTCTATAACATCTAAATCTTGTTCTTTTAAGAAAGCTAAGTTCTTTTCCATTGTTTCAATTAATTCATTCTTTTGCATTTCATTTCTTTCCTTTTCAAAGTTTGTACAAAAATTTACTATTCCTGAAAATAAGTTCTTAATTTTGTTTATAATGTTCATAATTGGCTCCAATTAACTATTTCTTATAAAAATTATATCCTTAGAAATATTTTCTTATAGATTATACCAAAGTTAATTCTGAAATAACCAGAAGGTTTATGAATAAAAATACTTTGTTTTATTTATATTATATAATAAAAGGTTTAAAAATTTTCTTAGAATTTATTCTGCATTCTATAGTCTAATAATTTTGGTCAAAATTTTTACAAATCCGAAGGAGTCCATTGCTGAACTCCTTACAAGTCTCCAGTAGCAAGCTACATGGCGGGTTATATAAAAATAACCGGAAGTTTTTGGCTCCCGGTTATTTTATTATCTATGGTCAAGGCAATTAAGCTTGGATTTTTGCTTGAGATACAAACAAAGGAGAAGTTAACAAGTAACCCTGCCAAGCAGCAACACCTTGTACTGTTTGTAAGATGTTTTGAGCATTAGCAATATCTTTAACAGATATGATAGGCATGTAAACACCAAGTACAAGTGCACCGTCCCAAGATTGACGAGATTTAAAGATGTTAACAACGGTACCATTTTTAGAACCTTGTCCGCCATCTGTAATCATCGGAGCCAGTACAGTAGGAGTTCCTTCGAAAGTACCAGAGAATACTGCACCTTGAATTACATCCATACCGCCAGCTACGAACCCTGGAAGTTTGTTCAACATTTTGTTACCATTAACGTCAGCGATATAACAGTTACCTGAACCTCTACCAGCTGCTCTGTAGATATCTGTAGATGCATCAATCAAGGTATCTTTATAACCAAGTTTGTACACCGGCCAAGTATCTCCAGCAGGAGTTGTAGGGTCCCAAGTCTCAGTACCAGCACCGATATTAGCAACTGCTAAGTTAATCAAACGTGTAGAAGTTTCTCTACCCATTTCTTGGATTAATTTTTCAGCTGTTCTGTCAGATGCATTGATACCTAAACGTTTATTAGCTTCGTACTGTTTGAATAAACCAACTTCAGCTTGTAAAGCATGAGGTATAGCATTAACCAATTTGTAGTCTAAGTCAACGTTAACTTTAGCAATGTTGCCTTCAGCCTCAATGTCTGTGTTATATGTAGCAGTGATGTTCCAACCAGCTGTAGGAGCCTCAGCAAAAGTAAGGTCAACGTCACCTGTTTCATAATCAACAGTACCGTTGAACTGTGCACCTGCTAATGTACCAACACCGTCGATATCCTTAGCATACCACTGAGTACCATCTGTTTGAGTTACATAAACAACAGTAGCACGAGGTTGAACAGGTACAGATGCTAAACCAGCAGCAAAGTTATAAGTTGTGTTAGTTGTAGTTGTACCTAGAGCAACTGTTAAGCCAGCGTTAGCATAACCATCAGCGTAAACTTGAGGAGCTGCAAGAGCATCTTCTAAAGTTTTAGGTGCGGTTACATTACCACGAGTTGAAGTAGCAGTTAATCTTTCATAATAGATAATATCTGCTTGACCTAACATTACCTGTGTGTTACCGATAATGTTTTGTACGTTTTGTGCATAGTCGATAGTAACAAGGTCTTGTGCATACTGAGGAATTAAACCCAAGTCAGCAATTGTACCATCTTCATGCTTTTGTGAAAGATAATTCTTGGTTTTAGCAAGAAGTCTTCCAAGTGATGCATAGTGATGTGCTTCTACACCACCATTGATTTTTGCCAACATTGAAGACTCAAGAGCTCTCTTAATAGAAGGGAACTTTTTAAGTGCTTTGTCAGCGTAACTTTCCTGTCCAGCAGAAAAGTTTTTCTTTGAAATAGCTTTTGTCATTGTATTTCTCCTTTTCCTTTAGTATACTTTCCTGTCACTAGACAGTGTAAGATTTGTTTCTACGGCTTTCCATTTTTGTAATCATGGACTCTGCAAAAGACTGCATTCCTTGAGTTACATGAGGATTTTCTGGTAATACACCAGTGGCATTAGACTCACCCATAAATAAGCCTTTAGTAGACTTAACATTAGGAAGTGACTCTAGAACCATTTTTGCTGCTTTGATAGATTTTGAAGAGTCAATAATCTTTTTAACAGACTCAAGAGTTATTCCTTTTTTCACTGAATAGTGATTAGCGAATTGCTTAAGTTTTTGTTCTCTAGCCTCTTGTTTTAATTTATTGTTTGACTCAACCATTGCAGTTAATTGGTCAATTGAACCAAGCTTAACATAAGACTCAAGAGTAACTTCAGCCTCGTGTAATTCTTTTTCACGTTCAATTTTGTCAGCAAGTAAATTATCTCTTTCAGCTTTTAATCTTTCAATTTCAGCTGCATCATTTTCACAAGCTTTCAATGTTTCATCAACTTTAACTAAGATGTCATTTAACTCTTCAGGTGTTCCAGCAATTTGTTGATATTTTTCAAGGTCAGCTGTTACAGGGTCACCTTCAAAGTTTCCTAGTTTAGTTGTGTCAACTGTTTTTGTGTTGTTAGGTGTAGAGTCGGTTAGTTCGGTTTTTACTTCTTCGACAGGTGCTGGTTCTTGTGGCTCAGTACCTGCCTCAATAGTTTCGGTTTTTTCTTTCAACTTTTTCTCTAGTTCATCTGCTCTTTTCTTTTCATCGTCTTTTTCAGCCTCTAAATCATCAACCTTTTTCTCAAGGTCTTCATTTTTAGCAGTTAAAGTAGCGATTTTAGCATTTGCATCTTCGAGAACTTGTTGAACTTTTATTCCATCCACTTTTGCCATGTTGTTCTCCTTTTGTTTGTGTATAGTAAAAATTAGTGATTGCATACTCTCTTTGATTAACCCGAGGGTATTATCGGATATCTCAAGGGTTTCAAACATAAAATCATCGTCATCATCACAGCTTTCATCTTTTGCGATGTCTTTTAAAAGCTCTAAATTTTGATTATGTCTCATGTCTTGAATTGAGTCTATTGCAGACTTATTATCTCGTGCCATGTGTACTTCTGCATCTGAAATACCAGGTAGACGAGTAAAATCAAATGTTTCTAACTCATAAGTATAGGGGTTCATTATAGGTATTTGACTACCATCTTCTAACTGATAAGTCTCACCTATAATATATTCACCTAAACCTCGAGAAGAAACAGATATTTCAGAGCCTACAGATAAAAGTGAGTATACACTTAAACCAGAGTTTTTACCACCCATCTCTATAATTATAGCTCTACCAAAAAGGTCTCCAGGTTGATAAGGTCCACGTTGCTCTTTAAGAACTTCAAGGTGTGTAACAATACCGGCAACAATTCCTTCCTCTGCATCTTTATCTTCAATGCCTCTGTCAACGTGACCAAATAACATCCACATAAGACCTTTTTGTAAAAGGAATTGTGTTTGTTCTTTCTGAAGTTGAATATCCCAGAAATTATCACCATAGTATCTTCCATTGACACTTATAGCATTATTTTTACCAAAACGTCCTTCAACTATACATAGAACTTTAGGTGACAACCCTGCTTTTTCAACATTTGCATAAGCATTTTGAAAAGCACTTTCATTTCTATATTTTGCTGATTCGTTTTTATTTAAGATATGATACGGGGTAAAGTTCCAAGTATCTATAAAACGTGTTAGTTTATTAGCCATTATTAACCTTCTTGTTCGTCTTCAACTTCATCTAAAGCATCGTCACCAAAAATACCATCTGAGTCATCATCAATGTCTTCCGATGTCATTTCATCTAGCTCTTCCTCAGCCTCTACTTCGTCCTCAATATTAGAACCAAAGCTTTCAATAACTTCATGACCATCATCACTAGGGTCAACTACTTCTCTTGCCTGTGTATCTTCTACATCAGACTCATTCTTTTTAATATAGTCAATTAGACCTTGAATATGATTTAAGTCTATTTTAAGTTTTTGTTCTTTTTCAAAAGTATTCTTTTCTTTTAATTTACTTTTAATGTATTCTTTTTGCTTTTCAAGTCTAGCTAACTTTTCTTTTGTAGACTCTTCATTTTTTACTTCTGTATGTCCAGGTTCTTCTGGTTTAGGAGCCTGTTTATTTGAAATTTCATCAGACTCAACTTTTCTCTTTTCACTTTCAGCAACAATACTAATGATTTGTTCTGGGTCTTTTTCTAAGAGTTCTCTTTTTAGAGCAGCTGCTTTATCAATACAAGGGAATAACTCAGAAGTAAAAACAAGGTCATTATTTTCTTTATTGAAAGCATAAACACGCCAATTCATTTCTGTTTTTCTTTTAGCTTGTTCAATAATAGACTTTATTTTTGACTCAGGTCTAAATTTCTTTTTAAGTTTATCTGCAGTTGCTGATGCCCAGTCACTTAAAGACTTATTTTTATCTTTATTCCATACTTCAAGATTTGTTAAAGCACGAATTACTTCTGCATATCCTTTTTTATCTACAAGATTTTCAAAATGTGATAATGGAAGTTCATTAACTTTTTTATCTTTAGGAACTTCTAAAATTCCCGGATTTTTAGTTTCAATATCTGGCATTATTATCTCCTTTGTAATTATAATAAAAAATTAAGTCAAGTAGGCATTCTGCATTCATACGTTTCAACGTGCTGAATTTTTATTGTACTAAATAAAGGAAAGGAAACAAATATGAGTACAAAAGTTTTAACCACAAAGACCACCACAAATTGTTCTATTGAGTCTGCAAGTATTGTAAAGACTGGTAGAAACTATGCAGTAGGAGATAACCTACAAATAGGTGGCTTCTCAATTCCTGTTAGCTCTGTAAAGGATTTTGAGTTTAACTATGAGCTAGTAGCAAAGCCTAGTAATAACAGTAACTATGCTTTACTTTTAACTCCAGAAGGCTATCCAGCATTGTACAACAATGTCTATGCTGAAAAAGTAGCTAGATTAATAGGAGGTCAAACATTAATTCACTCTACTGGAGCAACTTATTACTCAGAAACTGGCAATTTAAATGAACCCGTTATTGACTTAACAAGCTATGTAAACGGAGTACTAGACCATGCTAGCCCAACAAGAACAAAAGTTTCTCAGATTTTTGTTGCTAATGGCAAATTCTATCTACACAAAGATGGCTACACTTATGATAGTCAAGATATTACTTTAGTTGAAATAGACCCTGCTACTGTATTAACACCTGCACCTTGTAGAGAAATTAAAATTCCTTTAGATACTATTCTTCCAGAAATAGAATTCTCTTCAGATGGTTATAAAGATAATTACAAAATAGAATTTAATCGAGTTCTTGACATGTTCCAAGTAGCTGGTGATGGTACAAACTTAATAGTTACTTTCAAAGATGGGCTTACTTATTCAGAAGGTTTTGACCAAGCATACGGTGTAATAAGCAAACCTGATATAATTAAGAAAACACACGTAGTAATTTCATATGACACAGAAAATTGGACAGAAGTACAAATTTCTAGTGATGACTATTTTGATAGAGCATCTTTTGCTTACTGTGAAGAACAATCAAAAATATTCTGTGTAGTGCCGTATCAAAGTGACTCTATTGTTAAGTTTGATACTTACTCTGCAGAAACTACTGACTTAACCACATGGACATTAATAAGTTCTGTTGCAACAGAATACAATAAAGACTTATCAGAAGGTGAAGTAATTTATGCTAATGATAAGCTAGTATTTGTATTAGACCATAAGAACAGAAATAACTATACTTATATGGATAGTCCATATAATTTAATTAATGAAGAAATTGTTCAAATTTTCTGTAGTGATGACTATGGACTTACTTGGACTTTAGCTGAGACTGTTGAATATGCTAAAACTCCTGCAAGAAATTATCTTCCTCATAATCCAAAAGTTCTTAATTTTGATAGCGGTAAGTTTGTTTATTGGACAGTATATGGTGATATCTTATATTCATTAGATGGTACTAATTGGACTAAAATATCTGATTACCCGCTAAATAATGTTCTTATGCAAGCAAGTGTCTATACATTTGAAACAGGCTGTGCATCATTGTTTAGAAAAATCATATATGAAAATCCTGCTCAAAACTCTGAGTATACAAATACTTTTACTATAGCAGAGATTAAACCTGGTAAAGGTTTTATTGAAGCTATAGGTACTAATTGCTCTTGCAATACTGAGACTATTTCTGGTGTTTATAAAGATACTAAAGACATAACAGATGCAGCAGAAGTTGAAATTGAAACAATTACTGAAATTATTAAGGATAACATTTTAGTTAATCTAGAAGACCTTCCTGAAGATGAGTATGTAATCGGCAGCAGCTATTTTGATGCTTACCACAATAGCTAACTTAACTAAATAAAAATACCCCTTAGTTTGTTATTAACTAAGGGGTATTTTATTATTCCATTAAATTCAGATTAAACCAGAAAGTACTTTAAAGTTACATTATAATTATTTATATATGTGAACCAGTGGTACTTTTCTGCATTCTACTAAGCAATTACACCACGTGTTCTTAATTGAGCTAAAATTGCATTAAGCTCTGTCTTAAGACCTTCTACATCTGTACCTGCCAGGTCTGCTACTGTAGGTGCAGTACCACTCATTAATGCTGTTGTAGCAGGTAATGCACTTGTGTCTGCTTTACCTGCTAAACCCTCTGTTAAAGCAGTTGTAGTTGCATAATCACCTTTAGCTTGAATACCTAAGTCATCAAGAGACTTATTACCTGTTAGTTCAATAGAGTTAATCTGTGGTTTATTTGTAAGAGCTGTATAATCTGTAGCTCCGCCTCCACCACCTTCAACTTCTACAAGTTTAACTACTCTATTAGCCTCACCCATTTGTATTCCGTAAGTTTTACCTTCTTCTGGAATTACTGTTTCAAATCCTATCTGAAAGTATTTCTTACCTTTGATAATAATTAGTTTAGAATTGTCACTCATTTTTATAATCCTCCATGGTTTGTATATAAAAAATTAAGTACGGAGAAGGAGACTATTAATTAATAGTCTCCTTTAGAAAGGAGGTTCAAGAAGAACCGTTATGAAAAAGATTATATTAAAAATATACCTAAAGTTCTACAGCAAAATGCATACCTTCACTGATTAGCTCTTTGGTACAATATGGACAATAGTTATAGTCATAATTATCTGGGAATTCTCTATGACAGTTTGAACAATGTTTTGTAAAGTAATGTTTTCTTGGTTTACATTCTGTACACAAAGAACTTTTTTTCTACTACCTTATGAAATAAGCTACGTGACCATATTCTTCCAGTAAGAACAAGATTGATTTTCTTTAGTCTACATTTTTCAATTAATGTCCAAAGAATTGTTCTATTAAATAAGCCAAGATTTAATGTACATAGTACTTCATCAAGAATAACCATGTCATAACCTTCATAATGTTCCGTGATATAATCCCAAGCCTCTTTAACTAATTCATAATCTGTCTTTTCTAAGTTATTAGGAAGAGTAATTTTCTTTACTCCATACTGTTTTAGTTCAATTTGTTTTGGAAACTTACTTTGTAGCAATTCAAATGCTTTACAATCCGTTTTAAGCATTTGTACTATAAGTATATTCCACCCATAAGATAAAGCTCTAACTGTTGAACCAATTGCAGAAGTTGTTTTTCCTTTGCCATCCCCAGTCCAAGCTAAACATAGACCGGTAGGTTTGTATTTCTTTTCTGTCATTATATGTCTCTCATTTGAAATTATAGATAATAATACCCAGAATAATTTCTGGGTAACCTTTACTTGAATTTTATTGTTATAACAGCAGTGTCATTATTTTGTACTATGCCGTTTATGATTTCCATAGAAGTTCTAGCATATCTTGAATTAAAGATTTCTCTCATTTTTGTCATTTTATTTTGCCAAAAATACTTATCTGGTTTGTCTTGTTTGTTAATTAAGTCAGCTGTTGCACTTATCAATTTGTAAGTATAAGTTTTATCACCTACTTGAAGCACTGTATTATCAATATGTGTATGATTTAGTCCAGCTGCTGACATTGCTGCTTTTAAATTAGCACTTATTTGAGGGTTAGGAGAAGTAGTTCTTGCCTCTCTAATAAGTTGTTTAATTTTTGACTCTGATTTAGTATTCCAAAGAATATTTAAGTACTTATAAATTTTGTCAAGAGTTGTAGGAGTAAATGTCCATCTTTTGTTTAGTACTGTGTCTAACCATTCAAATGGTGTATTACCAAACTCTTCAGACATTGCACACCAATCACAACACATTTCCATGATTGCATCATCTGACATTTCACCGACTTTGCATACAGTTGGATTTTGTCTAGAAAATTTTGTAAGGTCTACATTAGACCAGTACTCTGGATGGTGCGGATTTTTAGAAATATGATTACGAGTAAGTTTATCTAATTCTGCACTATCTGTTTTATGTGCTAATCCATTAGGGTCACCCAATGAGCCAAGTAATGTACCTTTTTTATCCCTGTCATGGTCTGGAAATGACTTACCTAATTTAGCTGCGTATTTGTTAACTCTGTCAATATGCTTTTGTAACCTGTCTGTAGGTAGTTCTTTAACCCAATCATAAGTCTTTTCAAATATAGCTTTGTCACAGATATAATTTTCTCCATCAATTCCTTTGATAAGATAATCACCTGCTTTACCTTGTTTATAGTCACCCTCAAGAGAATTTACTCTAAAAGGTTCATTTATTTGTATTGCACTTACAATTACTGGTCTCTTCTTACAAGGTTTTAATCCCTCTATCTCTTCAAATGTGTCATATATTTTCATTTCTTATCCCTTAGTCTTTTTGCAATTTTCTTTTCCTCTGGAGATAGTTTATCTATACCTAATTCTTTCTTTAGTTCATACTTTGTTAGATACGGGTCTCGTTCTGAGCCTTGAATTAGTACATAAGCTTTCTTTCCATTGGCTAAAGTTATTTCTCTTTTAGGCCTAGGGTCATTCTTATCTACTGTTCTAAATTCATTTCTTTGCTCTCTTGCCTCTTGAACTAAAGTAAGTATAGATTTCATGTTAATGTCCTACTGCGTCACTACTACCACTTGAACCATCAAAAGACTTATTCATATTATGTAAAGCAGCTGAGTTGTTTACTCCTGACTTTATTTCTACTTTATCACTATCGTCTTCTGTGTCATCTATATTATCTGTTGCAGAGCCTGTAGCAACTGTAGTTTTATCCATATTGTCAACTAGTTCAGCTGCTGCCGGGAATTGTTTTCTTACAACATCTAACTGTAGAAAATCTTTAATTACTGGATATCTATTACCTACGAATAAGTTGAATGCATCAATCATTTTCTGTGGATTAGTTTTATAACCAGAGTCACTTTGTTTTACACTGTCACTGAATGTTTGTAAGTCATTTACAACAGATAACAATGTAACTAAACCATTTGCCTCTTCAAATATGTCAGCATTTGGAATAGCTTTATAATTGATTTGAATACTTTCTCGTTCAATATTGATATGCTTATATCTTAAGTGCTTGTGGAATAAATTACCCCAACCTGTTGCTTTGCCACGTTGTATATCTATAAGTCTTTTAGAACGACGAGAATTACTTTTTAGTATTTCTAATCTTGATTTTCCTGACTCATTTTGTGTTACACCACCAGAAGTAATAGCTATTCTATTTCCTGTATCATTAAGTATGTTATTTAATCCACTTGTTTCATTAGCATTTTGTCCAACATCTATTTTGTTCAATTGACCTTTATCACCAGGTACAGGTGCAACTTTAAATCCAGCAGAGTTTTGTAACATATTTTCAATTGTACCAGCATTTTCTAAGTCAAACATCATTGCTGTGCCATCTGATAAATATGACTCCATAGCTTTACATGCCTCAATCATGTGGTCTGGTGTTGTAAATGCACCAGTTGACATTCCAAGAAGTACAGGCATTAATGCATTTCTTACTTCTTTGTATGTTAGTGCAATATCAAGTAATTGATACTTTTTCAATAACTGTAAAGAAGAATAAATAACACTTCTACCTATACGAATATTCTCAGGAAGTGCAATAATAGATGCATCTGGTAATGGTAACTGTATTTTGATTTTTCTTGAGTCTAATATAAAGTGTGACAATAAATCAGGGTGAATTGGCTTTAATTGTCCTGCATAACCTGATATAGGCGAGTTAATAAACATTGAACTTCTGTTCATACCTATATGTTGCTCAAGTTTATTGTTTTTATAAATAGAAAAGACATTTTCTATTTCAACGTTATCACTAATGTCAATAATGCCTTCTCCAACTTTTGGTATAGTTGTAAGATAATAGTCACCATAGACAAGAAAGTCTTCATTTGTATCTCTGTCTAATTGATAGATATCAAATTTCTTAACTAAGTCAACAAGTTCTTGTTCTATTTCTTCCTTACCATAAACATCATTTTTGATTTTAATTGTAAATGGATAGTCAGAGTCAGGTGTACTGAAGGCATCGTCAATAAAGTCTTCAATAATTACACTTGCTTGGTCTAAGTCTTTAACAGACCTATATAAATCAAATAAGTCTTTCTTTGTTCTATATGTTTCTGTATAAATTGTTGCTAATATGTTAGCCAGTGTTGAAGTTCTAGGGTCTCCATTTACAAATGTGTCAGCTATTGACAAATTGTACTTAGAATTTAAACTTGCATTAAAACTTACTGGCTCAATCCGTGTTTTTCCTGGAGATACTTGTGTGTACCCCGTATAAAACATTGAGGCTAAGTTTTTTACAGATAATGCTTCTGAAACTGATTGTACTATGCCCATTTTATGTCCTTAATATTTCATTTTATATGTTAAAAAATACCCGTTCTATGAGTTTCCGTTAAACATTTGCAAGGCTTTTTTCATAGCCTCTGTACTACTCATCGGTCTTTTCGGTACGTTGTAATATGCAGGTTTAACCTGCTGAGTAATATTACCTTGATACTTCTTAATAGAATTAGCAATATCCATAATGTTAGTTTGAACAGGATTAGAAAATATACTATATACGACCTGTGCACACGCATCTGATGTGTCCTTACTTCCGGCAACTACTTTACCTCTATTTTCTGCGCACCAACCATCTGTAACTTCCATAGGGTGGTCAATCTTACAACCATCGTCTTGTAAGTGTTGTAATTCCCATCTAGCTAGTTCAGAGTCTGGTGCTACTAATGTTCCTAATGTAACTTGGTCTTTAAGTACAAAATATGGAATACGTGAAGTATCTACAGATAAATATTGTACATTAAAGAAGTCTCGTAATAAATCTTGTAGCATAACCTGACCAGGTTTATCTGCTGTTATCAATTGAATAGGGAACCCTAATGTTCTAAAATACCTTATCAGTTCTCTTACAGCCGCAGAAGGAACACCCTCTTGTGTTTTTGCTTTAAAGGCTGTAGCAGCCTCTATAACATATTGTTTATCAATATACTTTCTATCTTGCTCTTCTATTCCATCAGGATACTTACCGTATCCCATTGCAAAACCAAATTTATCACCGTTTAATGAGAAGTCAATACCAATAAACCTTGAATATTTGCTCTGTAAGAATAGATTAATATTTGTATAAGATAAATATTGCTTAATATCTTCAAGAGTTGCTCTAACATCAAGTTCAATAATTTCTTTTGTAAAGATATTCTTTCCACTGAAACATTTTGCAATAGCATCTCTGGATTTGAATAGAGAAGTAGATGATATTGTTCTTCTGCCAGCTATATCTCTTAAAGCACCCATAAAATCTTGCTCAAATTCTGGTTTAACTTCAATAGGTGGGTTAAGAATTAATTGAGGGTCATATTTGTTTAAGTCTTCACCCTCAACTAATACATGACCATCTGTTTTATCATCTCCCATAAACAAGAAGAATTTCTTACCACAATAACCTTTATCTTTTACATCCCATTCTGCCACGTTGTCAACTACTAACACTCCAGGGTCATCTGCTTTTTGTTTAATTCTTGAGTTAATAAAGTCATCTTCACTTTTTGGTGATGAACACGCTAAAAGAATTCCTGGAACTCTAAAGCCATCTTCAAAACGTGATTTACGTCTTCTATAGATTTCATTATAGTTTTCTCTTACCTGGTCATTAAGTACACCAGCATTACCTTCGTCAACTATTGCAATTAATACGTCTCTTGATATAGCATGTTGTGTTCTTGAACCAAGTTGAATAGCAACATTCTTTGTCAAGTCAAGAGATTTGATTTTTGGTTCTGTGTCTGTTAAGTTAAGCCTTTTCTTAAACCATGGACTCATAATCATACTATCACGTAATTTTGGCCAGTTAACTCCTGTAACCAAGTCCATTGTTGAGCTAAACAATGCTGTAACTATTACAGAGTTTGAAAGTAATCCATAGTATTCTGCCGGATTTTTAAGACATAATAGTTTGTATTCCTCATATGCTGCAATAGCCCCACAAGTGATAGTTGACTTACCCAAACCAATTGCAGTAGATAATAATACTTCATTGTACCTTGTATAAAAAGGTGAAGGGTAGATATCCGCCATCAGTTCTAACCAGAATGGGTATATTTTACTTACACCGTCCTTATTATATAAACTTCCAAGAAAGTGAGGATGGAACAGAAAAGTAAATATGTCAACAGGCTTTTCTAGCCAAAAATCTTTCTCGGCATCCCAGATAAGATTATATAATTCTGCATCGTCGTCGATTTCATTGACTAAATCTGTAGCCTCTTGATGTGTCAGAGGTCTGTTTATACTCATATTGTACTAGTTTCCTTTTTCTGCTATCTGTTTAAATTCTGAAAAACTTTCTAGGTTTTATGTGTATTTATATTAAGAGGTCCTAGAAAGTTTAACAGCAATTATTCTGAATTGTGGATTTTATAAAATCACACTAGAATTATTAAAATTGATAATTGTTTCTTTTTAAGTGGTCTGTAATAAGACTATGTATAAGTAGTCTGTTAGCAACGGTATCAGATTTAATTTGAGGATTAGTATATTCCATTTTCAACTTACCGGCTGGCATTGTTGATGATTTTACTACTCCTTTTTTCTTATCCCAAACAAATTTGTATTCTCCAGTAGGGTCAGAAATTACAGCTAAATCCTTTGAGTCAAGAATGGTTAAATGTCCTTTACTTGTGAACTCTTTATATCCTGCCTCATTACGATGTTTAGTGTAACTTTCAAGAGTCATATTAAGGTCTCTTGCAGTTATTGAACGGTCTCTTTTTGCATGTGCTTGTGGTAAATCTGCATAAAGTGCACGTTTAGCATCGTCAGCAGGATTAATAGGTTCTTCAGGTTCACCTAGTTCTTTTCTTAATTCTGCCAATGGGTCAATTTTTACTTTAACTGGTTTACCATCAACATACTTAACATCATAAAGTGCTTCAAGTGCTTTTGACTTAATTCTCATTTCTTTTTGCTGTTGTCTCTTAGCTCTTTTGTCAGCTTTACGCTGCTTTTTATAACTCATCTAAGTCTCCCATGTCATATTTACAATCAAATGAGCCATCAGGCTTACCTTCAAGTAATGACTTAAGGTCTGTGTCTTCAACAAATGCTTCTCTGTCAAAACCCATGTTAGCAATAGGTACAGCTGACTCAATATACATTGTCTCTTCTTCATAGTCATAATCTACATCACTTAAAGTTAAAGTATTAGCTGGGACTGTAGACTGGTCTCTGTTTTTCCATTCAACAGCAACTTTATTACCATTGATACCAATTACTTGTCCGCTCATTTGTTGTCCTTGGTGCATACCTACTACTGGGTCACCTACTTGAAGTTGTTGATTGTCTTTTGATAATCCGTCATTAAAGTTAGGTGGTACAGCTGACTGAGATATGTCACTCATAAAAGTGTCTAAATCATCAAATGCATCTTCTTGTACATTAGCTGTCTCTACTTTTGTTTTTGAAGGCTCATGAGTAGGTGCAGGTTGTGTTTTAACCTTGTTAACTTCAGCAGGTTTTTGTGCTGACTCGTTCATACCATGTGCTCTTGCAATTAGGTCTCTAATGTTGCTCATTATGTTTCTCCTTAGTTATTGCATTTTTAAAATTATGTTACCACAGTACGGACATAATTTATTTGTATATAAAAAATTCGTCTCTGATAACCTACCACACTTATCACAACCTAATTTAACTGTTGTCCACTTCAATGTGAACTTAGACAGTACATTAAGTCTCAATAAAATATAGCTACAGATTAAAAATGCTTTTCTTGCTGCCGGGTCACCCTTACATTTCTTAGCCTCTTCAATAATTTCTTTCATTAGAGCAATAAAAGTTTGAACATCATCTGTCTCAACACATTTAGCTAGGTACTTTATAAGGGCATCAATCTCACCTTTATAACCATTCAAAAATGAAACAATATCTTGTTTAACTTGAATAAAGGCAAGATTGATAGTGTTTAAATACTTTTGTTTTCTTTTATTAAGCCATTTTAGCTTTAGTTTTGTTGTTGGCATTCCGTTTAACATTTTGATAAACTTTCCTTCCTTGAGGAGTTGTAATATCTACTCCATTCATTTTTAAGTCTTTTCTAATTTGTTTAACTTTCTTCTGTCTCATCTTCTTCCTCTGTTTCATCGATGTCATCTTCATCAGGTTCATTGTATTTTGCTGCTGCATACATTGCATTTTGTACAGCAATTCCTAATGCACTTATTACCATATTTGTCTCCTTTTAGTATAAAATACCGTAGACTATTTACTTAAGCAACAAAAGGCTCCTCACCATTAAATTCTAAACATTTTCTTGATGCTAAATAATCACACATGTGAACAAACTGTTGTTCAGCTGTTGTTGGTTTAGGTGCAAATATTGCTCCTGAGTTATAACTCATGTTCCATTCACCCATGTGTGTCAACATTAAGTCTGCTATGTAGTTAAGAATATCTTCTCTTGCTAAGCCAATATTATTTCTTACATAATCTGCTGCAATTACAGAGTGCTCAGATACTGAGTAGTGTGAATAAGTGCCATCTTCTTTTGGTAATCCATGTTTAAATCCATCATGTAAAAGTAATGCAATAATTATATAGTCATGTGCTGGTTTAAGATATTGATATTGCTCAATTCTTAAAAGTTCCACTGCTATTCTTACTGCTGCTTTTGTATGTCTTATTAGTCCACCCTCACCTAATGCATACTTAGGATGGTACTTTCCTGTTGAACTTGCTGCTACTTTAAAGAAATAGTCAGGTAATCCATTAATAAGTCTCTGAGCTAATTGACTTAACTCTGCATTTTCAATGTATCTTATTTCTGTTTCTAACATCTTGCACTTCCAATTATGAGGAAGTCCTGTTTCTTGTGTCTGAGGTTCTGGTGTTAGTCCAAGTTCTGTTTGTTCAACTTGTGCCTTTTTATTTTCATAACATTCTTGACAACAAAAGTTGTACCACTTATCATTAATCTGGCGATTTATCCATCCCTCAGCTTTTGCAGCTGCATTAACTCCTTTATAGTCTGTTGCCTCTGGTGTTGATATTGCATTACCACAAGCATCACATTGCATTCCAAAAATGTTATTGTCTTTTACTATTGCCATTTGTATCTCCTTTTGTTATATAATACCATAAAGCATAAGAAAAGCGGCTATTTTGAGGTAGCCGCTAAATAGATGTATTCGGATAGTTTATTTATTTAGAAAGTCTGGTATTTCTACTGGATTTGTTTCTGGTAATAGTCCACTTAATTGACTTTGTAATGTTTCAATATCTTTTTGAATGTCTTCTGCTACTCTTGCTTTTGTTTCTTGAAGTATATCAATTAAACAATTCCAACAATAATATGATGAGTTCACATCTTCTGCTCTAAACTTATCTGCGTCCTTATCTGAACCACCAAGTCTAGGGAAGTTATCACCTACAATTCCACCTGTACCACCTGCATAAATGTTACCTTGAACTCTCACATAAGTTTCACTAAGTACATTGTGTTCTTTTCCACAAATTTCACATTTTACTGTTTTTGCCATTTTCTTTCTCCTCTATTGTTCTACTATTTCTGTGCTGTATTTGTACCATTTAATTGTCTTTATTTTTGGTCCTTTTGACTTCCAAAAATCATCCACGTATTCTATTTTAGAATTTTCTATGTCTTTAAATAAGTTTCCTTCTTCTATCCAGTCAAGAGAAATTATTTCAGTTGCTGTCATATCAAACATGTGTAAGTCATCTAACTCGTCCTCGTTGTAACCTACTTCTGCTACCATTTCTAATCCTATGTATCTATAAGTATAGAAAGTGATAAATCCAGCATTTTCAAGTTCTATAACCATAAGTAAATTATTTAATAAACAGTTCTTTAAATCTTCTAAAGATGTAATTTCTGGAAATACTTGTTCTTTAAGCTCTGATTTTATTATTTTCATTTTAATGCTCCTAGATAGATTATTTCATGCTCACTTCGTATATTTGAGTAGCATATAATGTCATCTTTACTTACTATTCTTTCAAATACCTTACCATTTCTGTTGAACCTTTTAGCAAACCATTCTGCTATGTCTTTACTAAGTGTCCAACTAATTCCTCGTTTAGAAGTTGCACCTCTATAGATTACAAATTCTCCAGCTAAATTATTATATGCTTTTAAGTCATCTTCTGACATAAGTTTAGTTTTGTCTATAGGAAATTCTGAGAAGATAGTTTTCCATGCAGATAAGTTTACATGTGGGTTTTCACAATCTACCCAAACTTCCATTATTAGTTCTTCAAGAGTTCCTTCTGGGCTATGTTTTAATATATCTTGCCAATAGTTCAATAAAGCTTGAAGTCTATAAGGTCTTTGATGTAACCAAATTGCTCCGTGATAATCATGTTTTACTTCTGCCTCGTGTAAGGCCTCTTTTCTTGTCTTTAGAAAAGAATTGTACAACTTATCCTCTTCTTTATTCCTGAAATAAATTGTATGCAGTAGTGGATGTGCAATAAAAGTAAATCCTTTGATTTCTTTTACTGTGTCTCTTAGTTCTTTTACTAACAATAAAGTTCCCTCCAAGCATTATACTTTGCTTCGTACTTTTTCTTATCAAGAGGTTCAAAAGTAACAGAATTAAACTTTTTATCTGGGAACTCATCCAGAATTATATGACTATAACTTGAGTGTATTTCTACTTCACCTTCATATACTTTGCCTACTTCAAGAAGTCCTCTTGAGTCATCGTGACCTCCCCAAGAAACTTGTTCTTTACATGGATGGAATACATATCTAAATTTCACTACTACCTCCCAAAGATACTTCTAATTGCATTAAGTGTATTAGCTGTATCATTTAACATATTCACACCTGTATTAACTGTGTCTCTTGCCTCTTCAAATTTTGTCTTTTCAGAAGGTGTATATGGTTGCTGTTCTTGAGGTGTTGGTTGTGCAGGTTGTACTAATTCCTGATTATATGATTGAAATTGTCTCATCACATCCTGGAATTGGTCACCGTTTTTAATTGTCCATCCTCTGCAGTAGCCATTTACTGGATTTACATCAAAACAAGTATGAGTAGCTGACTCTACACAATAACCTTGTCCATTTTTTCTTGTACACTTACCGATGTCTTTTTCTGTTGTAACACCTGCTAAAGTAACTTGTGTTGTAAATAATAGCATTAATGCTATCAGTAAAGTTCTTTTGTTTTTCATAATTATTTCCTTTCTTTTCCAAATGTAAATCTATCTAATTGGAACCAATGTTTCCAGTGACCTCCCATTAAGTAACACCAGCAACAATAATAAGGTCCTATTTGAAACTCATAAGAGGTAGCTCCTTTAAAGAATATCATTTTACCTCCTATATCCAAGCAAGTAATTGGTCTTCTGTAATTTGTCCAGCATTAAATTGTTTAAGTAAAATATTTGAGTACTCTAACTGGTCATTTTCCCATTTTTGCTCGTCTGTAATTGGTTTGTCATTTTCATCGTATAACATTTTAGGTTTCTCCTTTATTTAATACATCTATTTATAAATACATTATAAAATAAATTTATAAATTTGTAAACCCTTTAATGTTATTTTTATTTACAATTAGTTACATTTAGTTTTTCACAGGCTTTTCCGCCTTTATATTGAATGCATCTATTGTATCTTACAGACTGATATTTATTACAAGCTTTTCCACCACCATATTTAAGGCATCTTTCATACTTTGTAGCTGCACACCCACAACAATGTCTATGTCTAGAACTATTCATAATTACAACAGACATTAAAGCTGTATTAGTTGCTGTACTAGCATATACACTTGAACCTACTAATAATGACAATAAAACTATCAATGTTCTTTTCATTGTTTACTCCTTTCAGATTGTACCTGATTTAATTTTCTTTGTATTAATATATAAACCTATTTAAAACTAATTATAATTCCTTTGTGTTCAAACTGTATTCTCAGATTAAACATTCTAGCTAATTTTCTTATTATAGATTTTCTACGTCTTATCTTTTTAATGCCGTAACATTTTTCTTGTACTAAAGAAGTAAACATTCTTGCAGTAACTATTTGATTATGCTTTTTTATTCTTTCTATTTCCTTTGGTGTATGTTCTTTACCCCATAGTATAATTGTACTTGGAGGAAACGGTACTATATTATCTAAATCAATATCCATTAACTTGCCTTAAAATTGTAAATTGGTTTAATTATATCTACTATTTCAATTGTTTCTTCTAGTCTTTCAAGAATGTCTTCCTTTTTCTTATAAGCCATTGGTGACTCATCCAAAGTTGAATTATGTACACAAGATGTCCATATTCCATTCATTTCTTTTTGAAACTCTTCAAGAGATAATTGACTTTTAGCTTGATTACGAGATAGTATTCTACCAGCTCCATGAGGTGCTGACCAATTCCATTCTGGATTACCTTTGCCTATTCCAATGATAGAACCGTCTCTCATATTGAGTGGAATAATTACTGGCATTCCTGGTCCTGCACAAATAGCACCTTTTCTTATCATTAAGTCTAAGCAACTATAAACTTCTACATAATTATGATTTGTAAAAATCTCTTCACATAAACACCAACCCATGTTTCTAAAAATCTCATTTCTAATTACATGATGGTTCATCTTTGCAAAATCTTCTGCTACTCTCATGTGTTTAATGTACAAAGCCATGTCTTCACCTTCAAGATATCTTAACTCTGGCTCTATCCATTCTATTTCTATATTCTTTAAGGCATCTTGTCTTTCTTTACAAGGAATTTTCTCTAAGATTTCTCTTCTTTTTCTTTCTCTCTGTTCTTGATAAAGTTTAATAGCTTTCTTTTGATGGAAGTCACAAATTCTTTTACCAAAATTTCTTGAACCACAATGAATACATAGCCAAATACCACCTCTAGAGTCTTCATTAAGTTCAATGAAATGATTGCCACCTCCTAAAGTTCCTATTGACTTTAAGTCACGTGTACCATCTTCGTCACCTATGTCTTTATTTACTTCCCTTATTGCATGCTCAAGTTGATAAGTAACTGCTGAGCTTATATTATTTCTTATATTTGTACCTGAAGGAACATGTTGTCTTATTACTTTATCTAACTTTTCAAAATCTACATTATCCTTTGTAATACCAGCTATTTTATAGGCAGATATAGAACAGGAAATGTCTACTCCAACAATATTTGGACATATTTTATCACCAACTTCTGCAGTGAACCCAATTACACTACCTTTACCTTTATGACAGTCAGGCATTATTCTTATCTTTTTACCTTTGAACATTTCCTGGTTGCATAATTCTAGTATTTGACTATATGTAACTTGGTCTATATTTTCTGTCATTACTACTGCTGTAGTAAACTTTCCTTTAATTTCCATATCTGTATTCCTTAGTTCTTTCTTTTTAGTTTAGACCTAACATCAATAAGTTTATTAACATCCCATTCATTAGGTATTCCTTTATTTTCATCTTTATCTGTTCTTATTTTAATGTCATTAACATTACATATAAGGCCAAAATATTTATATAATTCCATACATTGTAAATATTCACGGTCAAAATAATGTTCATTTAATGCTGTTTCTTTTATATCAGAACCTATAGTAATTTCTCTAGATGTATTGTCATTACCAGTTGAAACTACAGCTAACTTTAAAGTTCTATCTGTATAAATATGTAAATACTTGCTTGTACCTAAACCTTTTTCAATACATAAAGCATTCCATTGTTTTGACTCTTTTAAATCTTTTGCTTTCTTGTAAGCATCTAAAAATCTGTCAAATTCCTCGTTGACAAAAATCCAAAATCTGTTTTTCTTGTTGTATGTATTAAGTTTCTTCGGAAACTTAAGCTGTAGAGCTGTACTGTTCATAATTTTCTCCTTTTCTTTTTATGTTGTACTACATTAGTCTATAGAAATAGAATACCTAATCTTACTCTTAATTTCTCTGAGTAGTTCTTCTTTTCTGTCTTCTAATTCTTTTATTGTAATGAATTCCAAGTCATCTGCATACTTATTACCAGACATTCTCATTGCACATAGCATTTGGTTCATTTTATGTTCTACAGGATACTTTTGAAATTCTCCATATAAAGCTTTTTCATAATAGTTTGTGCTATACTTATCTTCATGGAAAGCTTTATACAGGTCAAATATTGTCTTCTGAGATAGTTTTAGTTTAGTTTCTCTTACCTTTTGTTCAGCCTCTTTTTCATCCCAAATACCGAGTTCTTCATAATTATCGTTATAGTCTTCTATTATGTCATCTTCATTTGTACTAAATGACAATGTGTATTTTTCAAAATGTTCACAAGTTTTACTTGACTCATGACATCTGGTAATAACTTCACTTGGTTCAAAATTTTCTCTTATTATATCACATGTACAATATGGTCCATTAAAACAGAATCCAACATTCATATGCTTGCAAATTAAATTCTGAGACTTTTGTTCTTTAATTGTTTCTATTAAAGCTACTTTTTCTTTAATCTTTTCTTTCATTCTATCTTTATAGTGTTTTTCCATGTCTATAAATGTTGTTTTATTCATCTTGTTACCTCATGAAACTTATTACAATTACCACAGTACTTTCTTTTCACATCTTCAGGATGCCAAGACTCCATATTGCACTTTTTACAAGTTATAGAAGTTACTTCTTTGTTAGTACTTTCTTGCAAAAATCTCTGAATAATGTAGTCTTTTGAATGTTCTACCGATAGTAACTTATAACCATCATGTTTTCTATCTTTTGCTAAATCAGGAAAACTTTTCTTGAGATAGTTTTGCAACCCAACAAGTAAGTCTTTTTCCCATCCTTTTGCTTGAGATATGTCATGTGGTAATCCGTTGCCATATATAACTCTATATGGACTACTTATCATAAAGTATTCCATACAGCAAGTATTAAAATGACTTAAATAGCCTCTTCCACCCATCAATTGATTAGCTTTATCTCTATAGTATTTTACCATGTCATAAACTGTTGCAGTTGAAGGTGCACTCTTTAAACTATTGATTAATTTTCTTACTTTATGTTTAAGTATTAAATTTGTTATGAAGTTCATTAAAATCTCCTGATTTTGCTAACCACCTTATATAGTTCTCATGTGACTTATATGCTTTTTCTCGTTCTTTGCAGTTAGTTTGATTGCCCTCTAAATAACGCTTTCCACAAGCATTTTGTTTTTCACAATCTAAACAAATATAAGTTTTCATGGTTATTTAATACCTTTTGTTTCTGAATATGTCTGGATATGCTGTAAGTTATCGTGACCAATAGTTTTGTATGTATGGAAATATCTTATCAAAGTCACATTGCATTCCTTGACTCTTGTAATAGTCATAAATTCCAGCACTTGTAGCAATATCAACACTTGCCAACTTTTTTGCTTTGTAGATAAATGTACACTTATCTATTTGCTCTTGACTAAACTGCCACTCATCAGATATCTTTATAGGACAAATAAGCTGTTCTGATATATACCGTCTAAGAGTCTTTTCATCACAGCCTATTATAACATTTGCTTGGTCAAATTTGAACTTATAGTTCTTTAACTTTTTCTCGAGCTCTTTATTTATCTTATTCCAACTCATTTGCTTAACAGTACCTCTGATGCTATACATTCTCTTAGCCAAACATCAGGTGTGTTAGGGTCTGTACACTTGTCATAAGCATCATGTAACCATTCATACTTTTTATTGCTTTTAACTATTTCTTCTATGGTTGTATTTGCATTTTTAAGTGCACCAGAATAGTAACCCATTAGACAAAAAATAATAAATAGAAAAGTTCCTATACAACAGCACATATTACCTAATGTGTAATATCTGTTGTCAAATACACTACCTATTTTACTATTTGTGTCTTTCCATTCTCTGGTACCATCTTCATTGTCAATCCACATTGTTTTCTCCTTTATTGTAACTTAATAGACCTGATTTCATTGTATTTTACTACCACAGGTCCTTCATACCCTACATCGTGAATGATACAAAAGTCATCAAAATGTTCTATTTTAGACGGGTCCATTAAGTCACAACTTACTGTTACTATTTGGTCATCTTCACAATTTGTACTAAGTTCTTTTAAAGTAATGATACTAATATTCTCTGCTTTTAAAGACTTAAAATATTCATCGAATGTCATTAATTGTTCTCCTTTCTAATGTAAAAATACCTGACTTATAAGAACATATAAGTCAGGTACTTATTAACTAAACTCTTTTCAGATTGTATCTGATTTTACTTAAAGTTGTCTCCCTTAATAATTCCCCATTATGGAACAATGGTTTAAGTAGATTACTTCCTGAGTACTTCAGAAGGTCTTCCATTAACAACTTATCAGTGTAGTGGATTTCTTCTTTTCCTTCATTATCATATTTGTATACCGCAACCATTCCCATCTGAGATTTCTTCTCACCGTCATCTGTAATAGGGTCTTTAAATAAGAATATTTCCTTACCACCATTACGTTGACAGTAGGTTGTTTTAAGTGCAAACCCAAATGTATCACGTGTATTCATTTGATAAGTATATGAACCTATGCCAAATACAACGTTAGAAGATGCAAACCCTTTTGCCTCTAGTCTTCTACAAATTTCTTCTGCACGTTCTAGTGTAATTGCATCACCGTATATGACACCTATATGAGAGTCTAATACTTTGTAACCTTTTGAATTGATTGTGCCACCAAATTCTTCCCAAAGTAATTCTACAACTCCCTTTTTCTCTTGTTCATAATAGTCATTTGGTCTAGATTGAATATAACCATGCTCATCCATATAAGCTATATGTTCTTCTACATCTGGTTTACCACAGATAATGTCACATGGATTACCACTGTCTGGTCTTACAACTAATTTACCATCACGTTGCATTATCACGTCTTTCAATCTTGGTAAAACACTTATAAGAACTTCCCATAAGTTCCATGTATCAGATACAACAGATACATAACCTTTAGGGTGTACCTCTGTAAGAATATATTTGAACATTTCATATTCATCTCTACTCTCACCACATTCCATTACACTGTGTTCACTAGCTGGTATAGATGTTCCAACTGTTTCTTTTTCAATATCTGCACCATAATAGTTTTCATGGAATAAAATTGCTGGTATTGTGTCTGTACCTAAGAAACTTAATAAGTGTGCAGCACCTGATGTTTCAGCTGACTCTATACAACTCATTCCTCTCATTGAAAAATCATGTGCTTGGAAGTCGACGTGTAAGTTATCATCACAGGTTTTATCTGCCCATTTATCTAAAATCTTGCGGTATTCACGTGCAATAGTTGCTGATGTCATTGGTTTCCATATACATGTTGAGAATAATGTCTCAATAAAGTTTGTTAACCAGAAGAACCTCTTATCTGTGTTGTATATAGTAAGAGCCGGAACTCTAATTGGACAAAGTGTTCCTTCTTCAAGTGCATCTATTTTCAATGGTAAGTAACCAAGTTCATGAAGTTCTTTAATATGTGAGCAATCAGGTTCATTAATTCCTAGTGTGTACTTAATAACACGTTTGTATTCATCAAGTACCTCATCAAGAGGTCTATTAAAGAAATGTTCATTAAAGTGCTCTTGTAAAATAGCTTTAACAAACCATTGAAATCCGAATACTACAACCTCATTGACTCCTTCCATTCTGGATTTTCTTGGTGTCCATGTTGAATAGACTATTTCAATGTCTTTCGGATATAAGTCTTTATGAGAGATTTTATAAAAGTCTGTCATAAGCATTGAGTTACAAATTTTACTTTTCATTTTTGTTTGCATCTAGTTCTCCTTTTCTATTTTTACCACATTTGCTACAATATCTTGCGGGTAATACAGTATTATGGAAATAGCTGTCATTGTAGCCAATTAGCTTTTCAGTGTTACCACAATGCTCGCATATTAGTTCTCCATAAATATCATTTCTTAACTGACTGGTAATCTTGTGTATTTTCATTGTCCTCCTTTACTTGTACTTGTTGTACATTTTGTTTATCTCCGTATTTGTATTTAGCATAGTTAGTTACTGCGTCACTTATACTGAGTGATGCAACTACAACTGCCATTAATATACAGTACCATTTAATATCCATTTATACCTCCTACTGTCTAATTGCTCTTTTGTAATTTTCAAAACTTTCAATATCGAATTGAACTAACTTATCATTGTGCTTTGGATTATAATCAGCTGTCTCAGTATTCCAACCCATGGTATTAGTTGCAAATACTTTTGTAATTGGTGAGTCTTTATCAAAGAGTTTGCCCCTGTATATTGTATGTTCCATGTGGCATATTCCAAGATAAATATTATTCACACCGTATTCTTTTAACTTATTACCTGTGTGATAGAATGTACCACCAGCTGAGCATAGGTCATCAAGTATAAGAACATTCTTATCTTTAAGATTTATGTCATTTTGGTTGATAAGTTCTAATCCTTTGATTTCGCCTGTTTCAAAGTCTCTTACTTTTTTGCAATAAACAATAGGATACTTACAACCACAGTCTTTATATCTTTCAGCTGCACCTTTATCTGGATAGCATATTATGTCAAATTTAACTTGTTCTTCTATTCTTTTTGCTAACTCTGGGATTATCTTAATAGGAAAACAGTATAGTCTTTGTTCTGTAATTTTAGAATGAGGTTCTACTATAAATATGTTAAGATATTTTGGTTGCATTAGCCATATCATATTACATACATGTTTCAAAGAAAATATATTACCAATTTGGTCTCTGTCCATTCTACTATAAGGCATATACTGAATAATAAGTATGTCTTTTACATGCTCTGCTTGACTTAGTTTTCTATTATCTTTATAATGGCCTAAAACAAAAAGCAATTCAATTAAGTCATTACTTGTATGATATTGCCATTCAATTCTTACCTTATCTTTTGATATTTCTTCGTTAAGTACTGTTGTATCAACAAGTACCTCATTGTTTGGAAATAACGTTGTTCCAATTTCTTTTCCATTTACTTTTATCATTAATGTCCTCCATCTTGTTTTAGTTCTTTAATAACTTTGTCTAAATAAAGTTCACTAGCCTCTGTTGTTTTAGGAATTAAATTAGTATTTATTACTTCTTGCTTAATTCTAGGATATAACAATAGTAAAGCTAAATCCTGTTTATTAGGAATAAATATTGTCAAAATAAACATCATTAATCCTAGCAAAGGAATAAACCAAAATAGATACTTAGCTTTTGACTCGCAGTTATCATCTGCCTCTAGTGCCATGATAGTACCTATAAAACCAAAAACTAAGCCTATTATAGTCAAAGCTAACCGTATTCCGCCACTTATACTCCATAAATAAATCAACATTGTATCACTCATTTGTACCTTCTTTCTTTATTATCTTATCATTTCAAAATTCTCTAAGAATTGTTTATACTCTGTTTGATACTTTTTGAATGTATCCATGTAGCCTATATAAGGATTAGGATGGTCACCAAAGTATCTACTTAATACTTGTTCAGCTGTTACTGGTTTAAAGTCCCACACATCTACACCTACATCAAATAAGTCTGGTGGGTGTTGTTTTAAATAACCATGTGAATGACCATGAAAGCACGTAGCAGCCTCTTTACCTGAATGGTAGTCAATTACTGGGTGATGAAATAATGCTATACAAAAGTCTAATCCAAATGCTGTGTCATTAATAATTTTAGAATAATGCCAATTTGCTATAATTTTCTTTTCTTTTAAAATCCGCAATCTGGAAGCCTTATCATGATTACCCATAATGATTATTATATTATTACACCTAATAGCCTTTAACCATTCACTCACATACGCGTCATTGACTTCATTTGACATACATAAATCACCTAAGATATAAAGTATGTCATCTTTACCAACAGTTGCATTGATGTTCTCAAGTATCTTTGCATTCATTGCTACTTCATCATCAAAGTTTCTAAATTTGATATCTGTAAGTCTTGCATGATTAAGATGTAAGTCTGCTGTATAGTATTTTGTCATTTATTTTCTCCTTTTGTCTGCAAAAATACTTATAACTTCGTAAGAAATTCTCTCTAAAGCTTTTCTACCTTTAGAAGTAACTTTATATAAATGTGTACAATGAGGACATATTACTAAATGTGCATTTAAAAGTTCTTCATTAGTTAAACCTAAATTGTTTTTACACTTATTACATTTTATCATTTATTTCTCCTATAAAATCGCGGGATAAAGGATTCGAACCTCTATCAAAGGCTTTGGAGGCCCACGTTTTAGCCATTAAACTAATCCCGCGCAGTATTTATACTGTAATTATTTTTACTTCACAATCCATAAGTTCTTTTAATTGCTCTAAAGGATATCTTGAACCAGACCCATCCTCATCGTCGTCTTCATTTGGGCCTCCCCAAAGGTTTAATTTTTCTTCCATATCAAGTACAAATGATACAAACATATAATCAGCCACCTCTATATAGTTGCCTCTTGATTTTGTATCATTTGTAACCTCTTCCCACTTAGTTTGTAATTCTTCTGATGTCTTACAATTTTCAAAGTTTTTAACAAATTCATTTAGTTTCATTTATACCTCCTTTAATTTATAAATTGATTATATAACAAATTTATAAATTTGTAAATAGATATACCTCATTTGTTACATTTATTTACAATGTATATTTTTAAGAACTTCTACATATGTCCTAATATGGCTTTAGCTATAAGTAATATTCCCATTATAGTAAGCATTCCGCTAAAGTACTTTTGTTCTTCAAAATACTCTCTGGCAAGAAATAAATTTAAAATCCCGAGTATTAACTGTAAACTATCTGCTGGCATTAACTAATTCCTCTTTTTCTTTATGTGTAAGCTTTTTAATTGCACATTCTCTCTTTATTGCTTCTGATTTTGTTTTGAATTCTTCTATATAGACAATTGCTTTTGGTTTATGTGCTCTAGTATACTTAGCTCCTTTGCCTGTTTTATGCATCTTAAACCTTCTATCAACATCAGTTGTATATCCGGTATAATAAGCACCATTGTCACAAAGGAGCATATAAGTATAATAGATTTGCATATTAGTATTCTTTCAACATTATGTTTTTCACAGCTTTAGCAACTACACCATTCAAAAGCTTTGTAATTTTCTTTTCATCTGCTTTATCAAGTGTATTGAGTTTTCCAGTATCTTTGTTGTAATCCTGGATAACATCTCTATTTGTTAAATCAATGATTTTACCAATGTCTTTAATAGTTATTTCACCTTCTTTTGAAATTACATTTCTTACACGGTTCTCTGTAACATATTTTGACATCTCTTCAAGTATTACTTTGTGTTCATCTGTAAGCTCATTTTCAATAGGAGGTTTAGGTTCTTTAGTTACCTCAGCAAACTTTTCATTCTTATTCTTAAGAATTAGCCTATGTTGTCCTATAAAGATGTCTGTGTTGTATGGTTTAATTACTACGCCTTCCATGATGTTATTTTCAATTTCTGGTAAGTTATAGTATTGATATACAACAGAAGTCTTATCATTTGTAAACTCAAGTGCCTCTGTTAAACTATTTGCTATTGTCATTAATGGTACACGAGGAATATCAAAATTGTCACAAGCATCTTTAAACTGTTCATAAGAAAGGTAGCTATGCTGTTCCCCCGCTAGTTTATACATTATATCAAATGCCATAAACTGGTTTGAAGGACTATAGAATACTCCCTTTTGTACTTTACAAGCATGATTATCTTTAGGTACATCTTTATGCGGGTATGAACCTCCAAAGATTTCACCGAATAGAATTACTTCTTCTATTTCATTAATTGACTCTTTTAAATGATAGAATAAGTTCTCAAGTTTTGGTTTAAAGGGTTCTAAAATTTCTGCTGCATTATAATGCTTTTCACCCGGTTCAAGATAATGTGTTCTTGCACCTATTGCAAAATCTTTACCATCAAACTTTAACTGAGTGTTTGAACCATGAATTTTCTCTGTAATGACATATTTGATATTCTCATAGCCACTAAGTCTAATCTTTTCAATGAATTGCTCTCTATAAGAGTTTTCAATTGAATTGTACTTTTTGATTTCTTTTTCAGTCATTTAGTTACCTCCTTTACTAATTTAGCTCTTTTCTTTATATCACTTGAATGCCTGTCAACATCCATAAGATTTTCTCTTATTACTCTATCCATATCATCTAAGGTACAAACAAATTTACCTACATACATTTCTATTTCATATAAATCTTGGTTTAGTCCCATTTATACCTCGCTACCTTATCCGGATTTTGTTTCTTAAACTCTTCATATTCATCTTGCTTTGAAGGTAGTCCTAGTAGCTCTCTTATTGTAGATGTAAAATAACATGCACCTCTTCTTTTACAATGTGCACACCCAAAATGGTCACAGTTAAAATATACATCTGATAAATGATACTGAACTTTTCTATCAATGTCAGCAATTTGCAATAAATAATTGTATTGATATTTATTTAAGTACAGTACTACAGAGTCCTTATTTAACTCTTTTGGCTTATTACTGTCTATATAAACTTTAAGTGTCTCAATAGCAAGGTCAATCAAATCTTTAATTTTATTCATAAGTACCTCTTGGAATAAATATACCTTATTCTAAGAGGCTAATCCATGAGATATCTTATAGTTTTTAGCAAATAACCTTACAGCCTCATGTGGTTTATTTATATGCCTTGCTACATCTCTAATTGGAACCTTAGCTCCTATATGATACATCACAATAAGTTTCTTATCTTCGGCTGTTAAAGGTCTTGGTGTATAGTATGGAGTTGCATATTTAGCATTCTCAGCAAATTTATAACCGCAATCTTTACATAAGTATCTCTGTCTTTTATCAGTAGTCTTACCTTCTTTTCTCAGATTGTCACTAAAACATCTATGACAAAGTATTTTCTCTTCATTTTTGAATGGTTGCCAAAGTTCTTTATCTTCCCAAATGTAACCACAGATTTTGCACTTATAAGTCTGTATACCAGACCTTGATTTACCATTTTTTATCACATGGGTTGCATTACATTTTCTACAGTTCATTTTCTTTCTTCATTGTAACTACTGTGTCTAACATTTTCTTTGCTAATTCCATAGCACCATTTTCTCTTTTGTGAGTAATTATAGTGCCTTCATCACATCTGTATCTACCATATCCTATGTTTACAGCACTTCTTGTTGCTATAGGTTGTCCATTAATTGCTATTGATACTGTTATCATAACCACCTCAATGCACAATAGTTAATTACTAAGTGCAATATATTATCTTGTATAATGATTAGCCATACCCAAATAAACTCTGGTCTATCCAGTCTATATCCATGAATAGAAGAGAAATTCCAGTTCTTAATTCTATTCAAGTAGAACACCCAGTTAGTACCGTCAATTAAAGCATGTGTTAACCATATAGTTACTAATGCCTCTTTACTTTGTGTAAGTAACATAAATGGCAATGTATAAATAGCACCATGTACTAATGCTATCCAAAATTTCTTTTTCTTATTAAGTGCCATCCAATCATTTTGCAACCAATAGTCTCCTATAAGGTGCATTAAGAGTTGCTCGTACATAAAATATCTCCTTTTCTTTACCAGTTAGATTTATCTTTTTGCTTATCTTTTAAACTATACGGTCTTGTTTTTGTATCTCCGTAAAGAATATAGCCATTATTTTTGCACATAAGACAATTCTTATTATTAGTACAATACCCGTTACCTTTAACACATAAGTCACCACCAAGTATTATGTCTTTATTTAGCATTTTTATTTCTCCTTAGTTCTTTACTATAGAATAAGTCAAACATTATATGTCCTTTATGCTATATTCATTACATAGTTATAGTATTCTTTTTCTGTGGGATTTATTATAGATTTTTGATACCTAACTTTTCTTACTAGTCTTTTATGTGAGCTTAATAAAATTCTTTTGAATTTATAATCCTCATCAGTAGATTTAAGCTTTGTATAATGTACAAATTCTAAATTGTTCATACATTCTGGTAATTTTCTTTCTTTAAGTTTCTTTTGTATTTGCTTTTTAATTTTAGTCTTTTCTTTTGTAAAAGTATAGATAATATATGTTTTGCTTTTTATTGTACCAGTCATAAAATTTGTATACTTATATAGCTCTTTATTTTCTTTACTATTGTCTGGATTTAGTACAAATCTTTTTAGTCTTCTTAATCTATACTTATCTACTTCTTTGTATCCTTTGTCAGTTAATTCATCATATTGCTTTAATAGCCATTCATACTGTCCTAATGTGTCTTTAAAGTATATTTTCCGTCTTCTATCTTTACAGTCTTTTATGTAAAGCATATCTATAGTACAGTCTTCATTAAGTCTTAATATCACGCTAACACCGTTTTTATACATAGTTAACTCATGCATATGCACAGTAATAGTACATTTCCACATATTCTCATAGCCATATCTTAAACATTTTGTCAAACCCTTATTAATGGCATGTTCCCAACATACTTCTGGTAACCAATCTTTGTGTATAAAATTGTATCTTTCTGGTATGTTATTTTCCTTTGCATATGTTTCTGCTATTTTACAAAGTAACATATTAGCTTTAGTAGTAAATATGTTTACATCTGTAATTCTTTTATCATTTGCTAACATTATTGTAATCCGTATAATTATGTGCAATTGTATAACTTAATATCTCACATATAAAGAATATAAAACAGAATGGATGTATAATGAACCAATCCCATAGTATAAGTAATGTAAGTCCTTCAAATACTAATGTTTTACTTACTGCAATAAATATTAGTAATAGTACCATTAGTTCTCCTTTTTCTGTGCTAACTCTTTAATAGTATCAGCTAAATATACTACTGCAAAAGCAATAGCTGTTAAAGCACTTCTTTCTGTCATTGAGTCTAAGGCTGTTTTAACTGCTTTTTCTCTCATTAGTTTTGTCTCCCATATTTTCTATTAAATTCTTCAACTCTTGACTGTTGAGTACTAATAGAATTAGTAATACGTTTATTTTGTTTCTTCATTGAACTAACTTGTTCTTCAAGTTTAAGCTTTTCCTTATAGAGTGCTCTACAAGATGAACAACAAAAGTTTCCATAATGTGTTTTAGTTGTAATGTATGCTCCACATTCTAAGCATCTTTTGTCATTCTTACGTGTTTCCTGTTTAACAATAATTGTCTTTTTCACTTGTCTTCTCTTTCATCACTAAAGTCATAACCGCATATAGGACAACTTATACCTGGTTCTGGTATAGGGTCTTTTCTTCCATAGTTTTCTAAGCCTTTAACTAACTCATCTGGTGCTACACAATATGGTCCATTGTTAAGTCTCATTAGCCATGTGTTAAGTGGCACTGTTGTATAGTAAGCATCTTCTGATTTAATGACAAATCTTTTCTTGCCGTTGTCCATAATAGGGCTATATACTGAACAGTCACCTATACAGTAGTCATCATGGTTCTCTTCTCTTAACAGATAAAAGTTTATTTGTACTCCACATAAATTAATATCAAATTCTTTTTCTAACATTACCAATCCTGTTCATTTACTACTTTTACAATTTCTATGTTTCCAGTGTCATCATTGAATTTACCTTCTACATAGATTTTATACTTATCATCAAATAGCATTTCTAAAGTGTCATTCATAGGAAATTGCCCTTGAATTGTTCTCTTCTTATTATATGCTAATACTTCTAAGACCTCTGAGTTTGTTGCTATTGGTCTTTGTAATTTGAAAATTTCCATTGAATGTCTCCTTTTCTTATTAGTATAAAGTTTTGACTATATCCTTCTATACTCCGCGTATAGATGTGCACCTACTTTTACACCTATACAGGTTTGCAACCCATGTATTATAGCGGTACTTTATACTAAATACTCATAATAGTCTCAGCGCTAAAACTATTATTTTCTTATGTGTATTATATACCTATAAGAGCAATTACAGGAGATTTTATATGAGTATTGCAAAACAAAATTTAAAAGTCAACCCTAGAACAAATTTAGAAATGTCTTATCATAGATTAGCTCAATATGCAACTTATCCTAATAGACAAAAGCATTATAAACCAGAAGAAACATTTAAAGAAATACTGAAAAGATTACAAATTCATTGATGGTTCATATTCTAATGTATCTACTGGTCTTCCTATATAAGTTAAGAAATATGCTAATAAACCTCTATGACAATCATAGAAGTTCTTTTCCCAGCATAATAGTACAATAGCCTCTTGGTCACTATATTTGTCAAGATACTCAAAATACTTTATTGGTGGCTTTGAGTTAAGTTTCTTATAGTACTCTTCTCTATACTCTGCACCTGTCATTTCATGGCTTTTAATCTTTTGTACTATTCCCCAGGGTGGTACTACATCTTCCCACTTTGATATACACAATCCATCAGGCTTACTATTTGCTATTGAAATGCACTGGTAATTAGGTGGTATGTTTTTATAATTTCCAAAGTATGATGTATAGATTTTCATAAGTACCTGGTTTGTATCTGATTAAATCTTTATAGCTCTTTATGAGTATTTATATATGTTGTCAAATTAGATTATGCTGAGTGGCATCTGTATTGGACTAATTCCATAGTTAAGATAGAATGGCAACATGTCTGGGTCATTATCAATAATGTATGATGGTTCTATCACATTGTTACAGATGTGTCTTTTTAAAGATGTATTATCACTTACTTCTTGAGTAGCAAAATTTGTAAAAAGCTTTCCATTTTCTGCTAAGAACTTATGTCTTTTCAGTAAGCTTTCTACCTTATCATGTAATCTTGCTAATGCATAATGTGTAAAGACTAATTTGTATCCACAGTTATGGAGGTCTTTTAATAATTTTAGACACTGATAGTTTAATTTGTCCTCTAGTATCCCGGACATAAAGTATCCACCTACAAATGTCCTATGTCTTGAGTCAAATAGTGTGTTTGGCATATCACATAATATGTACTTATTAGTCATCATTAATCCTCGCTATATCTGTAGAAAACTTATAGTTAAAGCAATCTTTATGGTAGTGTCTGAATATTGTCTTTAAATCTTTATACTCTATTTTTACCATAGAGTCTGTATTTTGGATAATTTGTTTACAGTGGTCACATATTATTGCTATTGACATTTTGTTCTCCATTGTTCACGTGCATATACAGCAAGTAATGCACTCTCTACCTTGTTATCATCGGGAGTTGTTACTGGTGTTCTCTTATGGTCAATTATCTTATTAAATGTCACATGTAACTTATCCCAATCCTCTTTTGAGAAGTATTCTTCAGCATAAGCCTCTGCTGCAAATTTGTTAGAGTCTCTCTTAGAAATAGGTTCTCCCTTTTCATTATGGGTTGCAGTTGCTTTTATACCAAGTACTTTTCTCCAAGATACTGCCCTAATAGTTTCATAGTCTATATTACAATATTCAAAAGTTTGACAATATCTTCCTAGTACTTCAAAGTTAGCTGCTGCTACTCCCTTAAAGCCTGCTGCCATAAATGGTTGTTCTATTGCTGCGTATAATGGTTTATATTGTGCACATATTTCAAATAGTCTTTTAGGGTTCTCACGAGGATATTGTTCCATGTGTTCTATGTGGCCATCTTCTACATCAAGTATTACTACCCATCCTGTATAGCCGTTATCTGCGCCTAATACATAAGGTCCATTCTTTATTTCTGGTTTATTTGACATCTATGCCATCCTCACTTATTGTTACTGTCACATCTACGTGTTCAATGTTAGCATAAAGTTGAAAGCCCTTTATCTTATCATCTTCCCATAAGACTTTACCATCCTCTGGACTAACACCTGCATCTTGTTCTAATATTCTTAAATAGAACTCTTCCTTTTGCTCTTTGGTTAAGTCCATATTAGATATTATATCTTCTAGCCTTATAGTAGGCCCTAGTCTGTCTAAATGAGGAGGCTCTGTCGGTGTATCATTCGGTACTGGATTTGTTCTTGCTCTACCCATCTGTATCACCTACACTATCTGGTTCTTTAACCTCATACTCTGCATCTATCACGTCACTGTTGTCCTTTGTTTCATCAGTCTCTGGCTCTAGGGTAGTCTCTTCAACTGGATGCTTACTTTGATTTCTTTTCTTATCCAATTTCTCATAGATAGCTCTCTTAATCTTATTAACTGACTCATCATAGTATTCATCTTTTTGCTCTTCTGATAAACCAGTCTTATTTTGTTCTTGTTGTCTAGTCATTATCTCAAAGACTTTATTCATAGATGCATTCTTTTCTGCTACCTGTGCCATCTTAATCATAAGATTGTCAGAAGTGGCTACTGAGTTGGATACTGCATTGATAAGCTCTGGTATTGTCTCCGGGTTAGAAGAGGCTATAAGTGCTACATAGTTATCATTGGTTACTAAATTAATTAGCTTAACCTGTGCATCTCTCAGTTGGTTACTGGTAAGTGCAGATGTTTGAAGTGTCAATGGCATTACATCATTCACATGCTTTACTGCCTCTAATGGTAGTGTCTCTTTAGTCTCATTAGACTGCAATGCATCTTGTACTTTTTTATCATTATGCTCTTTAGGAGTCTCTGGTTCCTTAGGAGGAGTTAGCTCCTTGAAAGGTACTATATTGTCATCTTTATCTGTCATATGTCTATCTCTTTTTCTGAAGTATGAATTGCTCTAGTTGTGTCATTAGTTGTTGCTTTTGTCTTTCTGTCATATTACGGAATAACTCAAGCATCTGTAGTTCTTGTATAGTATGCTCTACTGGGAATTTCTCTAGTATGCTATTGAATGTACTTAATGACTGCATTTGCATATCATGTATTCTCTTGAACATATCTATAATTTCAGCAGGGGAGGCATTATCACTTTCCATCCAGGCTTTTGCTTTCTCTAAAGCACTACTGGCTACTGTAGATAATGCTTCGTATTGTTTTAGTACTGTACTAGCACTCTGAAATAGTTCATTGAGTATTTCTATTCTTTCTTTTAATATCACTCTGTAAATGCCTCTTGGTCTTCTATTATACGTAGCTTTTTCTCATAGAGATATGGATGGATTTGCTTATAGCTACGTTCTTCTGTTGCACTTAATACTATGTCTTCTGCTCCTAATAGGATAGGAGTAATTTTTTCAGAATGTTGAAAGCATCTCTTTAGTCTAAACTCTGTTAATTCTTTGAATGCATCAGCCTTCTGGAACATTGTGAAAAATAGAAAACAGTCGTTTCCAAATGTTTCATAAAGTAAGAAGAGTTGGTACTTACTTATTCTTAATACCTCTGCTATAAGGAAGAGTGCTACTGATTGTTTGGTTATGTTTACATACACATAGTGCGGTTTGTTTTTACGCGACATCTGAATTTTCCTTCTGCATTATTGACTGTATCAACGGTATGTATGTGTTACCAGGTTCATAATTGCATATCAGTTTTAGTTGACCGATTTCTGTTTCAACAGCACCTATTGATGCCTTTTCATAGTCTTCCATGAAGTCTCCGCAACTCACAAGGCCCTCAAACCACTCTTCATCATTCTGATATTGTACCACCGACCAATAGCATGAGTTTAAAATGTAGTTTCCAAGATTTGTTTTTGTTTTATCATACTTGGTCACTAATTTCTTTGTTACTGGGTCAACTTTAGGTACAATCTTATTTATAAGCTCTTCTAATACGGTATTAAATAACTCACCTTCTTGGTCTACTGTCTTAGAATATGTTGCTTTACATATTCCTTTTACTACCATAAATCTTATTCTTTCAATGAACTCAGGAAGTATTTTAGTTGTCTTTGCCTGAGTATTTTCATAAAGTTGTTGTAACTCCCAAACATTTTTATTAGTCTTTTTACCACATACATAGTAGTCTTTTTCAGTATGTACTTCTACTACTCTCTGACCTTTAGGTGGTCTTCTTTTAATCGGGTTTGTCATACACGTCATTAGTTGCCTCTAAAACTTATACTGTGCAGTTTAATATATGCCTGTTGAATATTTTGTGTCCCAATGATTATTAAGATAATCGGTCTTTTTAAGTGTACCGGTTATATTAACTTTCTTATAATTAGGATAAAGTTCCTTGAGACATTTAGAACAGTAAGCAAATTCACCGTCTTTATTGTACATCAAGGAACCTTGACTTTCTTCATATACTTCACCGCATTTATCACATACATAATGGTTTGCATTATTTATTCTATGGAATTTGGCTTTATGTTTTTCTTTTTTAACTTTTTCTTTATTTAGCTTTTCATAATGTTTTTCAATTTTCTTTTGTTCTTTTAATTGCTTATATACTTCTTTACTTGGTTTATCATCTTCTACTGTATCAAATTGTTCTGGTTCCAATTGCTCATCTAAATCAAAGTCACTCACCATTTGTTCATTATCTCCTACCATATTGATGTATTATAATGATTATATACCATAAAATTTTAAATTTATCATATATGTACAAGATACATTACAAAATATTTACAAACAAAAAAGAGAGGTAAGTATGAACCTCTCTATACAAAGTGTTTTATATGAAAAACTGTATCTTCAGTTCTATTCGGTTTGTTCTTTTATCTGCATTGCCATTGCATTTACTAAATCAAATGCACTTTGTGGCATTAGGTTAAGTTCTAATCCATTAAGGAATATCTGTTTGTTTTGATAAAGCTCTACCAATTCTTTTAATTTTCTTTGTGCTTTATTCACATTGATTTGCTTATATTGTTGGTAAAGGTCATCATATCCTTTTTCCGGATTGTAGAATAATATATACCTACTTAATTCATTATCATCTAGTAATGCACATTTTCTATTAAATTCATGTAAGATTGGAATACAGCCACTAAAGATTGCCTCTAATGTTGTTCCGTCAAAATCTGGATTTAGATAACTCATGTACTCTTCTAATGAGTCGAAGTGTTCTTCTGGATATTTACTATAGTCTTGTGCTACCCATACAAACCTACTATCTTTTAGTAACCTTTTACAGAACTCATGGTCACCGTAATCATCTGTAAAGAAGTCTACTTCACAAGGTGTACCTTCTGAACAAGATGCATCTGTCATTGGTAATGTCTTATAATTTGGTAAGTCTTTATGAGGGAACTCTGAATTAAATCCCTTCATTATCCTTAAGCCATTTGTTTCTTCTTTTTTTCTAAGGTATTCACACCAACCCATAAAAAGTTTTGCACCTTTAAAATTATTTGTTCTATTACAATACAACATGTTAATAGGACGGTTTTTCATAAGTTTCCAGCGTGTATCCAGATATTCTTTCGGGTCTTTATAAAAGGTAATTATATCCAATTCTTTTACCTTATTTTCAGGTACTTCCAGCTTTTTCACAAGAAACTCTGGTTGATATGTAAGAACATAATCACATACATCTATGTACCTCTTAATTGACAGGTCAGTATATATGTCTCTTATAACTGTTCTATCATGGTACACAAAAACTGTTATTGCTCTCTTACAGTTTTCTAATGCTTTATAAAAGTCTTCACTTGGCTCACCTAAATGATTTACTATAAGAATGTCATAGTTTTCTAAAATTTCTGGATTTTCTCCTGCATAAGTAATATTAGCATCTTTAAATTCTGATGTTATCTTAGAAGTATATGCATCTTTCCAATGTATAAATGTTACTTGATACTTTGGCTTTAATAGTTTATACCATTCATAAACTAAATTACATGCACCCGATGATACAAGTCTTAAATCATTTTCAATAAATCCTATTCTCATAGTGTTATAATACCTTTAAGCTTTCTACAAGAGTGTATTGAGGCTCCCATTTTAATAGTTCTCTTGCCTTCCTATTATCTGCAATCAATGATGCTGGGTCACCTTTACGTGGTTCTTTAATTATATAACTTATCTTAGTACTATTTGCTTGTTCAAATGCATCTAGTACTTCTAATACACTTGAACCATTTTTTGTGCCGAGATTAAATGTTTGCTTACAACCTTTATGATTTTCCAAATAGTCTATAGCCATTACATGTGCTTTTGCTATATCTCGTACATCGATGTAATCTCTTACACATGTATGGTCTTCTGGATTTTCACGTTTAACTGGATAACAATTTCCATACACTTCAAATATGTCTTCATTTTTAATTGTTCTTAATAATGCTGGTACAATATTTGTTTTTGCTAATTCTCTTGATTTATCAAACCAATCTCCGTAACCTATTACATTAAAGTAACGGAATATTACATAGTCTAACCATTCACATCTTGAAATTATTTGCTCTGACCAGTGTTTAGTTAAAGCATAATGATTTAACGGTTGAAGTACATCTGTCTCTTTAAGAGGCTCTTGAGATTGTTTATATATAGACGCTGTTGAAGAAAATATCATTTTTGTACATCTATGCTTTTTCATTACTTTTAGCAAATTAATTGTACCTTCTGTATTTACAGCTTCATACTCTTCTTTCTTTTCCATTGACTCAGGTACAGATGTAAGTGCTGCCAAATGCATTACCAGTTGAATGTCATGGTCTTCAAAAATCTTTTTTATATCTTCTTTATTTCTTATGTCACCTATTACACAAGCACCCATATTATTTGAATTTAGTCCAGTATGTAAATTGTCTAAGCCTATAAAATCTTCATAACCTTTTTCATAAGCTAGTTCATGTGCAACATGACTACCTATGTAACCTAATTGACCTGTGATTAAAATTGTCATTTGTTTCTCCTTAATACATCCTTTAATAAAGTGTAAGTTATATAGATTACTAATAGTACAAAAGGTACAAAAAATATCTCAGCAAGAATAACTAAGACCTTTATTGTCATAGCTACAGAAAATCTAATAAACTCTATGTCAGCTGCTGTTAAAATTTGCATCTTTATTTCTCCTTATAGTAATAAATATCCTCACCTATTACATTAAAAACTTTAAAGCCAAGCTTTTCAAAATATGGTCTATACTCTTCCATTGGCAAGGCTGTAAGTTTATCAGGTTTAATATTCTCAAAAATCCAATTGACTACCCTTTCAAGAACATTGTTTCCTCTAAACTCTTCTCTTCTATAGATATGTTCTAAGTATAAATAAAACCCGTCTCTTTCCTTATCTAAAATGAAATTAGCAACAAGTTCATTTTCACTGTACATCTGGTACAATTTTAGTCCTTTACTTTGCAATTTGTCTGTCTCTTCTACTCTAACTGCACTCTCTACAATTCTCATCTGTAATCTCCTCAATTTTTGATTGCTCTTTTATTCATTATATAATAAATTTATAAATATGTACATATCTATTACTAAAAATAGGTTACTTGGATAATGTATAAAAATCAAGTTATCTACAAGTATCTGATTAAATTTGACAGGTTTTATTTATATTTATATATGAAGACATATAAAGTTTAATCTGGATTTAATCTGATAGCTGTAATCTATCAATTTATACAAGTATAGGTTAAAATATGTTCATAAACAAAATAAAAGACCACTTGGTAGTGGCCTATCCGTTTAAATAAGAAGAGAGAGAGCTTTATGATAAAAATTTACTCACGATTTCATATGCTTGTTCTACTGCTTTATCCATGTTTAAATATTTATACGTTCCAAGTCTTCCAGCAAAAGCTAATCTGGGATATGTGTGATAAGCTAATTCTAAATATGACTTGTATAGTTCTTGATTTTCTTCTGTTTGAATTGGATAGTATCTTTCACCCTTTCCATTGTATTCTTCTGGATATTCTGTTGCTATACAAGCTTTCTCACAGTGTGGTATATACCATGAATAATCATGTGTCCTTGTATAGTCATAGTCATTAGGGTAGTTAATTACTGCACCTTCTTGTTGTATTCTTCTACCTGTTCCAACTCCGTACTTAAATGTACAAGTTCTATAAGGTAGTCTTCCAAACTTATAGTTAAACAAGCCATCAATAGAACCAGTATAGAATACATAGTCATATTTGTCAAATTCATTTAGTCCAGCTACTCTACCAGTCTCTACCTTAATATTGTCATGATTTAACATTCCATAAATCATATTAGTAAAGCCTAATTCTGGTATTCCCTGATATGTATCTAAAAAGTATCTATCATCTTTACTTAGTCTAAATGCCTTAAGTCTGTTTAACACATCTTCTGTTGGCATCTTACCCCACTGTTTCAGTGAATAGCCCTTAAAAACATTTTGTTCAATATGTTCTGCAAAATCTCGTATTTCTTGGCTTTTATGTTCTTTAAGTTCTTTTAATGTGAACTCTGTACCATAGTTATTATCTTCAAAAAGAATATTTTGTATAGTACTTATAAATTCATCTGCAACAAGCATTTTAATCGAGTTCAAATTATACGGTACTGGTATATAACTTCCTTGAGTTAATGCTTTTACTTTGTGATGATAGGGTAACCATCTTGTAAATTGACTCAAAAAGTTCCACACACCTGCATTGTTTGTATGAAAAATATGTGAACCATGTTTTTGTATATAATATCCATTTTCAAAAGCATCTGTACATGCACCACCTAGAACTTGAGATTGTTCAACTACTGTAATATGGTACCCATTATCTGCTAAAATCCTTGCTATTGTTGAACCAGTTATTCCTGAGCCTACTATAAGTATATTGTTCATTATGCCTTCCTTCATTTTAATAAACTGTAGCAAATACTATTGCTAATATAATTATAACAACTATTGATAGTATTGTTGCTATTATTCTTTTCATTCACTTATATTCCTCAAAGTCTGAATAAGGTCAATTATTTGTTCCTTATTACTACTTAAATATTCATAAGTTTTTATACCTTTTGCATTACCCATAATAGTTATCCAATCCTGTTGAATAATATCATTTTCTTGAAGATAAGTACAAAATTCTGTTATTGTTTTAAATTGTTCTGTTATGTTTTTATAGCCAGCATTTGATATTGTTGGTATAGGTAACATCCAAAGTAAATGTTCAAGAAGTTCATTATCAATTATTTCCTTCCATTTTTTATGCATTTCTTCAATTACCCAATTGGCTCTGTCTAGAGAATAACCACCTGTTGAAACTATATCATCTGCAGTTGCTTTAACTACATCACTAGGTTTTGTGATTTTGTTTTCATCAACAAGTTTTTCAATCCAACCAGAAGTTATTCCTTTAATTGCTATTGCCCAATATACTGCGCAACATTTATTTTTTACTTTTACTTTACAATCTGGATTTACACAATATATGTCAGCACCCTGTCTTTCAACTGTACCACCACATATAGGACAAGTTGTAGGAACTTCAATCTTTTGCTCAGATTTTTCTACTACACGTGTAACTTTTGGAATTACATCACCCATTCTTTTAACTTCTACTTTTGAACCAATAGATGCATTTAAGTCAAGTATTCCTTGTAGTGAACCTCCTGCTGCTTGAGATAAATTAGAACCTCCAACATTAACTGTTTCAAAAAGTATTTTTGGTACTAATTTACCTGTTGTACCTACTTCCCAAGTATATCCAGTAACCGTTGTAATTTCACCTTTTGGTTCAAATTTAAGTGCAATTTGTTCCTTACCATCTGTTGTTTTAATTACTAAACCATCCATCTGGAAACTTTCTGCTGTATCTCTTATATCTCCATAAGACATATAGTCTTCTTCTGTCATCGTTAATCTAGTAAATGGAATTTTAAATCCAAGTTCATATAGTCTTAAAAGTTTTGTTTTTTCATCTGTATAAAATCTTACGTCATCATTTGATTGAGCCATTTCTTCTGTACAAATATCATAAGCATAAAAACTTAAATGATTTGCGTATTGTCCATCATATCTTCTACAAATTCCTGGAATACAGTTTCTTCTGTTAGAATAGGCATTATTACTTTGATTACACAAGTCTTCAAAGTCAGATTGAGCAATTACTACTTCACCTCTTACACTTAAATAAAGTTCTGTTGAATTAATTGTGTGCGGAACATTTTTAAAAGACAAAGCATTTTTAAGTACATCTTCACCTTTGTCCCCTCCCCCTCTAAGTATTGCATGTGTTAGTTTACCTTGCTCATAGACCATTTCAATCGATAAACCATCAAGTTTTGGTTGCCATAAAACATCTTTATTTTTTGTCCATTTTTCAGCTTGTTCCCAAGTTTTAAGTTTATCTAAAGAACCCATCGCAATTTTATGTTCTAAAACTTCCCAAGGTCCATTTTGTTCTGGAGTATATCCTACATAATCTTTTGGAAATAATTCATCATACTCTGCATCTGTTATAAGTGGTTCATTTTCATAATATGCTTTTTTAAGTTTTTCTTGTAATACTTTTCTTTCAACTGTTCCTGTATGTAATAAAAGTTTAACTTGTTCGATATCTAATTTTTCTGTCATTATATTCTCCTATTTGTTTAAGTATTCTGTTACATCAATTTCTTCAAAAGCAACTTTTGGTAACTCAGGTAATTTATATTCTTCCTGGTCATCTTTTATTTCATATACGTTGTCACTTATTTGTTCCATTGTCCCAGTACCTATAATAATTGGTGGTTCAGATGTATCTTGTTTTGATAAACTAACTTGTTGAACTCCAATTATTACAACACAAATAAGTACAATAATTTTGTAAACTCTGTGAGTAAACTTGATTTCTTGTTTTAATTCTAAAATTCTTTGTTTTGCAGTTTTCTTTTGATTTTCCATTTTGTACCTCTTTCTCTCTTCTATTTTGTAAAATTAAATTTTATTTATAAATACATTATATAATAAATTTATAAATTTGTAAACCCTTTAATTGAAATTTTATTTACATTTGTTTACAAAATAGTATAAATAGATGAGGTACTAATTAGTAGTTAAGCTCTCTTACTACTGACTCTGCATTTTTATTATCATTGTCTACTACTGCAAAATAAGCAATATGCCCTTTATTTCTATACTTATTGTAGTATACTTCAAATATTACTCTTGCATCCTTCTTAGTAATGTTAGTCTTTATGACTTTACCCTGCACAGGACCTGCATTAATGTCTAAAGTAATTGTATAGCAAGAACTAAAGAAGCTAGTCTTAATGCTTTTAATACAACCTAATGTGCTATCTTTTACATCTTCACCTGAACAAATTTTCTTTGGTGATTTGTAAAATGGTACTATACATTGATTTTTAAACACTTTGTCTAAAGATAGCTTAGACAATCCTGGATAGTCTTTTACTAGAGTCTTCCAAGCTTTCTTAGGGTATTTGATTTTAAGTAACATAAAAATACCTCCTTATTGTACTATAATACCCTCTAAAAGTATTAGAGGGTAGATTTAGAGGTATTTAGTTAAATGGTTTTAGCATTACTTTTCTTATAGACCATTCATTAAACGAGTTTGATATTTCTTTAACTTCAAAACATTGCATTACACGTTGAGGTACTTTTGCTTTTCTATTGTAAAATATTTCAAACTTTTGTTCTTTTTTGAAATTATACTTTCTACTACAAGTAAGAATGTATATGTCATTAATATAAGTATCAAAAGACTCTCTTCCTGAACCAAATGTCTCTTGTACTGGGTCATATAATAATAACTTAGCTCTTTTATAAGTAGGTTCTATGTCATATTTACCAGTATTTGAAATATAATTATCTCTGCCTTCATCATAAGTATTTGGTGCTTTTTTGTCATAGACATTCATGTACACACCATGCACTTTTGTTAAAGCCTCAATAACATACGGATTTGCATGTTGTACTGCAAATTGAATAGTTTCTAACATAAAATGTTCTCCTTAGTCTTTTGTCTAAAGTAATTATCAAAATCTTCGGGATTATAAAAAGCTATCCAGTTTAAACTATTTCTTTTTGCATTTTCTCTTTTTCTTACATCTAAGTCAGCCCAAGTATAAGCAATACTTTTGTATTGTCCATTCATTGTTTTTAGCTCTTTTAACCATTTTTGATGTTGCCAATTATTTTTATCAAAAGGCATACAATTATGATAATGACTAAAATGTAATTCTACCCATAAGTCTAATTCTTTTAAATAAAAGTCACAGTGTAGATTAGGTTCACCTGGATACGGTTTTTCACATTCTACAGTAAAGCCTAACTGTTTCATCCATTCTATACAAGCATCTGCTACTTTAGAAGTATTAAAAGTACCATTTTTTCTTTTTGTTTCTGCTATATTAGCCAATAATTTGACCTTCTTTTCATTTGGCATTTGATTATACCATTGTTTAATACCATTAGAAACATTATTAGAATGTCTTTTTAAAAACTCTTCTGAAGCATTTTTCCAAAAAGACTTATTAGACTCAGAATGTTTTTGTCTAGTATTAGCATCTTCCCACTGAGTTTTTACAATTAATGAAAGTTCTTTTCTATTTTCTGGCTTAGCTAGAAAAGCTTTTCTAGCCTCACCTACTTTTTTCATGTGCCTATCATGTAATTCTACTTTATACTTTTCTATACTAAATGTTTCAAAAAAGTTTTTATCTATAATCTTATACTTAAATTTAGATACTTTTTCAACTTTTTTGTCTTCTACTAATCTTTTAAGTATGTAAGAATTTATACCATATTTTTGTCTAAAATAGTCTAATTTCATATTTACCTCATAAAGAAGCGTTGCGAGTCTCTTACTGCAGCAAATATGTGCTTACACATACCTGGCAGACTTTGAGGATTTACAGGAGGTCTACCAGATGGAGGTGATACTCTTTTATAGCTTTTAGGTGGTCCTCCATATAAAGCATTAACTGCTCTATCCTCCCAAGCAAACCTAAACTGAAAATCTTTACAACCACATCTCACTCTTACATAGTTTTTCTTGCTTGGGTCTGTAACAGATATTCTTTCAAAGTAGATTGGCTCTTTTGTCCTAGTATCTATAATTTTAATTGACTTACTTGTTATAGGCTTATTAGACATTTCTACGTTATAAAACTGTACCCAGACATTATAACCTTCATTACTTTTAGAAGTTGACTCTACTCTGTATCTAAAAGTAAGTATTTTAGATGTCATATTTGGAATTATGTCTACTAATTTGCCAGATACATCAGGATAACTTCTTGCCCATGGTCTATACTTTTTAGTACTATCATAAAGTTCTTTAAATGTGTACATTACTTTAATCTACTCCTCAATAGCTGCAGTGCATAATCTTTAGATTTATAAGCCTCTAATGGACAATAGTACTTTCCTAAAGGAGACTCTATTTCTACTAAAAATCCATATTTGGTACCTTGCTGTACAGAAATAATAGACTTTACTTCATTCTTATAACTTAATCCCGATGTGAGTCCTGATACCAAATTACTTTTCATACTATGTCCTACTTCCCATGTAACCACGGAACCAGAATTGTTTCTCTTTCTGCCAGTTAAGAACATCTTCCATAAGAGCTTGCCCTTGATTTTGTAAGTTATCTGCAGATATAGAGTTAGGCATAGCATCCATTCTTACTATTGCCTTAATATTTCCTAAAGAAGTAAGTATGTTTGCTGCGTACCATGTTTCAAAAAACTCTGCATCATCTTCTGCTATTTCTCCAAAGCATTTATACTGGCCTTTATAATTTATGTTAATCATTCCAGCAGAAGTGTCTGTTTGAGTTATAGTAAGAACTAAAGATGTTAAGTCTAATTCAGCTGTTCCTAAAGTACCTTCAAATTGCCAACAATGTCTTCCTCTTGACTTAATAGCTAAAGTACTATCTCCTTTTGCTATTGTAAGAGTAGAAGGATTAGGAACACAGTTTAGTTTTATTTCAACTTCTTCTTCACCTTCAAATACTTCAAAAGGCTCAACATCTGACTCTACTTCAATCTCAGGATGCCTTGCAAGATATTGCACTTTAAATGGTGCAGATGAACCTGTATTAGTAAATACTGAAAGCATTTTAGTTGTTCTATCATAAGTCCAACTTTGACTATCCACTGTTACAGCTTGAGGTGCTATCATTGCTGCATTACCAAAAGCTATTGACCTTGGATAAATACAATCATCTGGCATTTGATAAGGATTACCTCCAAATGTTTGAAGAGTCTTTATCAAAGGACAAAATCTCTCATACTTTTTGAAAGTAGAAACAAATATCCTATTTAGGATATTCCAGTCAAACTGAAAGGCCTCTACTGGTATAGCAAAAAGGCCTTTCGTTGTTATGACATTTTGAGTTACTTGCTCTAAAGTTATTGACATTTACTACTCCTGAGCAGCTTGTTCTTTTGCAGCTTTTTCAGCCTCTTCTTTAGCTTTAGCCTCTGCCTCGGCTTTTGCTTTAGCCTCAAGTTCTTCTTTAGCTTTTTGTTCAGCAGCCTCTTTTTCAGCTTGTTCTTTTGCAGCTTTTTCAGCCTCTTCTTTAGCTTTAGCCTCTGCCTCTTCCTTAGCTTTTTGTTCAGCTGCTAATCTTTCTTCTTCAGCCTTAGCTGCTGCTTTAGCTGCCTCTTTTTCTGCAGCTACTTTAGCTTTTGCAGCATTTGTCATTTCTTCTGCTTGTTTTTCAATTTCTTTTTGTGCAGCTTTAAATGCTTCTTCATCTGCTTTAGAAAGTTCTTCTTTAGCTTTTGCAGCTAGTTTAGCATCTTCCTTAGTATAATTAGAAGAGTCTTCCAATTTAATTTTGGATAGTCTCAATCCATCTAATTTTGATGCTTTACCTAATCTAGCATTTTTCAACTGTTTTACCATCTCTACATCTTTGTTATTCAAAGGTAAAGAACTTTTTGCTGGAATAACTCTAAATTTTGTCAAATTAATTCTTAGAGTCTCTTCAGTGTGATTGTTTAAATAGTATCTGTCCATTATGGTCTCCTTTATTTTGTACTATATTATATAAAAAATTACTAGATTTTAAACTGTTCAGCAAGCGTAATCTTATATCTCTGTAACCACTCTTTAGCTTTTTCTAAATTATGAGACTTATAATTACCACACTCTTCTTTAGAAGAGCCAGGAACTTTTGTCTGTTTTAATGACCAATCTATGCATTGTATTAAAACTTCTGCCACATAAGACTCTTGTAACATTCCAGGTTCTGTAAATAATTCTAAATAAAACATTGTTTGACAACCACCAGGATTAAATGACACAACCAATTCTTTTATGTTATTATTCCCTAGTTTTAGCCAAGTAGCAAATAAATGCTCAATAGTATGAATTGCATCAATAGGTATAACTTCTGTATTTGGTTTAACAAATCTTAAGTCATATATTGCTATGTTTCTTTTTACTTCTTGTACATATAATCCAGGTACAATTTCATTATGGTCTCTCTGAAATGAAGGTATTTTTACTGGATTACTATCTTCATAATATTCATCAAATATATCTGAAGTTCTAATTCCATCTACACCCATCTAATGCCTCCTTAAACTTTTCATAAAGCTTATTTTCATCCAAGCTTTGATAATCTACTTCTGATGTTTTATTACAATAGTCAGAAACAATCTTAAAGCAACTAAAAGTTATATCAAATTCCCGACAAAAAGCTAATATGTCAAATGCTTCCATATCATAAAAGTATCCGTCATAGATGTCTTTTTTAATAAATTGAGAAGTAGTTACAAGTGTACTTCCATTATGATGTTCTAGCATAGGATACATGTCATTTTTAGTAAAATCACAGAACCAATTTCTATCTCCGTCTTTAAAATTACTAGGAATTACTATGTCATATATTTTGCCTTCTTCAACATTACAACCACATAGCCCTATGTTTACTATCTGTTTTATAGTACATTGACCACAATCATCAAACATTTCTGATGTTAAATGACAAAGAGCAAGGAGAACATTAGTTCTCCCTACTCCAGTTTGATATACATAAAAGTTGGAGTTTGTTTCTTCTTTCCATTTATTAGCTAATTTGGTTTCTAAATTTGTAGCTGTTAAAATTATTTCCATAGTTATTTATTACCCTCCATTGTAAGCCATGGAGCTCTAGCCCTTTCTGGATTATACTTTGGTCTTGACTGTTCAACAAGTAATAAATCATGTTCTTTCATATAGTCAATAATTGCTGTGCTTAAACCTTCAAATACATTTTGAGTCATATAAAAACCTTTATCTTTATAATGTCTACAAGTATCTCTCATTCCAAGCTCTCTTTGAGCCTGTATAAAATAGTTAACAGATATTGCTATTCCCTTTTTAAACTTTTTAAGTTCATTAAGCCTACATACTTTATATGTCTGCCAGTCAAAAACTACATATAAATTCTTAGACATTATATTATGTAACTCAAAATTGTCATAGTTTGGTTTATAGTCATAAGTTATTGTATCACCTACTGTCATAAAGTCTGTAACTGGGTCATCAAAAGATGAAACAAAAGCATCGCCTCTGTGAGTATAAAAGTATTTTCTTTTTTCTTTCAAATAATGAAACTCCATTGTTGTATTGATAAAGCCTTTAAGATTTGATAACGTTTTAAACGTCTTTGTCTTAAAGGCTTGTATTACTAATTTAACTGTGTCTTGTACAAAATCTTCTGGTTCATAAGTTTTGTGTCTTGTCTTTAATGTTTCAATTGGTACACGGTACTTAAAATCGGCTAATTTGTCAACTTGTTTGTAAATCTCTTTTACTAATTCATCGTTTAATTGCAGACAGTTTGTGCTCTCTACCTCTAATGTTTTGACCATAGAAAAATCTCCTCTTTTACTGTAATACTCTCTAAACCTCTTTTGGTTTATAAATTGATTATATAACAAAAATAATAATATGTACATAATATTACAAAATATTAAAACTTTAGTATTAGAGTACTACAATAGTACCTGAAAATTTTATATATAAATACACCTAAAGTACTTTAAAGGTTTATCCAGATTTATTCTGCATTCTCTACATAGACAAAAGAAAACCCTCCTAGTTGGTAATAGGAGGGTAATAAATATCTAATTTTACCTTATCCCCTCATCTAATAGCCTGACTCTTGCCTCAGGATATTAACTTCCATTTTATTAGCTAAACAACGTAAAAGTTCATCATAGCTAACATAGGTTACACTTGCTATTTTTCTAAAGTGTTCTAATGCTTTAGAAAATGTAAGCCAAACTTCTTCAGGTACAACACAATTACCATCAGATTTTGCTTTCCACGGTTTAAATACACAGTGCTTTCTAATTAATGTAATGTATTCATCTTGCTCAACATTTGCATAATTAGGACAAGAAGTAATACTTATACAAGTATTTGTTGTGTCCCATAAAGCTTGTTCCAAACTATATTCATCAGATACTTTAACACCCAAAAATAAGTACTTATTAACTAAGAATAATAAATAGTCAATAAGCTCTTCTTTTCTTTCATTAGCATCTGCCTCCATATATTCTTGAAATTCTATTGTTTGATAGACATTATGAGACAGTGACATTTGTACATCATCAAATTTAACTTGTTTTTCTGGTATGTCTGAACCTAAAAGTTTTTGAAAGTTAATCTGATTGTTTAATAAATCCTGTAAACTTTCTAACTTTATTTTATCCATTCTTCCAGCCTTTCTGGGTAAATTGTTCTTTTTGTGACTCATCCATTTGGTTATAGTCATTTAGTACCTTTTGATGTAAGTCATCTTTTGCCTCAAAAGTTTTACCAGTTGTAATACTTTCTCTCAGTTCTTGTTGAACTTTGCTTTCATTTATCTGTTTTACTATATCTTCAGACATTTAAGCCTCCTTAGATTTTATAATAGTATAAGAAATATCTCTATTCAAAGAATAAAATGGATTGTACTGTGGATTAATAGAACCTGGTTTCTTAGAAACAAAATTTCTGTCAAATACTTCTTTTAATCTATATTTTTCAATAGATACTGGGGCTACTATTTGACAAATATATTCTTCACCACCATTCCAAAATCTAAAGTTAACATTGTATTGTTCAGGTTTTGATACTCTTCTTTTTCTTTGATATTTCATTAATTTCTCCTTATATGTAAAATATACCTTGCATTTGTTTATCTTGTACTAAAACTCTTGACCGCACACTTGATAGGCTGTCTTAATATAGTTAAACTCTTCTATAGGACAGTTAAGTTCTTTTAAAGCTTGTGAACATGGTATAACTGCGTCATTTTTATGCAAATAGTTTCCTATGTCTTCTAAGTTATTTTTTAATCTAGTCATCATCCTTGCATCTGTTTTTCTTGACATATACTCTGTCACATCATAAATTTCATTTATATTTCTGTGTGGTACTTCTACATAACTAAATGAACCTGGTTCATAAATAAGAACTCTTGACTTATGATTTAACATTGACTCTGCTAATTCTGTTCTCATTAAAGAACCTGGTCTGTATATTGTTACCATGTCTACTTGTTCTGTGTCATACTGCCTATGGTCATGTCCAAGAATTAAACTACACTTAACATCTACTTTTTTCAAATCTTCTGTAACAAAACCTGCAGAAGGTTCTAATCCAAAGTTATAAAAATGATGACCAACAAATATAAGTTCTGCTCCAACTGGTGCATTATCTATTGCCTCTTTAAGTTCTTTCTTAGCTTTAGTTATTGACAAAGTAAGAGGTGTAAGTAAAGTTATATTGTCAATTATTTTTGGCTCTCTTAGTATCTTAAGTACTCCTGCCAATTCTAAATTATGCAAACAAGTTTGATAATGAAATTGCTCATTACCATAAGGTTCATCGTGGTTACCAATTAAAGTAAGAAACTCACCTTTAAACTCTCTAAGTATCTTAATCATTTTGTTTTTCCACTCATCAGATGCACTCCACTTATCGTGTATGTCACCTAAATGAACAATTGTACTTACATTATTTGTATTACAATAATTAATTACCCATTCCAGTTTCTTATAAAGGTCTTCATTATAGTCACATAGTCTTCCTAAAGGGTTTCCATTTTTTCCATGTATATCTCCAATGAAACATATTTTTGTCATTTATACTGTTCCTCTACTATTTTACATCCTTGCCATGCATTTTTAATTTTAGCATAAACAATACTTGTATAAGTACCCTTTGTTATTGTATAGAAATTAGCTATTTCTTCTCTAATTTCTTTTACTGACTCTTCAATGTTTAACTGCCCTTCATAAACATCTATACAATCATATAAACTATTTCTTAACAATTCCAAAGTTCTTATCCAATATTCTACCTCTGATAAAGCTTGGACATCTGCTTTTTCTCTTATTAATAGTTCATTAACTAATTCTAAGTTTCTAATCGAATTAGTCAATTCAAATTTTATCTTACTATAGTTCATCTTAGTCATACACACTTAGTGACTACTCCCTTTTTAACCTCATAGATTTCATCTGCAAACTCTACAAATCTAGGGTCATGTGTTATTAAAACTACGCACATTTGATGCTTGTTGCATAATAGTTTTACATATTCAAAAAATCTTTCTACGTATCCTGCAGAGATATTAACAAATGACTCGTCCAAGAAAAGATACGGTGATTTCATTCTAAGTAAATAGTAAGTTAAAAGAATAAAAGATACTACTGCTTTTACACCTTTACCATTACCTTTTCTTAGTGGAAGTTCTAAATCTTTTTTCTCGTCTATAAGATAGAATGTAATAGACTTATTATGTTTATTAGTTATGTCTAATTTTATTCTATATAACTCGTCATAAAATACATAGCCTAAAACATGATTAACAAAATCTTCCATTTCTTTTATTGAATGCATATAACATAAATCTACAACTTTAAGATAATACTGCTTAGCACTTTCAATAAGTTGCTTTCTTTGTTTAAGTACTTCTACATCGTCATTAATAGCTTTAACACTTGCTTGTAAGTTATTTTGCTTATAGCTATAAATCGATATACTTTTTCTTATTGAACTAATTTCATCTATTAATTCTTTTGTCTTAGAGCATTCCGTCAAGAGCATCACACTGTTCCTTCATTTTCATTATTACTTGTTCTTCTCTAGCTGCAAACTCTTGCATTTCTTGATTTGTCTTTGAACATAACTCAGATAATTCTTGTATGTTAGTAACACCTTCAGATGCATATAAAGCATTTAATTCTTTTTGCTTTTCTATTGCTCTTTGACTATGAACTTCCATTCTTTGATTTAGCTGTTGTCTTTGATTTTGAAGTTCAACTACTTCAGCTAAAGTATATTGCTTTGTCATTATTCCTCCTCAATAGGTCTATTACAATAAGGACATATTTTTATTTCATCTAGTATAGAATTAATACTCTGTAATTTTTCGCTATCTTCCTTAATATAAGCATTTAATATGTCTATGTCATTAATAAGTTTTTGTGCTAGTGTTACTTTATCAACTATATTTTCAAACTTTTTAACATCATAAGTTTCTGTAGAAAATTTAGTTTGACATAAATTTATGTACTTTATGTCATTATTTGCTTTAATTAACTTAGTTAACTGTTGCTCAAATTTCTTAGTATCAAAAGTTTTATTGTCAAGCTTATCTACTTTATTAACTTCAGATACATACATAGCAACTTTTTCTGTGTCTTCATAAAGTTTATGTAGTCTTTCATATTTTTCTTGTAGTTGTACTAAGGTGTCTTGGTCTGTCTTTAGTTTCTCTAAGTCTATATTATCAAAGAATTCATCTATTTTTGATAGTTGACTTTGTTGTTGTTGCACAGATTTAGTCATATCTAGTATCTTATAGTCAATGTCTTCCATGTCAAGTTTTATTGTTCTTAATATGTCTTCAGTACAACTTAAACTTAAAAGTCTTTCATAAGTTTTGAATATCTGTGCATCTGACCTATCAATAGGAAATAATCCGTCATCTTCCCCTTGTACATTCATAATCTGTCTTGTGTCATTAGGGTCATATAGTAATCCAGGAATTTGACCTTCTATAAGTTCAAAAAGATTTTTTCTTGCTACCTTTTCATATTTGACATCATTTACTCTATAATTAAAATGTCCAGTACCTGCCTCTACTTGAAACAAATTGTTTTCATCATCTGTAAGACCTATCCAAGCTGTTGCTTTAGGGTCTTCTGCTAATGCTTGATTGTTTATCCATTTTTTGTATGCTGGTGAATTTGTAAGACCGTCAACTAATGCATAAAATAAGGCAGACTTACCTTGATTAGACTCACCTTTTATGCAAACAAGATTTCCCGGTTTAAACTCTACCTCTGCATTTCTTATAGAACACACATTTTTGTACTTTATTTTCATTCAATTGTTTCCTTTATATCATCACGAATTCCATGATAAATTGCTGTAAAATTAAAACTTAAAGTTTTAGCTGTCTCCATTGTTGTTTTCAACTCAGATAAAGCTTGGTTCATTTGTATTTTAATTGTACCAGGAGCTGTATTAATTTGTTGCAAAATTTGATGTCTAATATTCATTGTCCATAAAAGAATAATATCTAACTCTGCAAGTACCTTTTCAATAATGTACTTTTTATCTTTATTAGTCAACTCTTTATGCCTGTCATAATAGTCAGCTACTGTCTTTGAAGCTTTTAATGTGTAAATATTAAGTTCATTATATTCTGCCTCAAACATTATCTATACTCCTGTATCCAAGTATCTATTGTTCTATTATATGTCTTTTCCATAAATGGTCTAAAATAACAGGCTGGTAGTTCTGTATTTTCTGCCTCTCTATGATGCTTTATACACTCACAACATCTGCCTTTTCTTGGACAAGGTTTACCATTTTCATCTACCCATGTACAATTACATTCATTTATTTTGCAAGACATTGTTTCTCCTTAACTAAGTCTTTATCGTTTAAATTTTTATAACCTGTACCAGGAACTAATGTTTCTATTCCTTTTGACTTAGCCCAGTCTATAACATCTGGATGGTCATCTATAAGTAACAAAATCTTATTTGTTTTCATTAATTCTGTGCAAATATTCTTTTTGTATACTAATGACTTTTCTTGAAATTCATTAAAGAACATTTTGTACCTTACTTGTCTCCAAGCTAGTTCTCCATAGCACTCAATAATATTGTCACGTAACCAATTTGTTGTTTTACCTCTCATTATTTCTGGTCTTGAAGTAACTATTGCCACGTTTGTTACTGATGCTAATCTTACAAATAGTTCAAGTATTCCATACTTTGGTTTAATTTCTTCTAAATGCTCATAAAGATAAGCTGTGCTAAAATCATTTTGTACTTTCTTTTCTGGCTTTTTAACTCTATAAGCTTTACCTTCTTTAGCATAGTTTTCTTTTTCCTTTTGCCAGGCTTGCAAATTTGTTAGTATAAAGTCATCACTATCTGCTAAACAACCATCTAAGTCAAAAATGACTATATTTTGTTTAATTTGTTCTTGTATTTCTTTTTTATAGCTTTTAAAATTAGTTTTCATAGTATTATAATACACTTTCAACTAATTTTTTGACCAAAATAATTCTGATTAATCTGATAAGTATCTGATTAAATTTGACAGGTTTTATTTATATTTATATATGAAGACATATAAAGTTTAATCTGGATTTAATCTGATAGCTGTAATCACCTATTCGGTACTTAGACAAATAAAAATCCTCTACTTGAGAGGATTTTATAATGTACATGTTAAGTTTTAGTTATTTTAAAGTACTTTCAAAAGTATAAACAAAGATATTTGAGTCATTTACAATATGTTTCCAAGTACCACATGATTTATTTTTAACAACGTATTCAAAGTGTTTGTCTGTAATTTCAATTTTTTCTTCACCCGGTGTTAAGTCAATAATTGCATAGTTTTCTTTTCCTACTAAACCCTTAAGAATTGACTCAGCTTTTCTACATTGTTCAAATTTATCTGCAGATGTCTCAAGTAAAATCATTGCATCTTGTACTTTTTCAACTAGTTTATTAGGAAGTTTTGCTATTACTTTAATAAAGTCAATTTCTTCTTGGTCAACTTCATCTTCAGGGAATGTCTCTACCTCGAAGTTTTGTTTTTCTTTTGGTTGAACTTTTTCTACAATTTTTGTTGCCTCTTCAACAAGTTCATCTTTTGTAACTTTTCTTCCTAATTTCTTTTCTAATCTATACCACTTATCTTTAAGTCTTTTCTTTAACTTTGTTGCCTCTTCTTTTGTAATTTCTCCTGTTGTCTTTTTAATTTCTAAATCTTCAAGGTCTCCTAAGAGGTTCATAAAAGTGATTTTCGTTGTTTGTTCCATAATTGTTTCTCCTTTTTATTGTAACTTGTATTTTGTAAAATTAAAATTTATTTATAAATACATTATATAATAAATTTATAAATTTGTAAACCCTTTAATTGAAATTTTATTTACAAAAGTTAATGTAAAAGTTCTGAAAAATAACAAAATTAATAAAAAAGTCCCTACTAAAATTAATTAATAGGGACTTTTTTCATATATTAATAGAATAAATTATAAGCCAGGCATCATTTCAGAGCGCTGAAAAGAATTAAGCTTATCTAAGTCTTTATCAGGCTTATGAACAATAGCTACTTCTGTGGTAAGCAACATTGATGCAATAGAGGCTGCATTTTGTAATGAAGTACGTGTAACTTTAGCTGGGTCAACAATACCTGCTGCCATCATGTCTACATATTCATCTGTTTCTGCATTATACCCATAGTTAAAGTCTTCAGATTTTGCTACTTCATCTCTAACTACTGGAGCCTCTTTACCGGCATTATCTGCAATAGTAGTTATAATAGAACTCAAAGCATCTTTAACAAGATTAAATCCTGCCTCCTCATCTTTGAACTCTGACTTATACCCAAGTTTTTCTAAGTTTTTAGCTAGTCTTAATTGAATTGTACCACCACCTGGAACAATACCTTCTTCTCTTGCAGCTTTTGTAGCTTGTACTGCGTCTTCAATTCTTAATTTTGTTTCAAGAAGCTCAGCCTCAGTAGGTGCTCCAACTGTAATTAACGCTGCACCACCACCTAATCTTGCAATTCTTTCAGAAAGTTTTTGCTTTTGATAAGGAGTATGGTCACCTGTTTCTAAGCTAGATTTAAGCTCAGCTACTCTTTTTGCAATAGCATCTTTGTCAGCATTATCACATACTATAGCAGTTGTATCTGCTGTAAGTGTTACTTTAGTTGCTATACCAAAGATTTCTGGAGTACACTTATCTAATTTATTTATTGCTGTATCTACAAAAGTTGCACCAGTCATAATAGCAATATCTTTCATAATTTCTTCTTTTGTATCACCAAAACCAGGTGTTCCAGCAACAGCCACTTGAATTACTTTTCTTGCATTGTTAACAATTAATGATGCTTGTGCCTCACCATCTACAGAGTCAGCAATAATAAGTAATGGTTTATGTTCTCTTGCTGTATGTTCAACAAGATGTTGAATTTCACTAAAGGCAGCAATTCTTGCATTAGTAATAAGAACAAGTGTATCTTTAAGTTCAACTTGTCTCTTATCTCCGTCTGTAATCCAGTAAGGTGAAGTATAACCTTTATCATAAGCCATACCTTCAACTACATTTAGTTCAATACCAAAGTTTTTGCCTTCTTCTACAGTAACAATACCATCTGTACCTACTTTAGAAAAAGCCTCTGCTACTATGTTACCAATTTCTTCATTACCACCAGCTGACACTGTAGCAACATGTTTTAACTCTTCATCTGTATCTACTGCTTTTGATTTACCTTTAAGATATAGTACAGACTCATCTACTGCATTTTTAATTCCTTTTTTCAATTTAACAGGATTTGTACCTGCAGCAAGTAATTTAACGCCTTCTGTTACAATTGCTTGTGTTAAGATACAAGCTGTTGTTGTACCATCACCTGCAGAGTCATTTGTTTTTGATGACGCTTGAATTACTAATTTTGCACCAGCATTTTCAAGAGCATCTTCAAGAATAACATCTTTTGCAATTGTTACACCGTCATTTACAATTTGTGGTTCTCCATATTGTTTCTGAAGAACAACGTTTCTTCCTTTAGGACCTAATGTAACTTTAACTGAGTTAGCTACAATATTTGCCCCTCTTACCAGCTTTTCTCTGGCGTCTTCTTTAAATTTTACTTCTTTAGCCATTTAGTTTTTACCTTTCCCTACTAAAATATCTGTAACATTAAGTAGTTTGAATTTTCCTTCAGGTAAGTCAATATAGACTCCTGCTTGTGACAAATAGTATACATCATCGCCTACATTAAACATTGTGTCACTAATTGTCTCCCTGTCTTTGATAGCTCCTACAGCTCCTATTGTACCATAACTGTACATACTTGCACCAGTTATTAACACAGAAGTAGCAGGAAGTTCTTTTTCTTCGACAAGTACTTTGTTCAATCCAGGATAAACATTACTTGGTAGTGTCATTTAGTACCTCCTTTAACTCTAATACTGAATAAATTCCATGTGAAACTACTTTTTCCACATCTTTATATTGTATATAATACTCTCTTTTATCATTATCTATTAGTTTTGCATTGATTTTTATTCCTTCTATGCATAAGTCTTTTTTATTCTTATACAAATACCACCATAAATCCGTTGATAATCTTATAGCTAATGAAAACTTTTTATCTTTGTCTGGACTTAATAAGTAAATTTCTGGTAACCTTGGTTCTTTAAACTTTGTAATCAAATAACAATTACAACACTTAAACCTGTCTTTACCTAAGTCTACTTCTATATTTGGACTACCACATCTTGGACAATAATTTTTGCCTTTTCTATGTTTAAAACATTTATTAAACTGCCAATTTATATACAAAGTATCTTCATAGTTAAACTGCTTTCCATTAAAGTGAGTCTTGTTTTTACCTTTTGTCATTGTTAAAGCTGTGACAAAATAAGATTGTCCTCTGTTTAGTACAACAAAAATAAAGTCATTTTTAAATCGTACTTTATAGTGAAAGCCTCTTGACTCTGCTTTAACTAACTTAGCTTTACATGATTTTATACTTTCTGCAATAAATTGTAAATCTTGTAATGTTAAATCTAAACCAAATCTTTCCTTTGTTCTTTGAATAAAATGTTTAAATTTCTCAAGATTATTCATTTTTAAACTCACATATTTTGTCTAACATTTCAAAATGTCTTTCATATACGTGAAAACTTGCTGCATTCCAATAAATTCCATTATCACAAGATGTAACTTCTGGATAAACTTTTCTTATGTCTTCCAAAAGTTTCATATACACATGACAATGCCAAACAAAGTCATTAAAGAAACCAAATATTGCATCATTAGACCGCATGTTTACTATGTACTTTAACTTATTATCTCTTATAAAACATTGGACAGTATTAGTACATATAAAATCATTCATTCCATTTCTACAATAATCTACATGCATTGATGGTCTTGTATAAATCATTATAGCTCTTCTAGATGCTGGATTTTTAATTAGTTCAACAAAACAGTTTTTATACTGTTCACCATTTTCTATACTAAATATGCACCAGCCATAGTTAGAATTTACAAGATTGTCTTCTGAACATATTTGTGTCCATATTTTTGCTTTTTGTCCTATAAAATCTACACTTAAGTCTAATGAATTGTACCAATCTAATTCTGCCTTTACATATTCTTCTGATGTCTTTTTACCTGGGTAGTTAAAATAAGGTTGACTAGGATTAAGTTCTGCTGTCATGTTAAGAATTTCTACTAATTTAACTCCAGACTTATCTTGTACAAATTGTTCCTTTATTTTTAAATCTTGTAATTTACTGAATATAGGAAACATTCTTTGTTCATTTGTTATCATTATTCACCTCTTTTACTATTTAACCAAGTATTATAATATTCTCCATTAAAGTACTCAGGAAGTACCAGATTGTTTTGAAGTGTCTTTAACTTATTTTTATATTTAATATCACTTTCACATCTCTGAATTTTATCGTGTAATTCCTTACCATCAAAAACTTGAAGTTCTTCAGGTATAAAGCTATTTTTAGTCTCTGTAGCCTCTACAAAAGTAATGCACCCATTATAAACACATTCCCAGTATTTTACTGTAATCCAATTGTCTGTAAATATTTCTGGACTATCCTCTGTATTAAATAGTACTAATGCATATTTACTTCTCTCTAGAATATATTCATAAGCTCCTTGTCCTAAGCCATCTAAAAACTGTGGTCTTTTTGAATTACTACGAAAAGTTTCTTTAGCTTTTTCATTTGTCCACAGTCCACATACAGAATAGTCATCTATAAAGTCTGTAAATTCTATTATTTTATTTAACCTAGAATTATGTATTTCTGAGTCTGAAGTAACTTGATTTGCAGGTATAATAAGATTTATTTCTTTCTTTTTACTTCCTTTTTTATGCTCTTTTTCATACAGCCATAAAGTCTCAAACCTAAAAGGTTCTATCTTTACACTTTCAAAAACTAGACTAGAATAGTCTTTATTGTCAAATTTGCATCTGTCATAAAAAGTAGGTTTAATGTTTTGAGATGCTACAGTAAAATCTAATCTATCTAAGTCTGCTGCTTGTGGTAAAAATCTTCTGTCACTAAGATAAAAGAAAATCTTTGCATTTGGATTTGCATTCATCAGTCTTATTTGAGGTGCAACTCTTTCAAGAAGTCTTTCAGAAACTAACGATGTTTTAATTGACTCCCATGAAGGAATATTTTGACCTCCATTATAAAATGCATGCGGTCCCAGTACTATATGAAATTCATCTATTGCACAAATGCTAGAAATATCATTTGCATTATCTGTTGCATTTGACTCTATATATTGTACATTTTTGTTATTAAAATACTTACAAGCTTTATTAAAATCCCATTTTGCTTTACCATAGTAAGTAATACAATTGTTTTTGTCTTCTGAAAGTATTTTCAAAAGTTTTAAACATTCCCACTCACCTAGCATTCCATATCTTAAATCTTCACCAAATAGATTTGGCTCATTTCCAAATTTTGATACAACTATATTTCTCATATCTTATGTCCTTTATTTATAGAATATAAATACCTAAGACAGTCTTTTGGCAATAAAAAATCCCTGAAATTCAGGGATTTATATTACAGTATTGTCAAGAAAGAGTTTATAGCGAAGTTAAATAGTCTGTTAGTTCATCTACATCTGGAGAGAATGAACCTTTACCTATTTCTGAGTACTTATTAGCTATTGCAGCTTTTGCAGCTGTATTGTCTTCATTTTTAATTTCTTTAGCTGCAGAGTCTGCTGCATCTGTACTATTGTCATCAGATGGTATGCTTAAGTCAATCTTTTCAGCATTTTCTAAAGTTTGTCTTTCTTTAAAAGCTTTATCAGCTGCTGCGTCACTGTTGTCATCAGATGGAATAGATGTATCTATTTTTTCTGGCTCATCACTTTCACAAATGTCAAGTTCATCTTCATAGATATCAAAATCATCGTCATCTTCATCAACTCTGACTTCTACTTCTTCTTTACCATCTTCCTCAGAAATAATAAGTTCTTCTTCGTCATCTTCAGTTTCAGATGCATCAAGTTCATTCATTACAGCCTTGTTGGCATCGGTTATACCAGGTTCTTCTGGTTTACCTTCTGAAGGAACAATTTCTGTTTTGTTAGGGTCACTTTCTTCCTGAATAACTAAGTCATCATCTACATCACCACATTCTTCGATTGTTACATCTGTAGTCATATCTGACGGTTCATTAACAGGTTCACCCGGGAAAGCATTACAAATTTTCTCTACGTCAGCTATAATCTCAGCTAACTTTTCAACAGGAATATCTGTATATTTTTCAAATAGCTCAGCAAATTCTTTATGGTCTTCATGTTTTGGAGTTTTTGCTGTCTCTATACTTTCCACTGTTCTTTTAATACTATCAACTAATCTCATAAGTTTCTCCTTTGTTTTAGTACAGTATATGTTATATTAAAAATTAGGCGGTATTTTAATAGTATCAATAAGAGAGCCAAACACATTATTCTTGTCTAATTCGAATAAGTTTAGTTCTGCTTTTGTTACTGTACCAACCAATTCTCCTGCATCATCTAACTCTGTAAAATGAAGAGTATATCCAAAGTCTAGTTGATACATTATTCCATTCTCAATTGGATTTTGAATTGCTGTGTCATTTTTTACAAAATTACCAGCTTTTACTGTCCATAATTCTGGTTCTATGCATGTCCATTGTGCTTCATTATCATCTTGAACATTGTCTTTTACAGTACTCCATATAGGTTCTGTTTCTCCAGATAATCCAGCTTTAGAACACATGTATAAATAATTGTTAGGTTCTTTTGGTCTTATATACCAACCTAAAGGATACTGTTCTCCAGGTAACCATTCTGGCCACAATAAATCTTGAAACTTACAAGAAAAACTATAATTAGTCTTAATTAAAAGAAAAGAATTTATAGCATTAAAAAGTTTTGAATTATTTGTTAGCACAGAAAAAAGTAATGGTAATTCAACATATTGAAACTCTATATATCTTTTTATGGTATTAGTTACTGGCCTAGGAAACTGAAAACCATTACGAGGTTGAATAGTACTTTGATTAACTGAGTCATAAGAGTAAGCTAATGCTATCCAATCATTTGCTCTCTGTTCTTCCGGTATTTCTGCATAATATTGCTTAAACTGGTCAGTTAAGCCTTTTTCCATGTCATAAAAGAAATCTGGTATGTTTGGTAAAGTATTAAATCTTGTAGCTAATTTCTTTTTAACTTCTGTTACTACTGCTTTTACTGCCATAGATGCACAAGCATGATAACCTAAATTTTCTACCATTATTTATCACCAATTTCTGTTATTCCAGGTTTCTTTAATGTATGTCCAGTAGGAACTAAACCTAAGTCAGCAACTGTACCATCCTCTGTCTTTTTTACTGCCTTAAGTAAATAAAGAATAGACTCTGCAAAAGCTTTAGCCTCTTTAATTGGAATTGACCATCCGTCTTCATTACCATTATTTACAGAAAATACTATGTTATCATCTTCTATTCTAAAGGTATTTCCATCTGTATTTCTTATATAATGTCCCTGTTCGTCTGTATCAATATTATAAGAACCACCATCAAATGTTGCTATGGTGTCTTCATTTATTCTATTTGCTTGTTGAACAAGCTGTTTAATTTTACTCATATTACCTCGTAAAATCATTAGGATTGACCATTACTAATTGTATACTACCTACAGGAATTCTATTAGTAGTTGCAGCTTGAATAGTTTGAGGTTTACTTGGAGGTTGTTGAACATATCTAAGTAAGCTTATAAAAGGTTCAAATTTTTCTTCTTGCAGTCTCATATAAGCTTTAACTTTCTCAAGGTTCAAATATCCTTGCTCAATAGCCTCAACAAGTCTTATTTTTGTTTCATATTTTTCAGACTCTGTTTCTGAGTCATTGTAGTCTTCTATCAATGTCTCACAAATATACTGCATATTTAACTTTTGTTTTACTGTATTAATAGTTTCCATAATAAAAAATTTACCTTAATAATGTGCCTCTAAGTCAGCCTGGTCTTTATATAATGAATAAAAACTTTCTTCTTTTCCATTTATATCTAGAACTAATCTCCATTGCTCCCAAGGAATATTGTTAACATTATCATTAACTGTTACATCCCAGTTCTTTTGAGGAAGATTATTTTCTTTTAACAAAGTATTTGCATGTTGTAAAATAGCATAAAAGTAGTTTGTCCAAATTTTACCAGCCTCATGCTGAGCAAATAGTCTTCCATAATGAATTGCATTATGACAATACTTGCATAAAGGAACTATTTCTTTTAGTCTTACTTCACCTGTCTCCCAATTAATATCATAAACTTCATGAGCATCAAGTTGGTTCTTTTTTGAGCCTTTTTGTTGACTTTGATGTACTCCACAACAAGCACAATGTCTATCTTGTGACTCATATACTTGTACTCTTATTCTATCCCACCAGCCATCATCTATCTTTGTTAGAATATTTCTAGGATTTTGATGATGTAATGGAGTAGGTACTCTATAGCCAAGTAAAAGACTAGGGTCTTTAAATAATGGTACTTTTACTTTGATTATATCGTCTATTTCTAAATATTTCTTTTCATTCAAAGGATTGAATGCATAATTAAACTCTAGCATCTCGTATAAAGTCTCCTATTTGCTCAATACATTCAATCTCTGTATTGGCCACTGTATCTAATTTTAAGACAGGAAATTTATACTCTGAACAAATAAAATCTGTTGTAAGTCTAAATGAATTTCTATCATTTTTTAGAATTTCTTCTGTCTCTTCTAAAGTCCTATTTCTACATAACTCATCATTCTTTTCTTTGCATCGTGTTGCTAATGTTAAAGAGTCTGCGTCACATAAAATAATTCTTGTGTCTCTATTTGCTTTATGCCATATTTCCCAATAGTATAAATAAGTATTAATAGGAACTCCATCTTGTTCTGTTCTATTAAACTTATTAGCATATACTCTATCTGATATAAAGCCTCTGTCAACAATGTCAATATAACCAAGATAATTATTATCTTTAAGTCTTTTAATTAAAGTACTTTTACCACAACCATCTGGTCCTTCAAATATTAAAGTTAGTTTATCATTAAATCTTATCATAGTTATTTAATACCTAAAAACTCTTTACAATAGTCATCAATACGCTCTTGTTGTTCTAAATAATCTAAGCCATATGCTCTATTTTCAGCCTGTTTCCAGAGTTTTTCTGCTATCTTAAGGATATAGTCTCTCTTATTATCTTTTTCAGAATTACTAGAAAGACTATTTTCTCTGATAGTATAATTATACAAAGCTTTATCTATTTTATATACAGTTGTCAAATGCATACAAAGTATATTATGAAAATACCAGTCATCGTAAAGTTTTATGTCATTATCAAATGATATCTTATTTTTATCTATAAACTGCTTACTTATACATTTTCTCCAAAGAACTTCTGGTACTTTTCCAAAATAAGCATTAGAAGTATGTAAGTCATAAAAAACTGTATCACCTATATAGTTGTCTATCATACTTTTTGAATAGTCAACACCTACTAAATCATAAATATTGGCTTTATAGCAATAACAGTCATATTTATCTTGATACTTAACAATGTAGTCTTCTAGCACACTCAAAGCAAATGGCTGTAATGTGTCATCTGAGTCACACCAAACTATCCAATCTCCTTGTGCTAAAGATAAACAATTATTACGAGTAGCACTAACTCCTTGGTTTTCTTCTGATGTAAATACTTGATATGAACAATTTCTTTTAACTAGTAAAGTATCTAACATACTCCTCAAAAAGTCATGTTCTTTGCATTTACCATCAAAGCATATAACTATTTCATAATCTAAAAATCTACTGTCATTTTTTGTTATTTGATTTTTAGCAAAATTTATGCATTTTTCAAATAATTGAGGTTCTGTTTTATATACTGGTATTAATACTGAAAATCTCATTGTATGTTCCTCTGTAACCATGTGTAATATTTTGTACTATGCCATTTATCTATAAGATTTTTATACTTTTCTATTACTGTATCTGTGTCTGCAATTAAGTCTTTTAATTCATCTACAGACATTATTAACTCATCAAAGAATGGCATTAAGTCACTTCTTTGACTAAACAACAGGCCGTATAAACAGTCTAAATTATTTCCCGGATGTATTAAAGGTATAGTACCTTGAGATAGAGCCAATAACATTCTTGTAAATGATACATACTTTGGATTTTGAGATGGAATAGTATATGTAAACATAGACTTTTCTACTAAGCTTTCATAGATTTTATTGTCTACCAAATTATCTACACCACCTGCTCTTATAAATACTTTACAGTTATGATTATCTTTAAAAGCATTATATATGTTTAAGAGTTCTGCTGTTCTCTCTTCTGACATTGATGTACCACCAAAAGTAAACAAGTATGTCTTAAAATAGTTTTCTATTCCTTTATCATAGTAACCTAAGTCAGCAAAATTATGAGGTGCAGCACCTTCAACATTATTCATACTAGAATATAAATAGTACTTATTAGGTTCTATAAGTTCTGTATACTTAAATTCTAACGGGTCATAAACCATGTGATGTACTGTTACACCCAGTTTAGAAAGAATAATTGGTATTCTATTTCTTTGATATGTATACTTATCAATATGTTTACTAAAGTCTGCAACTTCTTTTACATCTTCCTGTGTATACGGTGTAAAATAAGTTCTTGCAATATACATATCTGAAAAGTTTAAAGTTTTCTGTAGATTTTCTAATACAGTATATAAGTTACTACATAAGTCATCTACTATAATAGGTTGTAACCAACTTCCTTCTAAAGTCTTTGCATAATCTTTTTCTTCTGAGTCAAATAATGCATAAACTATTGTGTCTTTTCTATATTTCAAAAATCTGAATTGTCTTTCAACTGTACTACTTGATGTCGGTCTATTTGAAAGATAAGGTTGAAATATTAATACATTTCTCATTGCTGAATAATCTCCTGTAATACTTTTGATATAGAATTAATATACCTATTAGAGTCCTTCAAAAGTTTATCTGAGAACTTCCTGCAATTTTCAAATAAGACATTATATCTACTTATTGCCTCTTTAATTTGTTCTGTGTCTTTTTCATTGTCTATAAATACACAGCAATCATAAGACTTCAATGGTTTACCTAAAACATCATAGTTTTCTGACTTTTTAGGAAGTATAGGAATACATCCATAAAGTATAGACTCTAATGCTGCCCCTTCTAATCCCCAAGGAATTTCATGCATTGTACTATTATCAAGAGGCGCAGTATATTGCCAGCTAAACTTAGAGTCAATGTATTCTAAAAATACTCTTGTTCTATCTTCTATTCTAGGATATAGCCAAATAAACCCTTTTTGTCTTATACCTGAGTCATAGTATTCACCCCAAATTACCCGTTCATCATTTCTTATTATATTGTTAAAGTTTTCTTTATCTAACAAACTTGTTTCAGGATAATAGCCTTTCATTACTATATAAGACAATTGTTCTTTATTAACTTCTGCAAAATCCAAAAACTCTTTTGTATTTTTCCATGGTACTAAGTTATTAAAGTACTTTAAGTCAATAGGTCTGCCCTTACTAGATAGTTCACATTTTTGTTCTACTGGTTTATAGAATAAATCAAATGTAATCTTATGAACATCTTTATGTGTTCTAAAATACTCTGGTACATAAGTTAGTACAGAGTCACATTTACTTACAAGTAAAGACATATTATAAAAGTCTATTTGACTTTGTTCTTTAGGGAATGTTCTTTGATGACATATGTAAAGTTTTTTAGTTTTAACATTCTTCTCTATATAGTCTAAAAATAATTGAAATGCACAGTCTTTTATGTACATTTTTCTAGACTCATACAAGTCATTCATTATTACTATATCATAAGAATTTATGTCTACTTGGTACACAGTTTTTGCACCTAATTCTATACTATAGTCATCTAAGTCTTTTAATTGTACCCAGTCAACTTTATGTCTTCTACCAAGCAAATTAAACCAAGCATTTACAAAGTTAAAGTCACCTGTATTCCTGTATTTATGGTAATACTCTAGAAATGCAATTTTCATAAATTACGTCCTTTAAATAACCTTCTTGTAATATTTTTACCATCTTTTGATAAAACTCACTAGAAATTTGAAGACCATCAAAAGGTTTCTTAATCCAGCCTTTAACAGCCCACTGGTTCAAATAGTATATTTCTTCACCAGAAAGTTTTTCTATATCTAAAGATGAATTATCTAAAGATTTAACCATAACATACGGTAGTAGTCTTAGTTCTACTACCGTACCTTCAAAATCTTCTTGTATCAAAAGTTCTTTAACTTTTTCAGTTAACTTTCCTCTTGACATTGTTCTTCCTCATCTTTTGTGATAATAAGTTTACCACCTTCATATTCTACAGTTACAGTTGTATCTTTGCTAAATTCCATGTCATCGGTAAATGCTTTAGGTAATTGTAGCAAGAAAATACCACTGTTCTGTCCATGAGGATATAGTTTTCTTCCTTTTAGTTTCATTATCTTACGCCTTTCTACAAGTTATGCCTGTTATTACATTAAAGTCTGTTTTCTTATGATTTATTTCTTCGTCAGCTTTCAATCCAAGTAATGAATTAATTGCTCCTGAAAATGTACCATAAACTTTTAAATCAGAGATATTATCTTCGCCAAATACTTGTTTACACATATCTCTTACTCCTCTTTCAGTCCAAAAAGTTTTAAACCCTTCAGAATTTCTATCTCTATAACATGGACCACTTACTGTCAAAATTAGTCTTCCATTTGGTTTAAGTAGCCATTCCATATTTTTAAGGGCTGTTATAGGGTCTAACATATAGTTAAGAACTTGTGTACAAATAATTGTATCAAAAGAATGTCTTAGCTCTTTTGGAACTGTTGTTATTTTCAATATATCAAATTGTACAGTTGCCTCTTTTGCAACATCTTTCATTCCTGTACAAATTGTCACGTCTTCTTTTTCTTTATCAGAGTAAAGTATTTCACTTCCACCCCATTCAAGTATCTTTCCTTTTATGTACTTTTTACTTCTACATAAGTCTATATAAGCTTGAATATATTTTCTATCAAATGCTTCTGGAACTTTTGTAAATCTTAGCTCATCTATAGATTGTAGCATAAAATCTTGATAAACTTTCTTTTGTCCTTCTGCTGACATTCTCATATATCCTGATGTGTTAGTAATAGTTGTTTCCATTTATTTTACCTTTTTCTTTTTTGTTTTTGACTCTTTTATAATTCTTTGAATATATGCTGGTTTAAAATAGTACTGTCCATCTTTATTCTTTTCATTCTTTTCAGCATATTCAATTTCACATAGTATATTATATACTTTGTCTCTGGGATTACACCCTATTATAGTCAATTTATCTTTTGTACTTTTATCTTCAAAAGTTTTTCTATAATGCTCAGGTTTTAAATCCCATTTAGAACAATTTCTTTCCCACTGCTTTTTATTTTTCTTTTCTAACTTTTCTGCGTATTCTTTATTCCAAGCTTCTCTTTCCTCTGGAGTCCATTCTTTTGTTTTAACATATTGTTTATAAGTTCTTATTTCCTTTGAAAAATAACCTGTTGCACCTATGTCAATTTTTAGTTCATAGTAGTCTTTACTTATGTCTCCTAATTCAAAATGTCCTTTCATTTGAATGCTTTTAACTTTTAACCCTGTCTTCCTTAATAAAAGTTCTATAGCAGCTTTGTATCTCCACCACTTATGTTTTCTATTTTCATCTTTTGGTACTTCAAACCATTCTTTCCAAAACCACTGCATGTTTCTTTCTAACTCACTAAGAACTCTCCAAGGACATCTTGATTGTTCATTAGTATAAGTGTCAAGTTTTTCATTAATAACCTTGATTTCTTCCTCTGTCATGGCATTAATTTGTTCTTGTGTAAAAGTAACATCTTCTTTTGTAAGTTCAATTTGTTCTTCTATCATGGTTCTCCTGTCTAATATAAAACAACTTATTTATAAATACATTATAAAACAAATTTATAAATTTGTAAACCTTATTGTTTTATTTGTTACATTTATTTACAATTATAAATATATTTTATTACTAAAGTAATTAAAATGTATAATGTACAAGTACCAGATTGTATCTGAATAAACTATTTTAACTCTTTAATATAAATATGAGGTAATTCAACAGGTACTATTCTGCATTCTTCTCATAGTCTCTATCTGTTCTATCATATAAGACTCACCTAGTTTTAACAAAGGCTCAAGCTGTTCTTTTACCTTAACACATGCCCTACACTCATTCATTTTACTTAAGTCAAACCACAAGTCATAATAAGTATAAAAGTCACTTGTAGGAAGTCTATGTTGCTTTAAGCTTAATAAAGTCATTAAAACTTGTTGCATAAAATAATATCTAATCTTATTAAACTTTGTTCTATTTATTTGAAAATAAGTATGTATAAACTTATCAAAGAACAACCACATAAAATCTATTACATAAGAGTTATCTGTTTCTTTAATTAACTGTATAGTAAGCTCTCTTTGTTTTTGCCCATCTATTGTATCATTAAAGAAACAATATTTAATAAGACTTTCTTTGTTCTTATTTAAAAGTGTCATCGCCGTCTGGTTCATTATTTAATTCCTCTTGGCTAACTCCTGCACCAGCTACTTCACTAGGTTCAATAACTGCTACTTGTTGAACAGTTGCATCGTTAGTTAAGTCAAAATAGCCTAAACTATAAAGCATTTTAACTAACATTTCATAATTGTCTGCAACAAATTGTTTGAAGTTTTCTTCACCTTCAAGTTTTTGTTCAACACCATCAACCATGTACTTATAATACTTTGTACCTTTTACAAATACTCCTGTAGCTATCAAAGTATTTTGTAAGAATTGTGCACAATCAATACCTTTACCCATAATTACAGGTACTTCAAGTTTTACACGGTTTAAGCCTTTACGAGATTTTGTGGTATAAAGTTTTCCATAATATCCAATCTCTACATCAATTTCTCCATTAGGTGTTTTCTTTTTACCCCAGATTTTGTACTTATTATACTGAGGATGTTCAATAATAATCAATGCATCTAATGCGTGTTCAATAGCTTTAGTAAGTTTAGCTACCCATTCTGGTTCATACATACCAGCATTTAAGTTAGACGCTGCTTGTACTATATTGAATAAAGTAACACCAGCTACACCTAAAGGTGGTCTAACAGATTTGATTAATTTTGCTAAAGGTCTTGCGTCAGCTGCATAAGTTGCTGCCTCACAGTCACCTTGTAATATATTTTCAGCTACTAAACCTGACAAACTATCTGCAACTATAAATTCATAATTAACAGTACCTGCATTTTTTGCATCTATCAAGTCTCTACAAAATGATTGGAACTGAGAATATGTATAAAGGTCATTTACAAGGTTAAATCTTGGCCATTCTTCACCATTAACTGGTTCTAAATAATTACCTAATCCAGCACCTTTAACTTGGTCCTCATCAACACCTTGTTCTATGTCAACATAACATACAAATCTTCCAGCGTCACATAATGCTTTACATATTTGTAATGATATAGTTGACTTACCACCACCTGGAGGGGATGCTATTCCGTAACAACCACCAAGTTTAATACCACCATTTAGGATTACATCTACAGGTAATACTCCGCATGATATTTGCTCTTTTTTCTTATATGAAAACTTTTTTAAATAGTCTCCTGCTTTAGCCATTTGTTTCTCCTTTTTATCAAAAATAAGCTGGGAATTAACCCAGCTCATTTTAACTTATCTTACTCTACTAGCTGTTTAAAATTGAATTAGGGTCAAAGTCTAAATCAACTGCTGGAACTTCAAAAGCTTTAGGTTGTTCCACTACTGGAGTAGGTTCTACAGCTGGTGCACTTACTGGAGGTTGTACAGCTGTTGCTGGAACACCCGGAGTGGGTACACCTTGAACTGTCATATTAGGGCTTGGTATACTTGTAGTCGGTTGTTGATAAGCAGGTGCTGCAGGTATACCAGGTGCAACTTGTTGAGGTGCTTGTCCTGGAAGTGGTGCAAATGCTCCCTGTTGAGCTGGTTGCTGATGTGCACCATGTGATGCCATTGCTGCTTTAACCTTTGCATCTAATTCTGGTTTCATTGCCATAAATTCTTCTTCTGTCATTTGTTTTGGCATTGATGCAAATAGTTTTTCTGCTGTATGTTGTAACTGCTCTTCTACTTGTGCTTTAAAAGCAGGTTGTATCATCCAAGATGCTTTTGTATCTTTTTTATGGAATAGATATGTCATTGCTCCATTTACTTTTTGAGCCTCAATGATTATATCTCTTTCAAAGAAGTCTAATCCTTCATTCATGTGAATTGTTTTTAACAACAAGTCATAAGCTGTATAAGTCATATCAATGTATTTTACTGTAGCAGCCATTTGTGCAGGATTAGTAGGGTCTTGTTCATAATGTACTACAGGAATGTAAAATCTTGGTTTTGCTTTATGAACATCAAATTTACCTGGTGCATCACCCCAGCCTTTTTGCCATGTCACTTGTTGACAACATGAACCTTTAAAGCATTGGAATAATCTACCATTTTCACCCATCTCAGAATTCCAGTGAACTCTACAAAATACGAACGGTGGTTTTACTAATTCTCCTGTTTCAGGATTAACCATCCCTGGAACTTGTCCTAAGAATGATACTAGCACTTGTTTTCCCTCTTCTATCTTAAGTTGAGGAAGAAACTCCGACATTGGCTCAGTGCTTGCATAATTAAATTGTGGATACGCTGGTGCTTGTTGTGACATAATTTTTCTCCTTTTCTTGTCTTGAGCATTTCACCTTTTGTAATACTCTATTTAATTTGTTTAATTCAATAGTTATTTTTGTCTTATCTTCTATTTCTGTTTCTTTTACTAATTTATCTAAACCCTCCTTAAGTTGTGTTACTAATTTTGTTTCAACATCTTGTAATGTTAGTGCTTCTTCCAAAAATACCTCTTCACCGAATATTGAAAGAACACAAAAATCTTGATTAACTGGTGTATAGAATTTATACCTCAAAATGTAATTAATTGCAAATTCTAATCCTTCTCTAAATATCTCAGAATTTCTATCAAAATCTAATATGTTAGACTCACCAATTGTATCATCATGAACTAAATTTATTGTTCTATATGATGACTTTTCTTGCCTTGTTTTATAACCCATGTAACAAATTCCAAGTTTAATTGCATCTGCACCTGAACCTTGCACGGGATAATTCATCAATTTTCTGTCTGTGTCTACAGCTAATCTTCTACCGAGTAATGTCTTACATTGTGTAAAAAATGGAACTTTCTTATTAATCTTATGTAAAGAACCATCTTTATATTTAACCCATCTTGGTATTTCTAATTCTGTGCTGTATAAAAATAAGTTTTTAGAATTTTCAACTACAGCTTTAAGACCTTTATATGTATCAAAGAATGCATTAACATATTCTTGTGCCTCTTTATCTGTAAGTTCAAAACCATTGACCTCACCGTGTATTTGGAATGTTGTCCAATGCATACCGTAAATTAGTCCAAAGTTACACATTTTTCCAAGCCCTCTCATTTGTTTTGAAACAAACCTGGAATTTGGATTATTTTCTGCGTCTTCTTTTTCTTCCTTAGTATGTGGTATTTCTCTTTTATACAACATTGAGGCTGTAAGATAATGTAAATCCTTACCTTCTTGATAAGCTTTTAACATTGTCTCATCACCTGAAACCACTGTTGCTAATCTTAACTCTACAGCTGCATAGTCTGTATCAAATATAATTGTGTCATCTTTTGACTGATAGATTGAATTCTTAATATCTTTTGGAATTTGTTGCATATTTGGTCCACTACAACTAAATCTTCCTGTATTCAGAAGTTGATTAAACTTAGGGTGTATTCTATTGTCCCATGGGTGTATATTTGTATCACTCATAGATATCATCAATCCGCGTCTTGTTCTTGCTGCTTTTGAATTTGATATCTTTTCAACAATAGGATTATCCCAGTACTCACTTAATGTTGCTTGTGACGATGACTCAATAGCTGGATTAACTCGTTCCTTTAAAAATGCAATACATTGTTTAGCTGAACCACAATTAATTCCTAACTCTGCATCTGTTTCTTCTATAAGTTTATCATAGTACTCAATTTTCTCTTCCATCATTGGAATATTAGGCTTAACACCTGTAAATTCTATCCTTATTACTTCTAATAAAGTTTGCATTTCAAGTGCTAAAATTGGATGTATGTCTACTAATGGTCCTAAAAATCTTATCTTTTCAATGTCATAATTTTGAGTATCAAACTCTCCGTAAACTGCTTTAAATTGTTTAACCATTTCATTAAATAATGGTCTTAACACTGCAACGTCCATACTTGCATATTTAAGCTGTTCAGCTGATAAATTATCTTGTCCCCAAGTATGGTCAATTTCTTTATCAATTTTATAATTTAAGAACCTAAAACAGATTGCCTCTAAGTTATGACCTATTTGTTGGTCTTCTGGGTCTTGTGCCATGTGTATCATTCTTGATGCTAACATAGTATCAAAACAGTATTGAGGACAATATTCCTCACCATAGGATGCCATAATTGACTTAATATCAAACTTTAAGTTTTGTCCGATTATAAACTTTGTTTTTACTAAATTAAGAATACGTCGTTTTTGTTCATCTGTAACATAGTACATATCAAAAGGACAACGTGTTCCTCCACCACCTAAAGTTATAATTCTAATTTTATTCTTAAACGTATCTAAACCAATTCCTTCAAATTCTCCTGCTTTAGCATTATAAGCACCTTTAATGTACTTATATTCTTCACTTAATCTTGCCTCAGCCTCTTCTAATGTTTCAGCTACATAATCTTCAGAAAATGTTTCAATATCGAGGTCAATTTTATCATCTGTTTCAAGCATATCTAATGCTTTATCATACATAGCTCGAATATTATCTGTATAATTTGTAGGCTTTGGATTATATTTTCCAACCTTTATTTGTTCTGGTGTACATTTTATTCTTACCATGTCATTTATGGCCTCCATTTTATCTTCAATTTCACCGTATTTATATAATTTATATACCTTCCTAAGTATTTTTGAATGTTCATCTTCAAAGAAACAAGTAGGATAGTCTTCGTCTTTATTAAACCCTAAGTGGTGTCCTTTTTGGTCATATCCTTCAGCTCTACATAAAGGGCATGGATATCTTTTTGAATGTTCTAAAGTAGGTAAATAACTTAAGTCTAAATCTTTGTATCTACTTATGTCAACAGTTGTTTGCTTAAAGTTAATTGATGCAAATTGTATGTCTGTATAGCTATATTTTTCCCAAGGAAAATATTCTGTTCCCCCAAGCTTAACACAGTTTTCTATAGGTTGTTCTGCAGAATAAAAGAACCTAGTTGCATCTACACATGAACTATCAGCGGGTTGTTCTCCTTTTACATTTAACTTTAAGTCTCTTAAAATATGTTTATATAGGTTTTTATATTCCCTATAATTCAGGTTTATCTGAGTGGCCAGTAGTAAAACAATCCTATATCTCTCACATATTATCCCATTCTTTTCTTTCATGTGACTTTTAGTGGGACATTTATATCCTATGTATTTACTAAACTGTTGTTCTCTCTCTTCACTCCAACCTTCATCGAAATCTAAGACTAAAAAATCCGCAAACCCTTTAAAGTTTGCGGCTTTTCTTTTACAATCAATAAACTGAGCTGCAGAATACATTGATTTAGGTGCACAAAGTATTTTAGGTAAGTCAGAAAATTTTATAGAGAATGGTTCAAATCTCGAAAAGTCTCTTCCAATTGATAGCCTAACAACTTTGTCATACACATCTAAAATCCTTATTCTGCTTTAGCTACTTCTACTTTTGGCCAAGTAGTTTCTTGGAATGCTTTCACATAAGAGCGATTAGCATAAAATGTTTTCTCAGTTCCATCTACATAAGTTACTTTTGCATAACGTTCAGCAGATGTTCTTGTCTCATCATCGGTAATTTTAGAGAAAACAACTGATTTTACAGCAGCTGTATCTACAAATACCTGGTCACCCTCTTTGGTGTACAAATGTGATAATACTGTCATAGTATTCTCCTTTTCTTGTAGTGGTTATACCACGTGTACTCTATACATTACAATTTTTGTATAATTATTTAATACCTTTTAAACTATTCTTAAACTGTGTAAAGCTAATTCCAACTGTCAGGTTCTTTTTCAATGGTATGTCAAGGTCTCCGTTACAAATTGCATCTAAAGTTTCATCATCAAATTCCTCTACAAATTGGTCACCTATTGATGCAAACTCTGGTTTAATAGGAACTGTATGTGTTATGTCACTTGGACCGTTTCTATTTACAATAACTGATATGTTAAGATTACCAGATTTTTTCATTTCATCACTTGCATAAGTACATAACATTAAACTTGCTGACCTTTCCATTTCTGAAGTATTAGCAACACCTGTTGACCTCATTTTCTCGCCCTTAGTTAATAACTCTGTATATTCACGTGTTACCTGTCCCAATCCTAAAAGAACTAGTCCTTTTTCACTGAAACTAATACTAAGTTTTGTCATAAATCTTACATAGTACTTATAAAGTTCTGTACCTGATAAGTGCTTACCTGGTATAGGGTCATCCATAATGCTAAAATGGTCAACTACAACCATATCGACACAACCCCATAGTTTTTCATAAAATCTTAACTGACTTTCAATTATGTCAGGTGTAAAACTATACAAATTTTCAGATGAAAGTACAACTAAATTACCTGTCATACTTGCGTCAAAGTTATCTTGCATTTTATTAAACAAATTTTCTCTGTCATCAGATAACTTATACTTTTTAATTTCATTAGTACTAATTGGAATGCCCATCTGATATGAATGCTTACACAATAAGTTACTCCATACTGACTTATACTGGTCTTCTAATGTCAAATACACAACATTTTTGCTTTGATTAATTACTGCGTCATATACTATATTACAAGCTAATGTTGTCTTAAAACTTTTTGTAGGTGCAACAATAGTTGTAAATCCTTTGTAAGGTAAAAAGTCTATATCTGTGTCAAGAGGTAATATTCCTGTTTTAATTCCCTGTCCAAATAGTTTCTTTTCCTTACTAAAGTTAACAAATACTTCTTTTGACTTAGTAGGTGCTTTAACTAATTCAGATGACACTTGTTTATATTCTGTAAGTACATCAGACGCTGTTTCTAAGTCACCTTTCCAAGTAGATGATAGTACTTTATTTTTATATGCCTCATCTCTTAAGATAGTTTCTATTGCATATATGTCATCACTATGAAATGCTATTGGAACATAAGTATTAAAATAGTCTGGAAATTGTCTAGATAACCAACCTAAGTCAGGAAACTTATGATGTCTGCTATCATAAAATGTTTGTACTGCCTCAAATACAGGACTATAACTTGTGTCATATTCTGTTGTTGTCAAATAATTCTTTATGGTAACAAAATTTGAATATGGTACTTCCTGCAAATTGGCCAGTAAGTGTGTAATTCTTTGTATTACGTCTGTATTCATTTATATCTATCTACCTGTCTACTAACTAGTTCTGGTTTTGTTTTTGAATAGACAAAATTATCTAAGTCTGTATCTGTCATTTCAAACCAGGTTTTCAATATGGATTGATAAGTATCTTGCCTCCTTGTTTCAAAAGTTCTTGATAACTTATTTATGTCTTTAAACCCATACCTTTCAGCTCTATCTTTTGTTATAAGTTCTTCACTAAATAACAAACTTGTATTTGTTAAATAGATTACAGTACAAAAACCTTGTTCACTTCGTTTTGTAACTATTGCATCTATTGTCATATCTCTTAATTTATAATCTGGGAGAACTGTATACACATCTAATATAAGAAAGTCTGAATTAATTATTCTTACAAAATCTTCCTTATCATTTGTTCTATCAAATATTAAGTTTGCTAATGTCTTTCTTTCTGGTGTGTACTTATTTAAAGTATGTGCCAAATAACAAACTAAACTATCTAACATTTTGGAATTAGTTGCATATACAGAACAAGTTCTTCCATTAAGAAGTCTATTTTTATTAATTGAAAAAGTAATAAAGTCTCTCAAAGTATAAGTGTCTTCTTTAATTCCAGGAAACTTCTCTTTAAGAACTTCCATAGGTCTTTTAATATCTTGATTAAAAGATTTTTCCATCATGTCATAGTATACTTTTGCAGACAAAAGAACTTCTTGAGTTTTAGTAACTCTTGTCCAAATGTATATATTATCTATTTCTGACTCTGGAATTATAAGTTTATTATCTTTTACGAATTGTTTTATACTCATATTATTTATATACCTAATTTCTCCATAACAAGTCTTTTCTCATCTCAGCTTTCATCTGAGTATTAAAGTTTATAGGCTTACTTGTTTTTATAAGCTTATTGTTCATTAACTCTCTAATTATTTCTTCATACATTAAGAAACATACCATTTTGTACACATCAACTGTATGCTCTGCAAGTAAAAAGTGTATGTTAAATGACTTAAATGACGAGAATAGTCTAACAACTCTACCTAATGCTTGACTCATTTTACCAAAGCCAGCAGGTAAGTTATAGAATACAAATTCATTTGTTACTTGTAAGTTAAGAGATGCTCCTCCTGCCTCTGTAATTATTAAACATTTATTAGCAGGGTCTTCTTGAAACCACTTTTTGTTTTCATCTCTTTCTTCGTCTACTTCTCTGCCTGAATAAGTTCTATAACTAAGTTCTGGTATTTCATCTAAAACTTTTTGAACCTCTTCTAAAGTAGTTGTACTACTATTTGTACCTTCTGTGTCATATAAAGAAATATAAAGTACAAATCCTTTTTGTTTCAATTTTGTTGCTAAAGTATGCAACTGTAACTTTTTCTCATTTGACCTGTCAACTAAATATTGTAACTCTATCATTCTAGTTGCAAAAGGTGTAGGTATTCCTGCGTCTTCTTTTGCAATTAAGTCTCTTGCTATTGAATAGTACAAGTTCTCTACTTCACTCGAAAGATTAAACCTGTGTTCAATATAGTTAATGTCTTGGTCTGGGAAGAAACAGAACATATTTTGCTGCAGTAGTTTTGACAACACATCAAGATTTTGATACTCAATAAGTTCCCAAATACTTCGTACTTTTTTCTTAAATGGTACAAAACCATAGGGAGTTTGAATACTTTGACAATATGGGTTTTGACAACAGTCCCAACCGTCAACATATTCTAGTCTACAACCACAAGTTGGACAAGTTTTTCTTCTTCTACTCTCTCTAGGGTGAGGTGCTAATTCTCTTACATAAAATTCTTCACTAAACTGTTGATAGGACTTAAGCACAGAAGGGTCTACTAAATGCATTAAACTCCATAAGTCATCAAGTGTAGTCATTATCGGTGTTGCTGTTACTAAATGATAAGCACTACAAAATTGACGGAGAAATTTTCCCATTTTATGAGTCTGAGTTCCTTCAATTTGTTTTCTATCTCTTGAGCCATTCTTTAGCCTTTGTGCTTCATCCCACCACATTCCAAGTCTTTTTTGTGATGTCATTTGTTGCATTAGTTCAGGATTAAAATGTTTTAGCCACTCATATCTTGTAACAGCTACTTTACTATTTCCCTCAAAAAAGTCTTTAAGTTTTTCTGTGCTATTTATTTGCTCAGGTGTATAACTATAAAATTTATTATAATCATTAACTACCTCTCCGATTGAACCTTTTGTGCAAACAAATATGCATTTGTCAAGTTTGTTATTCTTTAAATTTACTAATTCTGAGCCAATAGTTGTTACACTTTTACCTGTACCAGTTGCCATAGCACAAATACTGTAAGGTTGTACTTGTTGAAAAGCAATAGCATCTTTTTGATGTTGTCCGTATTCTACCACTTTCCATCACCTACTTGAGTACCATTGTATTCATAAAATCTACAACCCTCTCTTTTGCAAGTGAATTTACTATCCGGCATTTGATACCAGCATTTATTTTCTTTATCACTCCACTTACAAGGTTTATCATCTTTAATTTCTTGGTGCATAATTATATCTCCTTAGTATTATAATACACTGCAGAACTTTGACAAAATAAGACCCCTTAGAATTAAGGAAAACTAAGAGGCTTAAAACACTTTTTACTTTGAAAAGGTATTTTTTAAATATAATCTAACAATAAAAATTAAGGAGAACCGTGGTAAAACAGTTTTTTATTGAAAGTATAGCAAGTTGTAAGTGTGATGATATAACATCTTCAAAGTTTGCTATCTTACAAAAAGCTAAACAATCTGTTTATTCTGAGATAGATAGATGCCTTTTAATGTATAAAAGAGGGTTTAGTCAAAAAGATGTGTATGCCTCCATTCCTGAAAAGTTTATTAGTCATTGGCGTGGCATTATTTCAAAATGTGCATTACGTGAGTATAAAAAAGGTAAAGAACCAGGAAGTTCTAGAACATGGATTTATGAAAGTATTATTGAAGAATTTGAACTAAAACCAAGTTATGACAAAAAATTCCAAGCAACTTTTAAGTTCAAACTTCCTTTTGAAATTCAAAATAAGCAAAGTGTAATACTTAAGACAACTTTGCCTAAAAACTTCTTTAAAGACGGGAAAGATAAAATTGTGTACAGACAAGGTTTTGACTTAATTGTAAAACAAAATTCTGTGCATATTAGGCTTATTCATAAAAAAGAAGTAAAAGAAAACTTAGGGTGTATGGTTAAAGCTATTTATGCTAGTCCTTATGGAGGATTACATACATGCACAATGCTAGATTTAGAAAAAGTTAAAGAACACGAAGAGCTTAAAGAGTACTATCAAGGTGTTTATGGCTGTTCAAGAGAGTCTAATTCAATGCTTAAACTTCTTGAAAGACTTCGTGGTTTTGAACATCAAGATACTTATCACAAAGATATAGAACATTTAAAAGTAAAATGTAAAACACGTGCTAATCACTTGTTCAAAAATATGAAAAAACATGTTGCAAAAATTGTTTTTGTATCTGTAGACAACAATGACAGTAAAGTAACTGATGTTATTCAAGAAACTTATAAGAAACAAATTCAAAAACTATGTCTTAAATATGACAAAGAATTTGTTGAAGTCAGACTATCTCAAGAAGAACTTCATAAGAAGTCTTTGTATTGTATGAGAAAAGTTGAAAGAGAAGAGTATATATTAAATAATAGGCCTGTTAAGAGTAGATTTAAAGCTGCCGCAGGTTTATCTATGCATTATCCTTATGTTCGAATAGGAATAAGGAAGATGTACCGGACACAAAATGAACGGTGTTCTGAAACCGTGTCAATGGCTCCAATGAGGGAGGCAGTATTACAACCATATTATGAAGATGATGAAGACTGGTTATAATAGCACAGTAGTTTAACTCAAATTTACTACCAACTCAACCATATATCAGGGTCTATCCCAATATAATTGAATAATATAAATGCCCTTAACCGGGTGATTTGTTATTGTTTTTAATTTGTATAAGGCCCTTATTAAAAAGTCAGAGAGCACTCTACGTTATAGATTTAAGTCAATGGTTAGAACCCAGCCTCTGCCTTTTATATATCTTATTAACAACGGTGCCGTACCAAAGAAGATTAAATTGTTTTGTCAGGTATAATTATACTATAATAAACCAAAGATAGACAAATAAACCAGGAGAACTATGAACAATAATTTCTATTGTAACAAAAGATTTGATATTTCTTTTAGTGACTTTCATAAACTAATAAAAGTTGTATTACCATCTGATTATATTTCTAAAGAAACCAGAGGTATATACAAACAAGATTATATGCCTTGTAATATAATTGAAATATCAATGAAAGATACAGAAACCAATAGACAAAAAGAAGACTTTGAAAATAAATACTATATTTACTGCTGGTTAGGACAAAAAGGTTTAACTATTCTTGCTGATAATGCTTTAACAGTATCTTTATGTATTGAAGTACTTAAAGAAGTTAAACAAAATCCAGAAGATTATAGAATGCTTGGTTATAAGTCTATTGATGAAACAACTCTTATTGACAACTTTTCAAAAGACTATCTTGTGTATAAACAATTGAATAGTTCAAATGATTGTAGCAAATATGTCATTAAAGAACTTAATGGTGATGAAGTACAAATTGACTTTTACTACAACCCTGACTCATTAAGACTAAGTGGTGCTTTATCTTCTTTATTTAGTTTAGTTCAATTGACTATTGAGAAGTACCAGAATAAAGCTGAATAAATTTTTATAGTACATTAAGTGTATTTATATATTTATTCAATTTACTTTTAACAGAGACTATTTTGATACATGACAAAAACTGAAGACTTAAGTGATTTAACTTTAGCTCAATTAAGAGCATATAAAGCTTATCTTGTTGATGAGATAAAAGAAAAACAAAAGATTACAAGACTTATTGATAAAGAAATAAAGAAAAAGCTTACTTCTGACTAAATTTCTTTAGTAAGTCATAAAATTTCTTTATACAATTAATGAAAGAATTCGAGTATCTTAGTAATTTCCACAGTACTCTCCAGTTTTGTTCTGAAAAATTACATCTTTCTTGTAAGTATCTATACACATGAAAAGCAATTAAGTCATGGTTTGAATATATTACTGTTGAAATACTATAGTCTTTAATATTAGTTCTATAACTATCTGAAATAAATAGTTTTCTTGCTCTGTCATTGTCATAGTGAAGTATTACATGAAGACCTCTACTTATGTAAAACTCCCCGTCATCATTTGTCATTACAGAAGGTATTTCTTGATAGTTTATTTTCTTTATATACTTTAGTCTCTTCATAAATTATGAATACCTAAAATTATTCTTGCAAAATGTCTACAAGACTCTGTTGCTTCATTTTGAGTTCTATGAGCAAACTCTATAAACTTTAACAATCTAGATATCTCATCCATGATAAAGCCTTTCTATTTAAACTGAATAATTATCAGATAACCAATTTATACAAGTTTGAAATTTGTTTTCTTTTAATTTAAGTTCATCATTAATGTAACAATTATATTTACCATTACCTTGATGTTCTAATTTAATAACAAGTTTCTCATTGTTTGGTTCTTCTGTATTAGATACCTTTATTTTAGGTTCTACACCACAATAAGTGCAAATACCTTTATAAAGTCTTTCTGCTATTTTGTCAATATTTGAATTAACAAAATTTGCCTCTTCTTTGTTTGAAATAAATCCAAGCTCAACTAAACAAGCAACTGGACTTGTTTTTCTTAGTATCCCTATTGAGCCTACAGCTGACTTATCATCAGATTTTACACCTCTATTTGAAAAAGTATAATTTTCAAAAGGTTTAGCAAGCTCATTATTTACATCTTCAGCAAACTTTTTACCTTGTATAGAATTTAAGCAATAAAATGTTTCAACACCTTTTGCAGTCGCAGTTGCAGAGTTCATGTGAATAGAAATAAGTAAATTAGCTTTAGATGCATTTGCCTTTTGAATGGCAGTATTAAGTTGACTATTAGCTGTGCCAGCACCTGTTTGTTGATAAACTTCTGTTTCAAAACTGTCTGATTTTAGTAAAGTATCTAATGCTTTTCCAATTTTGGCAGCTATTTCTGCCTCTTTAAATCCATTACCTACTGCACCAGGGTCTGGACTACAATTTAATGAGTGACCAGGATTTATAAAAACTTTTGTCATATATTTTTCCTCCAATGTGTTAAGTATAATAAAAAATCAAAAAGGCGATATGAAAATACCGCCTTTAAATTAACTATTGAGGAATTAGTTATTTTTAAAGAAATTCTTTCTTAGTTTTTGATAAGTATTGTCTTCTTTTACAGGATAGTTATCATCAACGTGAAAGATTAACTTTTCTGCATATTCCACGGCTTTAGTCTTTTTCTTTTTTGTTTTAAGAACATCAGTTTCTAACTGTTTTTCTTTATGTGTAGTTAAAGACTTACAAGCCTCAGATAGCATTGTAAAGAATGCTGTAAAAGTAGGAAACATAATCCCTACTTAACTGGAATGTCAGAGATTTTGTCTACATAAGTTAAAGTTACATCTTTAAGCTTAGGTAGAGCTGGTAGTAACATATCATCGAATTTGTTTTTAGAGTCTTTAATTGCTAATTCAATGATGTTGAACAGTCTTTCAACTGTTACTTTTGCTGCGTCTTCTCCAAGGCCCAAAAGTTCCTTTTTGATTTCTACAGGAAGTTCTTCTGAAAATTCTGCCATAGTTTATTCTCCTTTTTTCTTGTCAGAGACTAATGTCTCTAATTTCTTTTCTAATCCTTTTGAAAGTATAAATAGTATGTGTGGTCCCATGAAACCTGCAAGACCGGATAATCCACATGCCATACTTTCAGGAACATGTGAACCTACTAATAGTTGTCCAAATATAGCACCAGTTGTTAGTGCTGTAATGATACCGATAACAAAATTTTTAAAATTAATTCTATTTGAAATCAGATCGTTTAATTCTCTTGTTAAACCTCCTAAAAAGGCAAAAAATACTAATATCAGTGTTTGGTGAAATTCTGGTTTATCAATCATTTCTTCTTAAATCTTTCTGGTAATAGTGGTTCAAGTAGCCTCACGTCTTTTCTAAATTTTAAACATTTTTTGTGTGTTTTTAAGTAAAAGTAATCATGCATTAGAACTATATGAAAGTATATTGCAATGATTGTATTCATCAAACCTAGAGTTTGTAAAAATAAGTTCAATTTTGTGTTTAGCATAATCCAAGTCAAAAGTAAAAGATGTGACCAGATAAATACGAAACAGAACTTTATTTTTGGCCCTATGAAAGTCTTAGAATTGTCTTGTTTCACTTTTTTCACTGTAGTAAAAATTACTCCTGTGCTTTAGTAAAAGTATCTGTTTTAGGTTCATTACGAACTTTAAATGTTGGTTCAAATTTTTCTTTTTCACCTTTAACAGGTTCTTCTACTATTCTACCTTTAAATAAAGGATAATGACTAATCTTCTGGATTTTCATTTTTGATTACCTCTGTTAATACATTGCCAGATAAGTAATAGTTTTTCATATTACTTTTATAGTCTTTATACTTAATTCCATTCATGTCAATCTTAATAGCTCCTTCTGGAACTTTAGTTGATTTTTTCTCTTTAATTTCAGAAAAACCTATGGTTTGTCCTGCTCTATTTGTTTTAGGCTCAATGTAATATACTGCCATAAAAATTCCCCATATTATAATAAATAAAAATTCATTCAAAACTTGTTAAGTTGTACTAAATTTATTAAATGTAAACAAATGTAAATAAAATTTCAATTAAAGGGTTTACAAATTTATAAATTTGTTATATAATGTATTTATAAATAGATGTATTAAATAAAGGAGAAACAAACAATGAAAACAATTAACGGTTTAACAACTTTAGAAATTAGAAAAGCAGTAGATGACTTTAAATTTGTAAAAGAAATGTTGAATAATAAGTCATATTCACAACTAATTAATGGTGATACTTTCATAAATAAAAATGAAATTGAAAAAATTGAAGGATTTAAACATATTATACATAATAACATTGCAATACCTTTTTATAAAGTAAATGAAGATGAAATTTGTTTATTTGATGACCAATTAAGAGTCAATGGTGAAATTAAATGTTTAAGATGGCTACAAAATCAATTGGGTGACTTAAATATTAAAGAACAGAAAAAGTTTATGGAAACCTTAGATATAACTCCTCTTAATAGTTATATTTCTAACTTATTAGGTGCACCTGTTGAGTTTTGTAAATTATTTTCAAGCAATAAACAGGGTGAACCTGTAATGATTTTACAATCAGATGATTTAATTGAACATGTTGGTATAATGAAAGCAACTTTAAGTTCAATAGTAGTAAATACTTTTGGTTATTGCTCATTTGGTGTTGATAGAGAAGGAATTCAACAGTTCTTTATACCAGAAATACATTTTTCATATACTCATAAAAATGGAGGTTCAAATGGTTCTGGTATTTGTAAAATAGTTTATGATATTCATACAAAAGAATGGCAAGTATATGATAAGCATGTTTTTACAACTTTCTTTATAGGAAAATAGTTAAATTGTTCATTTTGGCCGAGTTTAAATACTCGGCTTTTTATTGTTTAAAATCTTATATTCAGACACCTTCACATTCATTTTATGAAGGTTCTTATTTTTATTTTATTATATGTTTATTGAACATTAAAACATAAGTACACAGTAAGTATCTGAATGAATTATACTAGTTTTATAAATAAAATATATAGGAGTATCTTAAAAGTTTAACTGCATTCATTCTGTATTTTAAAATCCAACAAACCGTCAACGTTTTTAGATTAGCTAAAATAGATGGTGGAAAAAGTAAC